TGTTTTAATTTTTTTAATTTAAATTTATACTTCTGCTTAAAATAATTATAATAATCCATATATTAAATATAGGGATTATACTAAATATAATAGCAAATATAAATGTTTTTTTATCATATCCATATTGGAACTTTTTTATTGTACACATTAATAATATTATGTGAAATAATAATAATGATATTATATATAATATTTTTAAATTTATAAGTAATTCATCCATTATAAAAAATGTTTTATTTTAATATAATTTCTGTACCATATATATGATATACAAATCCATACTATAATGCTATAATAAGGTTTATTACATAATATACACAATATAAGAGTAAATACACTTGTTATAAATGTATATTTAACTAATATATATTCATAATCTGATTTTATTTTCACACTAATTAATACTGATATTGCAAAAATTGATGTAATTATAATTGATATTAATACTATATCCATAATGTTTTTATTTTTTAATTTATTCTAAATATTCATGTAATAAAGCTATTATTAAAAACATTGCAATAATAAATACTATACCTATAACAAATAATCCTACTGCACCATCACTTGACAATGATGACCACATATCTAAAATACGTGAAATGTACATTGATAACATTATTACATATAATAATGCAAATGATATTATATATTTTGATTTTGTGTTCATAATATTCTTTTTATTTCGTTATTAATATTTGTTTTATATTTTGCATGTAATATTCTTTTCTTAACTCTACATAATAATACTTCAAAACTTCTTTTTGTATAATAATTAAATTTAGGATAAAGCATTTTAATTATTAAATTTTTATCCCATACATCGTTGATATTCATTGATAATAATATATCTATTAAACTATCTGTAATTATAGGAGCTGTTAATTGTCTAGGTCTTGATACACTTTTTATATGTTTCATTATAATTTTTCTTTAACCCATTGTTCACTTAATTGTGTCCCATGAAATGTCCATGATTTCTTACAATGAGATGTATTATACATCGCTTGTGCACCGTCTAAGAAAGCTAATTTACATTTTACTTCCATTTCCTTTCTATCCCAACTATCCTTAATTGGATGAATAGTTATTGTGTTATGTGAATCTATTTTAAGTTTATAATCATGTAATTTTAAAGGATTATTAAATGGATTATTATAGTCCTTATTAACAGGTTTATACTCAACCATAACCTTATCAATACCACCTTCTTTACAATATTTTTCAATAAATGCTTGTGATGGTTGAGGTAAACTATCTTTATAAAACATAGCTTTATATGTTGCAGTAGCTATTTTTTCTATTTTCAAAGATTTATCAGTAGTTGCTATGATTTTTCTACATTTATATTGTACAATTGAATTAAAATCTTTAAAATTAGACCAAACACTATTTCTATTAGTGTTACTAGTGGCTTGATATATCTTATTTAAATATATAAACCAATCACCTTCTTTAATTTCTTCATCTGTTGTGAAGTATAGGTGTTGATAAGACATATATTTACTTGTATCAACAGCATGATTATAGAAATGTTTATTAGATTTATGTATTAATAAATCTAAACTATTATTATAAATAATATCTGTCTTTTCTTCTGTTGGTAACATTATTACCTTTGCTCTTTTAAGTTCCATTTGTTTACTTTTAAGATTATTACTATAAGCTGAGTGTTGACTTATTATATTATCATTTTATATTGTTTCCAATATTATCACACACAATGTATTACTACATGTAGATAACATACTCACGATTTAAAGTCATCGCGACTTATTACTATAAAGTATATAAGTTCATTTTCATACCAACTTCCTTACGGGATTCAAAGACTGTCATCTTTTAGATAAATATTATTCAATTCCTTCATATCAAGTCTTGCGAACTATTAATGTCATCATATTGCAGATGAATAAGAGTATTGTAACTCTATAGTCTAGAAGTGTTTTGCTTTTTTTTTATGCTTAAAAATAAAAATAAATGATTGGATTAGATAGAAGTCTCTTCTAGTTGTATATCGTACTGTCTTTTGAACAGCCAAAGATACCAACTCCTATCTATTTTCAGGTGTCACCCTTACTAACTTAATTACTATTTCATCCCCATATTTCTATGATGATTACTATTGCAATTATAATAACAACTTCGCTTCTGACTGGCAGCTACTATCATTATTTATTAAACTATTTATTGGTAATTTCTTACCTCAATATCCCTTTCCATTAAGATATATATAACTCTCCTACTCTGATGAGCCATTCCAAATTATACATTGTTTAATACCTTTCAGTGACATGCATATATAAATGCATGGCAATAAGACTACTCATTTAATAATAGTTTCTTATCACTTTATTCCATTACTGGGTTATCCTACGGCTACGAAGGCTAGCCATTTACTATTTACTGTTTGTTATTCCTTATACATCAGATTACATGTATCTCTAGCTTCTTTTTGTTTCAGGATTTCCGCTTTCCCCCCTAATACAACGCTCACTGTTGTATTATTTTATTTTAAAAATTATTATTAATATACAACAAATTAAACCTATTATGTATATTATTGCAGATGCATTAAATAATTTATTTATTTTAGAATATAATTTATATCCATTTTCACTCCATCCATGATCACTATATTCATAGTGACACCAATTTATTATACTTATAAGTACAATTATTAATGTTGATATTATTAGATATTCTTTCATTATTTTTAACTATTGTATCATGGCACATATAAATGCTATGATGATTAATAAAAATCCAATTATGTCAGTTGTTGGATCATCTGTGTTCTCACCAAATAATAATAGTAAGATACCTATTATAAACATAAATGTTAACATAATATTAGTAATTTTATTTTATTAAATATGTTTTAAAGCCATTATTAATTATGTAATGATTATAAAGTGCATTAACATAATTAGCATATTTAGCTCGTCCTTCATGAACTCTTAATCTCTCCAGCTCATGTTGTTGAACTAATACTAACCTATAAGGTTGAAATAATAGTTCTTTGATTTTATCTGCTACAGATAGGTGATTTTTATCTGATATCCAATTATTTTGTGACACTGTTTTTAAGATTTAGTTCGTTTAACTATTTTAATTATCCTAGATGTATTACAATTACATTTACCACATTTACATCGTCTAGTTCTAGCATGTAATGATACGGCTCGTCTTGTTCTTTCCTTTATTGGCATGATATTACTATGTTAGTGAATAATAATATATCTATTGTGTATATTATTGATGATATAAATGCATATACTCCAAATGTTGTTGGATACTCTTCAGTATTTAATATTCTATCCACATATATTAATGTGAATAAGATAGTTATAAATACCATTATTGTTTTAAATATTATCATAATGTTGTTTTTTAAATTAATTAAAAATAACTCTCACAAGGTTCCACCTTGCTATTAACTACAGATTATAAATGTGTATTTGCAAATTATGCATTTAATAAATATCCTTACGTTGGATGAGAGTTTTTAGTTGCATAATTATGTAAATTTAAATATTGGTATATTAATATCAACATGATATGTAATAATACAATATATTATTGTTAAAGTAAGATATATTATTGTTAAAGCACAACCACCTAATCCATTACCTTCTTGTTCCATATAACTTATATATCTTAAGAATAAAATTGATACTATTATCCATATTACCCAATCTAAGATGTGTATTGTTATCATAATGTTATTATTTATATTCACCTTTCCATACTATAATACCTCTAAGTATTCTTACTATTAAAGCTATTGGAGCAAATACTATATTAGCTAAAACAAAAAATGTTTGTGTTTCATAATCATCATCATAGAAATCATGTTGAGATGCATTAAATACACCATAAAATATCCAAAATGTTGTTATTAATATTATTTCTAATGTTGTCATAATGTTATTGTTTTCTTAATCTTCTTGATTTTCTTACTAATTTAGCTACTTTATCAAAACCTATATCTCTGACTTTTTTACTAAATAAAGGTGTATCAGTATACCAAAATGGTACTGTCCAACCTCTAACTTTCTTTTGCCACCATTTCATAATGTTATTGTTTTATATTTAATTATGTTAATGTATAAAATATAGATATTAAATCCCCTTTACTTGTCATTGACTCACACCTAATTTAAAGAGATAAAATAGTGCTTTAGTATTAATATCTATACTAAATATAACTAAGGTGTAATCTCTATAGATTAAGTTTAACTAACTATACCTTGTTATGTGATAATGATTATTTTTAGCTATAGTATTAATGAAGAGAATGATATTTTGATTACTTACCCGATTGGATAAATAGGTGAGATAGGATAGTACCACCCTTACATACCCTATCATATCAAACCCTTCACAATACCTTGTGTGTTAGTTCTTGCTAAATTTAACAAGTGGTTTATTCTTACCTTCAGTAATGGAAGTTGTAGCCATATTAAGCATACCTAAGACTTCCATTTGGTTCTCTGTACCTCTTGAACACATTGATAATTCTAATGGTCCTGAATCAGGTCCTGTTACTGTAATAGTTAATGTTCTTTTTTTCATGATAGTAATTGTTTGTTTATTCTTTTAATAATAAGTATAGTATAATGATAATAAGGAATATGTCCATAATTATAAGTTTAAGTTAGTTTATGTTCCGCCAAGGTTTTATAATAAAAAAGAAATAGAGAAGTGACTTAACACCTCTCTACTCTTTATAGTTCTCTAACCAACTATTTAATTAGTTAATGGTTCTCCAGTCTTACTAGCAGCTACAGCAGGAACAATCTCATCAGCAAATGCTCCAAACATAGCATCTAAACCTTCATTGTCTGTTGGTACACCACTTAAGTGAGACATTCTACCCAAGAATACATGCTTACCCTCTTCCTTAGTAGAAGGCACTTTGTTGATAGTAGTCAAATACTCACTACCAACTGCAAATGTACCATTAGCCTCAGTCATACGAGTGATAGTCTTCTCAGCTATCTGTACAGTCAACGCTATCTTGTTATCACCAACTAATACATTGGCAAGCTTGTAGCGCTTAGTTTCTTTTTCAGCATTAACATATGTCAACCAGCCTTCATCTTTCAATGAGATTGCACTGTTTAACATTGTTGTTCCAATTAAGTCAATGCTGTTGCTTAATGGGTTGAACTTTTGAATAAATCCTTTCATCTTATACGTGTTTAATGATTATACATTCGTTATTAATATTACCCCTAGAGGGTATCGCAAAAGTAAAAAAGAGTGGGGGTTGATGTTTAAGTTGATTCACGTATCCATCAAAGTTTTTTAAAAATAATTCCTAAAAAATTTTTTTATTCCAATTATTTTTTGTATCTTTGTATAATAAATTAAAAATATAATATTATGATAATAGAATTTAAAGAGGAGAATTGGGAGGAAATAGAGGCATTAAAGATTGCTAGACTTAATCAAGTAAAGGAATACATGAAAGAAGAAGGTTTAGACATTAATACTTATAATATGGGTCTTATTAAGTCACCAGCTACTGAACTAATAGAGATAGACCTATCTAAAGTAAACCCTAAGCAATTTAGACATATAAAAAGAATACTTTCAGGTAAATATGATAAATTTGAAAAATAAATCACTTTTTCCTTGTATATGTCAAATATTTTTCGTACCTTTGCATAAGTATTAATAAAAAGATATAAATAAAGATGTATAAAATATTTGAAGATATACAAGTACAACTCTTGTATTATAAGTATCACTATTATGAAAAGAGTGAATCAGTAGTAACAGATCATCAGTATGATGTATTAGAAAAGATAAGTAAAGATCTAGCTAAAGCATTAAATATAAAAGATACCTGCTATAGTTGTATTCACAACATGGTAGGATTTAGTAAGAATAGCCCTTATTGGGACAAAGTAAAAGAAAGATTAATATAATATGAAAAACATAAAACTAATATTACTAGGATTATTAATGTCAGTAAGTTCATACTCCCAAAGTAAAGTAGGTATAAGTAAAGAAATAGATAAATATGCCTTGGAATTTGTAAAAGAATCTGAAAAAAGAGGCGTAGCTATTAAAAGATTAATAATTGATAGAGTAGATTATATAGTAATATCTAATAAATTACCAAATAGTTTATATGGTGTTACTTTTTTTGATAAACGATCAATTTTTATAAATGAATCTATATTAAAAGATACTATAAAGACTAAATTCACAGTATTTCATGAATTAGGTCATGCTTTAACAAATAAACTACATGTATGTCAATTGTGTGATCACATTATGTCTGAAAAAGTTAAAGATTTTACACCATACTCTAATAAAAAACATTGGGATAATACATTAGATGTATTTTTTAAATGGTTATATATTAATCTATAATAATTAAATAATGGAACAGAAAGATTTAAAATACATGGGTTTAGAAGCTGATTTTAACCCAAATGACATATTACTTGGTTTTAAAGCCATATTAGGTATAACAGAAGATAATAAGGATATTGAGATGTATAGTCTTGGTTTTATCTTTATAACATTTACGTGGATATGGCAGGAGAAGTAGAAAAGTATTATACACCAACTATAGAAGAGTTTCATGTTGGGTTTGAGTATGAGATAATGGATGAAAGCAATGGTCAGTATGGTAGTTTTATAATTAAAACTCAATCTGATTTAGTGCATGCTACAGCCTTTGCTGATTACCAAGAGCCCAGAGTTAAATACCTTGATAAGGATGATATAGAGGATTTAGGGTTTGCAGTGGAACATAGTCCGCTGGCACCTGATAATATTATATATAAAAGAGGTGAGGGAGGATTTAATAGGTATGTAAATAGTAATTTTACAATGCAGCATTATACGTCTCAAGATAGATTAGTTATAGCATCACCACTTTCTATAATATTTAACGGAACTATCAAAAACAAATCAGAACTTAAAAGGTTATTAAAACAATTAAATATAAAGTAATGGATAATTATTTAGAGTTAGTAACGTTAGTGATGGGATTTTCATTACATTTAGACGATAAGGAAGAGATTATAGCGACTGTGCTAAGTATTAAAGGGGATTTATTTGAGCAGAACGATGATGAGGAGTACTATGGTTTAAATATACTTAAAGATGGAATAGCGGTCACGTATGCGAATGGAGATTATTCATTAAGAATGGAAAATTTAATAAAAATTGAGAAAAATGGGAGTAAGTAAAATAATACCTAAAACAATAGGTTATACAGTAAAAGTATATGTTCAACATGGTTATTTTGAATATACAGTAAAAGATATGGCATCAGCATTAGCTCATGGGCAAGCTATTATGTCAACGGGTGTTTATAGAAGCGGAACAACGGAAGATAAGGTTGAATTCCATAAAGCATATAAAGTTAAGGTGGAAGGAAAAGGATTGGCTTCAGAATATCCAGATACATTTAAACGAACATAATAAAATCTTTTTTTAAAAATAAATAAGAAAAAACTTGTATATGTCATTTATTTTTTGTATATTTGCATTAATATAAGTAAAAAACATAAATAATGTTAACAAAAGAAATAATAGAAAGTAAGAACTTTACATATACTAATACAATAGAGGAATATGTAGCATCAGGTAATCAAACATTGATAATTGATGAATATCTAGGATTAGCAGTTATAGAAAGAGAAGACGAGGATAATATAGAGTTTCCAGTTAAGTTAGTGTATTACACTTCAACAAGCGAATTAAGTATACAAACCTACTATAATAATCCTAAATTTTATAATGAGTTCTTTTATATATCAATAATAAATACAGAAGATGAATTAGATGAAGCGTTAAGCAAATTAAGGTTTACTGTAGAAGAAATAGATTTAGACAAATTAAATGAATATGAATAAACCACAACACATATTTTGGAATGAAGAGTGGAACACAGATGAAGATGAAAGGACAAAATGTATTTGATAAATATTTAGAGATAAAACAAGATTTAATTAATAATTTACATGATATATTCTTAAGACAACATACATATACACATAAGTATAGAGGGAATATATTAACAGATGTAAACGTAGGATTATACGTTACAGAGGATAGAAAGAAGGTAGTTCAGATATTTGTAAGGAATAACGGACTATGGGTGAGGGATAGATTAATATTTGATAAGTCAGGTATTATAGACACAGAATTTAAAACAAACATAAATTTATATGAGTAAGAAAGGGACGATGAGGTATTTATTAGACGAAGAAGTATTCACTGTATTTAACAAGGAAGTAGCTTCAATTAATGCTAATAATAATGGATTATTAAATGAATCAGTATTAGATAAACGTAAAAGACTTTTATTAAAAACTGCTGTAGAATATTTAACAGATGAAGTAGTAAAAGTTAAAAGAGGGTATCCAGTTAAAGATATACAAGATGTTGGTCTTGAAGTAGACTGCGTGATAATGAATAGAGAAACATTTAATATTATTAAAAATTACATATATGAGAAATAATCATTATTTAAACATACATGTACCTAATGAGATTAAGTACAGAGTTGAGAAAAGAAGATGTACCATTATAGGTATAGAGAATAATAACTTAATAGGTTATAATTATAAATATAATCAAGATGAGCTTAACGAGAGAGAAGTAAACATTGTATTCTCAATAGCATTACCTATTGGTAAATGGGTTGTATCTGAGAAGCAAGAATATGATACTGTAATTTTAAATAGAGCATAATGAGTGGATTTTTAAGAAAAGGAAGACGAAAGGAAACCAAACGGATCAAGAAGCACGTTAAAGAGTTCTATAAGATTATAGGGGAGATGGATGACGTAGCACAGAAGATTGTAAAGAACAAACGAGTAGATGAAGTTAATGAAGATACTATAGAAGATATAGCATTTGATTATACTAATAGAAATATAGGGAATATGGAAAAAATGCTCCTTTTATCAAAACTAAATAAAGATGGAGGAAGTGTACCAGATAAAAAGAAATAGTATAGTAGAATTGTTAAATCAGATAGATGAATTTAAAGATAAAATAGATTCTTTTATTGAAGATCATGATGATTATAATTATGATTTAGAGATAAATAAATTAGTTGAAAATAATGAAACGAAGTGGATAGCAAAATTAGTAGTAATTAAAGATGAATAATAAAGTATATATAACATATTTAAAAAAACTGTTTGGGTTTATGGACTACCATAATAGAATGGCTCCATTCCCTTATTATGATACAGAATATGTAAGCGATGTAAAAAATAGAATAAAAGAGATGGAAAATAATGATAAAATAGACTATGACTCTATACCAGTGGCTGCATGTAAATATTGTCACAAATTAAGGATACAACAGGATGAATATGATAATGACGTATGCATGAATTGTGGATCAGTAAATGAATTAGTTATATATGATACAATATTTACATATTTAGATAAAAAGAGAGAGTTGGATGAAAGTGATTAGATACGGTGATGTTTATAATACTATAGAGAATGAAGATGGGGAAATGGAAGAGGTTTTAATAAGGGGTGATTATACAATGCCTATTATATTAAACCCTTATAAAATAGAAAGTATAGAACCTTACATAAGCATTAATTGTAAACAGTTTAAAAACGTATCTATCATAACATATGACTCAGGTAAACAGTTTAAAGTAGTAGGTAACTATAAAGCTTTAAATGAATATAAAAGCAGTAATCAAAGAACAGTAATAGGATATGGGAGATAAACCTAATAAGGATAAGAGAAAATTAAAAACTGAACCACGATTAAAAGTTCAGTTAAATAATGAGCAAAAAGAAGTAGTTAAAAAATTCTATGAATATGACGTAAACTTTGTATTAGGGGATTTTGGAGCAGGTAAATCATTAGTAGCAGTATATACAGCTATATCAGCTTTTAGAAAGAAACAATTTAATAAAATATGGATTACTAGACCCATGATCAAAAATAATCTAGCCGCGTTACCAGGAACAATGGATGAAAAAATGTTTCCTTATGTATTTCCTATACTACAGAATTTAAATGTATGTCAAAGCGCTGAGGTAACAACTAGAATGCAAGATAGAAAAGATCTTGAAGTAATGCCAATTGAGGTAGCTAAAGGTATTACTTTTATGGATTCAGTAGTTATTGTTGATGAATTTCAAGATATGAATTATCAAGACTTCAGGACAATCATAACACGATTAGGTAAAGATAGTAAGATTATCTTTTGTGGTAGTGAACAACAAATTGATAAGAACTTCACCAAGTCTTCATGCATTAATGAAGCGATGAAGCTTAGAGATTCTGGGTTAGTGGGGTTTACTGAACTAACCTCCAACCACAGAAATCCTGCATTAACAAGTATAATAAAGTATATGGAAGATGAAAAATAGTAAAATAGCAAACCTTAATGTTGATATAAAGGGTTTATTTAAGAAATGGTTAGAAGTAACCAAGTGCTTTCATAAGCTTACTAATCAACAGCAAGATGTATTATCTCTATTATTGTACTATCATTATATAAATAAGAAGGAGATAACAAATGATAAAATACTATGGAAGATTGTATTTGACTATGATACTAAAGCATTAATTAAAGAAGAATTAAGTATTAAAGATCAAGTGTTTCAAAACATATTATCTAAACTTAGAAAGGATAATATTATAGTTAATAACAAAATAAGTAATTTTTTCATACCAGAACTAGAAGATAAAACAAATAATTTTAAAATAATATTTAACTTTAATATTATAGATGGATAAAACAGATGAAATTAAAGTAAAACAGCTAATTCATAAATTAGGGTTAAAATATAATTTAAGGGATGAAGAGATAAAAGAAATAGTTAATTCACCTTATTTATTTGCAGCAGAAAGGTTCAGAGAGATGGATTTGAAAAAAGTAACAACAGAGGAAGAACTGAGTAGTATGAAGACAAACTTTTTATTTAAAGGGTTTGGTAGATTGTTAGTAAGTTTTGCTCTAATTAATAGACGTAATAAACAAAAATTAAATAGTTTTAAATTAAATAATAAATGGAAGAAATAGCAAATTTAACACACGAAGATGTAATGGAAATTTTAAAAAATGATTTCCCAGTACAACCATTAAAACACAGAGCCATTATAACAGTAAATGTTAATGATGCAAATGATATAATGTTTGAGGATAATAGTTTCTCAGAATCACAATATATAATGGCAGTAGGAGATTATTTTAAAAATGTTAAACCTGGTACAAAGGTTCTTTTAGATATAGAAAAGATGATGGAATTTGTGGAAGCAGATGAGAACACACATGAAAGACGAGGTCATATTAAGATTAAACCAATTCAGGTAAATGGTAGAATGTATGCTATTATTACAGATAGAGTAATAGAAGCAATTGATAATAGAGTAGAATAATAAATAAAAAATAAGGAGAAGTAATGAATGATCAAGTAAAACAAGCATTAGCTATTTTAGAACAAGTAGTAGATGCATCAACAGCACAAGGGGTATTTAAGAAAGCATCTGAAGCTGCTATGGTAGCGCAAGCATTAGTTATTGTATCAAATGCACTAACACCAATTGAAAAAGAAATTAAAAAAGTTAAAAAATAACATATGAAGTTATTTGAAATGAAAGATTGGGTTTTAACAGTCTCCGAGGAAGCTTGGGGGCTAGAACCTTTTCATAGGATATTAAAAAGGGATAAGACCAAACATAAAACAAAGGCATTAGCTGAGATGTTATTTGTTTGGTATTATTGTGATATAAAGTCAAATTATTTAGTAATGGCAAAACAAGTCAGAATAGATAATTTAAAGAAAGATATTAATGGGTTATCTCCTACATGGAAGCCTGATGAAATTATATGGGATGCTATAAAGTTTTATTCTCAATTTAAAACTATTACTCAAAAATTATACGAAGATGCTTTAACATCAGCTACAGCTATAGGTGATTACTTAAGTAATACAAAAGCATTATTAGCAGAAAGAGATGCACAAGATAAACCAGTATATGATATATCTAAGATTAGTGCGTCAGTACAAAGGATGCCTAAATTAATGCAGGATTTAAAAGTGGCTTATAAAGAAGTTGTTAAAGAACAAGATGATAACTCTGGTAAAAAGAAAGGTAGTAAAACATTTAATACATTTGAACAAGGATTAGATTTTGAAAATGAATAAAGAAATTATAAAAGGAGAAGAACTTCAAGCAGCATTAAGAGCTGGTGTTGATACACTAGCATCTGCTGTACTTGAAACAATGGGACCTAATGGTAGTACAGTAGGTATTGTAGATGAAACAGGTAAACCTTATATAACTAAAGATGGGGTTACAGTTGCTAGACATGTTGATTTGGATAACCCAATAGAACAATATGGAGCTGAATTATTAAAGGAAGTAGCCAATAGAACAGTTGAGCAAGCAGGAGATGGTACAACAACATCTATTTGTTTAGCTCAATCTTTTATTAACGTAGGTTTTGATTTACTTAATAATGGTATACCATATAAAAGTATTAAGAGTGCTTTAGAGAAAATAGAAAGTGAAGTTATAGCAGAATTGAAGAAGACTTCTATTAAATTAGAACCAAAGAATATTGTTAATGTGGCAACAGTGTCAGCTAATAATGATTCTGTTATAGGAAAGTTAATCCAGACAGCTTATAATCATTCTACTATAGTTAAAGTTGAGGAATCTGATTCATTAGAGGATACTTTAATCACTATAGATGGTATGAACTTAAGGTCTAGTTATTTTAGTAAAGCTTATATTAATAATGCTAAGAAACAATCTATTGAATATGGTACGTCAAAACTTATTATAGTACAAGGGAAAGTAACTGACATTAAAGATATAAAAGATTTATTAAAAGGTGAACAAGATATGCCAATTATTATAATGGCAGATCATTTCTCTGATAGTGTTAACTCGATTATTAAAGAGAATTATAATAAAGGCTTTCTTAAGATAGGATTAGTTAAGTCACCTGGTTTTGCTACTCATAGAAAAGATCTTATTAATGATATTATATATTATACATCAGCTAATAGAGTTGGAACAACTAATAAATATGTAGGAATTATAGATAAAATTTATGCAGATAAAGATACTATAGTTATAACACAAGAAGATAAGGTTAGGGACCCATCAAGATTAAATGATTTAAAAGAAGCTTTTGATAGTGAACCTAAAGGAGGAGCTAAAGATCTCTTAAAAGACAGAATAGATACCTTAAATGGGACAGTTTCAATAATTAAAGTAGGAGGTAACTCTGAAATTGAAATGAAAGAGCGTAAAGATAGAATAGATGATGCTGTATTAGCTGTTAAATGTGCACTAGAAGAAGGTATTATAGAAGGAGGTGGTCACGCCTTAAGAAATATAGCTAAAAATATGTTATACACTAAAACACCTATCATTGAGTTGATTGGTTGTTTACATGAGCCTTACTATATAATTGACGTTAAGAAGATAAGCAACAAGATTGTTGATCCAGTAAAGGTTACTAGATGTGCATTACAGAATGCTATATCAGTATCCAAAACTATATTATCAACTACAGTTATTGTTAGAGGAAGAAATATATGGAATTAAAACTAAATAAATATCAAACAGTTCTTTCCAAGGAACTAAAAGAGAAATTACCAAAAGAAGTTTGGGATAATATACTTGAATATATATCTCAAGTAAAATTTATACGAAATATTATAGCACCTGCATCAGAAAGGGGTTTAATTGCTGATAGAGCGATAATGACTTATGAAAACGATGAGGGTGAACTAATTGAGTATGAAGATGGTAGAAGAATAATAGATTTAACTAATCCTCATATATTAGAGGATATGGATTATTTTAGAGAAAGAGCTATCTTTTTTGAGGAGAATGGTAGATATACAACTCTTACTCCTAATCCCAATCCTAAATCTGACTTTGCTCAATTCTGGAAAGATGAATTACATAGATGGAAATACGGGATGGTTCGCCCTGATGGTGAATGGATACCTGGTGAACTATACTTTTATTGGAATTATACATCTATACCAATTACAGAAACAGATTCAAACACTAAGAGTAAGAAGAGAGTGGAAAGGGTTAAGAGATTCCCTAAACCTTGGTTAGGTGATTACTTATTTCATCACTATGTACATGCAGCTAAAGAGAATGGACAACATGGTAAACTATTAAAGACAAGGGGTGTAGGATTTAGCTTAAAGGCTGCATCATGGGGTCCACGTAATATGTATGTATTACCAGGGACACAAAACCCTAACTTCTACTTAGCATCTGAGAAATCCTTTTTATCTGGTGATAAAGGTTTATGGGGTAAGATATTAGATAATCTGGATTGGATTGCTACACACACTCCATTACCTAGAATGAGAATAGTAGATGGTAAAAGGTCTATGGAAGTTCAGTTAGGTTATGAAGATGAGTTTGGTATTAGGAAAGGTTTATTATCTTCCTGTTTTGCTATATCATTAAAAGATAACCCAGATAAAGCAAGGGGTGTAAGGGGCCCATTCATTGATTATGAAGAAGATGGATTATTCCCTAACTTAGAAAAAGCATGGAACGTAAATAGAAAAGCTGTGGAAGATGGGGGTGTTGCTTCTGGATTCATGCTTGCAGGTGGTACAGGTGGTACACAAGGCGCTTCATTTGCAGGATCAGAGAAACTATTTTATAGACCTGATGCATATAATATCTTTGGTATTCCAAATGTATTTGATAGAAATAATAACGGTGATACAGAGTGTGGGTTCTTTTGGGGTGCGTATATGAATAGAAACCTTTGTTATAATGAAGATGTTGGTGAACCAGATATTATTAAAGCTTTAATTGAAATATGCATGGACAGGCATAAAGTAAAATATAGCTCTTCTGATGCTAATGCTATTACACAAAAGAAAGCTGAGGAACCTATTACACCTCAAGAAGCTATTATGCGTACAGAAGGAACTGTATTCCCTGTAGCTGATTTAAAAGAATATTTAGAAACAATATCAGTTAAAAGAGATGCTTTCTTAGCTGAGAATTATGTAGGTCATTTGGTATACAATGCAACTGGTGAGGTAGTATGGAAACCATTAGGTGATAAATTCCCGCTAAGAGCATATGATGTTGCAGGTAGTGATAGAGCGGGGTGTCTTGAAATATTTGAAATGCCTAGAAAGAATAGTAATGGTGAAGTACAACGTGGTAGATATATTGCAGGAATTGACCCTATTGATTCAGATACAGGGCAATCACTATTTAGTATGTTAATTATGGATACTTTTACAGATAGAATTGTAGCAGAGTATTCAGGTAGACCTAGAAAGGCTGTAGAAGCATATGATATAGCTTTAAAATCTTTAAAGTTTTATAATGCTGAAGCTAATTATGAGAGTAACTTAAAAGGTTTATTTAGTTACTTTGATCAAAAAAATGCTTTACATTATTTAGCTGATGTACCACAAATACTTAAAGATATGGATATGGTTAAACAAACTAATCTATATGGTAATAAAGCTAAAGGTACGCATGCAAATAAAACTATTAACTCATGGGGTAGATTATTACAAGCGGATTGGCAAGTAACTAAAGCTTATGGTGATGATGAAGATACACGTTTGAATTTACATAGGTTAAGGGGTCTAGCTTATATTGAAGAATGTATAAAATGGAATGCTGATGGTAACTTTGATAGGGTTTCAGCAGGTATAATGTTATTTATACTAAGAGAAGATAGAGCTAAAAGAACTAATTCAATTAAGAATAGAGATGTTAATAAATTTAAAAGTTTATCTAATGATCCATTCTTTAATAAAAATTTTAAATAGCTATTAGATAATGATTTATAATATAAAACTAAAACTAAAAGTACTTGACTTTTATGTTAAAAAGTATTATATTTACAGGTTAACAAAAATTATTATAACGTTTTAATAATAAAAAATGAGTAGAACACATACATTTAACATGCCTATTCAAAGGCTTTCTCTTTCTAGAAAAACAAAAGAATGGAGAAAAGATAATGTGGATGCTGGTGATAAGCATTCATTTTATAACAATGAATCAGTAAGGCAAACCCTTAGAAATAAAATTATAAATTATAAGTTATATAATGGTATAGTTGATATTAAAGATTTAGTAAGTGTTACTAATCCTTATAATCAAGATGCTAGTTTTATACCTGACAATATACCCCATAATCCAATTCTTGTACCAAAGATAGACTTACTATTAGGTGAAGAGATTAAAAGGAGGTTTGATTGGAGAGTAGTTGTCCAGAATAGTGATGCTATTTCTAAGAAGGAAGAAGATAAAAAAGCAGAATTACAACGTAGGGTTACAGAATTTATTCAAGCTAATTACGCTGAAGAAGAGCAGGATCAAAGATTTCAAGAGTTAGAGGACTTTATGAAGTATGATTGGCAAGACTTGAGAGAAAAAATGGCTAGTCAGATACTTCGTTACTATTATCAATATGAAGAATTTGATAGAAAGTTTAATGAAGGGTTTAAAGATGCTCTATTAGTTGCAGAAGAAATATATAACATTGATATCGTTCATGATGAACCTATTCTTGAAAAACTAAACCCCTTAAAAGTACATGCTATAAGATCTGGTAAATCATCTATGATAGAAGATTCATCTATCATTATAATAGAGGATCACTGGAGTCCGGGTAGAGTTATAGATCATTACCATGATGATTTAAAACCTGCGGATATAGATTATATAACTGAATACAATAGTAGCTCTAGAAGTGGTAGTTATTCAGATGATCAAAATAATCATGCTCTTCTTAGGGATAACTTAGGTAGTGAAGGTGTTGATGATTTCTTAAACATTGCAGAGATTAATGGTCATTACTTTAGTTCTAATTATACAGATGAGAATGGTAATATTAGAGTACTTAGAGTATACTGGAGATCTATTAAAAAAATAAAGAAAATTAAATATTACACCACAGAAGGTGAAGTTGAATATAAGATAATGTCTGAAGAGTACATCCCAAACAAATTAATGGGTGAAGAAGAGACTGTCTTATGGGTTAATGAATGGTGGGAAGGAACTAAAATTGGAAAAGACATATATGTTAATATGCGTCCTAAAAAAGTTCAATATAATAAATTAGAGAATCCATCTAAGTGTGGTCCCGGTATTGTTGGTCAAGTATATAATACTAACCAAGGTAGAGCTGTATCATTAGTTGATAGAATGAAAAACTATCAATACATGTACGATGCTATATGGGATAGACTTAATAAAGCTATAGCAAGTAACTATGGTAAAATAATGGAACTGGATTTAGCCAAAGTACCTGAAGGATGGGAAATGGAGAAATGGTTGCATTTTGCTGTAGTTAATAAAATAGCTGTAGTTGATTCTTTTAAAGAAGGTAATAAAGGTGCTGCTACTGGAAAACTAGCTGGTGGTATGAACACTCAAGGTGGTAGAGTAATGGATATGGAAACAGGTAATTATATCCAACAACATATTCAATTATTAGAATTCATTAAGAATGAAATGTCTGAGATAGCAGGTGTATCTAAACAAAGAGAAGGGGCTATTCATCAAAATGAAACTGCACAAGGTGTTGAGAGATCTGTAAATCAATCTAGTCACATTACAGAATTTTGGTTTGATACTCATGAAAGAGTTAAACTTAGAGTGATGACAACTTTCTTAGAAGCAGCTAAGATTGCTTTACAAGGTAAAAGTAAAAAAGTACAATATATATTAGATGATCAGACTATCCAACTATTAAACATGGATGGTGAAGATTTATCTGAAGCAGATTATGGTATTTTAATGACCTCTTCATCTAAAACACAAGAGTTAGAACAAATGTTAAAAACAAATGCACAAGCTTTTGTTCAGAATGGTGGTAGTTTGTCTACAATCATAGATATTTATTTTAGCCCTAGTATTTCAGATATGAGACGTAAGTTAGAGTTAGCTGAAGAAAAGATGAATGAGAGAGCAGCTAAACAAGCTGAGGATCAGAATAAATTAACTCAACAAGCACAAGATCAACAATTACAGTTAGAGCAAGAAAAAATGCAGTTAGATAATCTTAAGAATGAAAGGGATAATGAAACTGCAAGATATATTGCTGAGTTAAAAGAGCAAGGGGAAAGTGATACAATTGATGATGGTGTGGAGAACCCATTAGATAGAGAGAAGTTAAATTTAGATGTTAAAAAACAAAGAGATGATTTAATGACTAAAATTAAAGCTCTGGATAATGATATGGTAAAACATCATGATAAAATGACACGTGAAGATAAGAAAATAGCTGTTTCAAAAAGTAAACCAACATCAAAATAGCTATTAGTTAATGTTTAAAAATAAAATAATATAATAAATTAATTTGGAATTTATAACTTTTTTTATTATATTTGTACAATTAAAGGGAGAAAACTATGAGTAAAGAAAATGAAAATTTTGATATGAGTCTGTTTGAATCAGATTCATTTGAACTAAATATGGGTGATGATAATCCATTTTTAGATACAGCAATATCGGATGATACTACAGATGATAATCTAAATCCAGATAATGTTGATGATAAAGACAATATAAATCCTAATGAGGGCGCAGATGACCCAGAGAAAGTAGTTAAGGATGAGCTAGAGAATAAGGGTAATGAAGATTCAAATGATGATACTTCTCCCAATATTTATTCTTCTTTTGCATCTGTGCTAAATGAACAAGGTTTATTACCCTCTCTAGAAAACAATGATGAAATTAAAACGGTTGATGATTTAACAGTAGCTTTAAAGTCTGAGATTCAAAATCAATATAAAGATTTCATCATAGATAAAATAGGAGAAGATGGATTTGATGCATTAGAAAAAGGTGTAAGCCTTGCTGAGTTTCAAGAACATCAAGATAATACACTTGTATTAGAAGGTATTCAATCAGATAAACTAGGTGAAGATTTAGAATTAAGTAAAAATATCATATTACAAGATTATTTAGCTCAAGGATTATCTGAAGATAGAGCATTAAGAATATTAAAAAAGACAATTGATTTAGGGGACGAAGCAATTATTGAAGATGCTCAACAATCTTTAGAAAGTTTAAAAGAGTTCCAAGGTGCTAGATTAGAAAAACTTAAAGCAGAAAATGCACTTAAAGTTGAGAAAGATCAATTAGCTCAAGAAAAAATAGATAATGACTTAAAAAATTCTATTTATAATGTTAATGAAATTATAAAAGATATTAAGTTAAATAAAACAAATAAGGATAACTTATATAATAGTATTACTAAAATAGTAAGTAAAAGTCCTGAAGGAATGCTAGAAAATCAGTTAATGAAGGATAGAAGAGATAATCCAATTGATTTTGATATTAAAATGCATTACTTCTATAATTTAACAAATGGTTTTAAAGACTTTAGTTCAATTACAAGAAAATCAACAAGTAAAGCAGTTAACAATTTAGAAAGTGCTTTACGTAACAATAACCCTAACGAACATTCTGCTCAACCTGGATTTTTAAATGATCCTGATAGTTATGGTGGGTATGGAGATGAGTTAGTATTTTAAGAGTAAATAATAATAATAAAAATTAATTAAATTATGAGTTTAGGTAAATTTGTCATGACGAAAGGTAAATCTTGGTCAGGACTAACATTAAAGAACCACATTGGAGCAATCTTTGGAAGTAGACCCCAATTGGTATCACCACTTACCACTGTACTTTTACAAAATTCAGGGATGAAAAATCTGGACACTACTTTATCGTTGTTTCCAGAAAAAACAATAGAAACATCTGATGATTTTATTTGGAAAGTAGTAGGTAGTGATGAAAGGAATATTCCTTTAGTAGAAGCAAGAGCAGCTGGTTCTGTAATAACAGGTGGAGACACTGGGGTTGGTGCAGCGCGAGGTATAATTGAACTTGTATTCGCTGAGAAATACTTTACAAAAGTGCATGTAATTGCTGGTAATAAACCAGACTTATATCAATTTAGAATTTTAAGTGAACCAACTGAAGAAGGTGGAAACTATGTTTACGAAGTAGAGTTATTTGGTGGGCAAGAAACATTAGCTGGTGTACCTGGTACAGAGTTAGTTGTTGGAAATAGATTCAGTATGGAATCTGCTTATGTAGAAGATGAACTATCTACTTCGGGTGCTGGAATTCAATTCACATCTCCATATACTATGAGAAACAGTGTATCTACACTTCGTTTTGAACATAAGGTATCTGGTGCTATGATTGACTGTAAAGTTAAACCAGTTTATTTTGCTGGGATTGAAACAAGAGATGCTAATAGCGGTAAAGTTCATAAGTCTGTTACATGGATGCAAGAAGTATACTGGCAATTTGAAAAATCAATTTCTCGTCTTAAGGCAAGAACATTAATGTTTGGTAAAACAAATAGAGATGAAAATGGTAGATTCCTTAATAAAGGTGATTCTAACATTGAAATCAAAGCTGGTTCTGGAATTAGAGAACAAATGGAAGTGTCTAACACTACTACTTATAATAAGTTCTCAATTAGATTACTAGAAGATTTGTTATCTGAATTATCTGAAGGTAAATTAGACTTTGGTGAACGTAAATTTATGTTACGTACTGGAGAAAGAGGTGCTATTCAGTTTAATAAAGCAGTTGCAAAAGAAGCGTCTGGATGGGCAGCATTAGGATTTGATAACACTGGTACACATGGTGTACAGAAAGTACAATCTAAATTCCATAATAATGCATATTCTGCTGGATTCCAATTCACAGAATGGAGAGCTCCTAATAACATTCATGTAATGTTAGAGGTTGATCCTATGTATGATGATAAAGTAAGAAATAAAGTATTGCATCCAGATGGAGGTGTTGCTGAATCTTACAGATATGATATTTTATATATCGGTTCTATGGAAGAGCCTAATATCCAAAAAATAAAAGTTCGTGGTGAAGACGAAATGAGAGGATATAAAGGTGGTATTAGAAATCCATTTACAGGACGTAGAGGTGGAACAATGGAACATATGGAAGACTCTGCAATTATGAGTGCTATGTGTTGGACAGGTTCAATGGTGAAAGATCCATCAAGAACTGCAACATTGAAACCATCATTATTAAGTTAATAATAGATTACATATAAAAGTTTAAAGGGGGTTTTTCAATCCCCTTTATACTATTTAAAATTTAAAAAGGGAGAAGACATGAGTACAAAAGAAGCAACAAAGGCATTTGAGTTGCCTAATAAAAAGGTAACTGTAAAATTTATTAAAAGGCGTAGAGGTATGGCAGCTAATGTTAGTGAAGGCCATATTATTTCTGGAGGGATGCTACCCAATTCAAAAAAGAAATTTTCTGCACCAGTAAAACAGAATGGTACAATAGCTAATATTCTTACTAAGCAAGAAAAAGAATATTTAGAAGACTTATTACAATATAAATTATCAGTATATGGAGAATTTTGGGAAACATTCCAAGTATCTTTATTTAAAGATGATGCTAGTAATAGATTTGATTTAAGTGATCCTATAGATTATATTTCTGTTAGATTACTTAGTAAATTAAATGAAATAGCACCTAATTGGAAATCTAGAAATGACGATCAGAGTTATCAGTTCGCTATTGTAGAAGATGATGAAATACAAAATGAAAGAAAAGTTAAACTTGACATTAAAAAAGAAGCTTTCAAATTGTATGGTAAAATTGAGGATGATAAAGATAAATTATTATCAGTATTAAAATTATTAACAAATCAACCAATATCTAAGAATTCAAAATTAGATTGGATTCAAGGTAAAGTTGAAGATTATGTAGATACTACACCAAAGGCGTTTGTAAGTATTTTACAAGACCCAACATTTGATACTAAGGTATTAATAGTTAAAGGTGTAGAAGCTAAGATAATTATTAGAAAAGGTAATAAATATTCAACAGTAGATGGATTAGACTTATGTTATGATGGTCAAATTGCATCTTATAGTAACGCAATAGCTTATTTGGAAGATCCAAAGAATCAAGACGTAAGAACTCTTATAGAAGCTAAAATTAATTCTAAATAATGACACAAACTGAATTTAGTAATGAATTTGATATATACTATAATAGTATAGCTAGTAATAGTGCACCCGGTTTAGATTTGTATGAAAAATCATCTTATCTTACCAAGTCACAATTAGAGATAGTTAAAAACTATTTTAATCCTAAAGGTAATAAATATCAAGAAGGGTTTGAAGATTCATCTAAAAGAAGAAATGATTTGAATGAATTAATTAAATCTTATGAGTCAACTACTATAATTGATTCAACTAAAGGTTTATCTAATGATTCAAAATTTTTTAAGGTTCCTACTGACCTATTTTTAATAGTTCAAGAACAAGCTGTAATATCTTCATCAGACACATGTATAAATGGTACTACATTAGATGTAATTCCAAAAACATATGATGAGTATAACACACAAAAAAAGAATCCTTTTAAGAGCCCTGATAAGTCAGTGATATGGAGAATGGATTTTTACTCACAGAATGGAAGTGATAAGAATGTTGAATTAATTAATCCTAATACGATTACAAAATATCAGGTGAGATATATTTCTTATCCTGAGCCAATTATATTAACAGATTTAACTACTGCTTTTGAAGGAGAAGGTTTAAGTATAGATGGTGAAACTGCAAGTAAAACATGTAAACTTAGTGAAAGTATACATAGAGAGATTTTAGATAGGGCTGTTGAATTAGCTTTATCTGATTATAAACAAAATAATTTAGCTTTAAAAACACAGCTAAATTCTAGAAATGAATAATAACAATAATTAAAATTAAAAAAAATGAGTGTATTTGGTCCAAACCAAGTGGAAGAGTTAATCATAGGTGATGCGGTTGCAGCGGAAACGACTGTAGCTACCTTTATTGCTTCTGCTTCAGACAATGAAATCGCAGTATTATCTGCGGACGGTAGTGCAGTAGCTGCTGGTGAAAAATTTAAATTACTGCAAAAAACAGCTGGAAGTGCAGCTAAAGGATTAAACTTTGAATTTTCAGATTTAATCAATCCTAGTAAAGTTGATAAGATTATCTTAAAAGAACATTCTGCTGAGGTAAACAAATCTGCAACTGCAACAGTAGGCTCTGCAAGTGCTAATACTACTTATGTATTAGAATGTAGATTGTATAATGATGGTGGTACTTTATCACCTGAAAACTTTGCTATTGTATCTGGTTATTATGTAACTGGTGGTAGTGCAGGAACTATACAGGCTATTAGAGATGGTTTAATTACATCTTTACAAGCTAATCTAACTTTACGTGGCGGTGGAGAATTAAGTGTTACACCTAGTTCAACAGATGCTATTGTAATTGCTGGTATAGCTCAAGATGTAGTAGCTGGTAAAATCACAGGTAGACAAATTGAATTTGAAGTAGCTGGTAAATCTTTTGCTGAATCTCAATTAGTACCTGAAAATACAGAAGCTATTACAGTAGTAGTTGCTAATGAAAACTTCCCTGGAGTTGGAACTGGTAAATATGCTGTGAATTTAGAATGGTTTACTAAAGGTTATAAATATGAAGTGTATAGAGCTACAGGTTACCCTGCTGATTTTGGAGAAAGAACTCCTTATTATGCAAGTGCTGCTAGTACTTATAATGCTATTCATATTAAATATAAGAGTGATAGAATTTCACCAACTGTAGAAGAGCAACCAAAAGTACTTACTATATTAGTTGTAAAAACTGATTTAGCAAGTAATGTTAATACTAATAATGTATTAGCTCAGTTAAGAACAGCAGTAGGGACAGAAAATGTACCTTCTGATTTAGCTGTAGTATAATAGTAAGTAGCTTTTATTAAATATTAAGGGGGTGAGATATAAAACCTCATCCCTTTTTTTAATTTACAGAATATGATAACAATAAACACATTACAAATTTCAGTAGATAGATTATCAATGTCTGTGTCTTTGACAGCAGAGGTAGGTGATCTTTTTACTTCAGTAAATCTTTGGACAGAATCTACATTTAAAGATTATACTCAAGCTATAGATTTTTCATCTAAATTAGCTGGTTCAACTAATACTGAATCATTTACTATTTTAGCATCAGATTTAAATATACCTGTATTTGATGGATTATATTTTTTAGAATTTGGTGATAATGCAGCTAATTTACAATTAGGTTCTGTAGCAGAATTAACAACCTATAAAAAATGTCTTTTAGATAGTACATTAGAAATATTAGGTTCTAATGTTAATGTATTAAAAGGGGAGGGTTGTAATAATACAGATTTTAATAAAGTTATATATGTTAATGCTATATTAAATGCATTGCAAGCAGCTATGATATCTGGATATTATGGTGAAGCTATAGATTTAATAGCTGTTCTTAAAAAGTTTTGTACAGAATGTCCTGATTGCCCTACATTATCAAGTATCCTATCTTTAGGTACTTTAAATAACAACCTTATAATAATATAATTAATATGGATAATATAGTATTATACGACATCTTAGTTGGCTCTATGAGCGTAGCTCTTAGTAAAGTTAAATCAACTGGTAAATTAGATGTTTATGATTTACATTTACTTACTATATTTGGAAAGTTATTAAATGATTTTAATAGTACGATAACTTTAACTGACAGAAATACATTAGAAGAATCTATTAGGTTATTACAAAATAAAAATAGTTATATATGTAATTATAAAAATATTAGTGGTGTAACAATTAATAATGTAATTAATGTTAAACCGGTTGTAACCAACTTAGCAATAGAGGTTGATGATTTATCTCGCTTCTTTACTTTTGAAGATTTTACATCAACATTTACAGATGTTAACGGAGACTTACCAGACAAAATAAGAATAAACACTTTACCTACAGAAGGTAATTTAACTTTAAATGGTAATGCAGTATTAGTTAATGATGAATTTACATCAAGTACAATTACATCACTATTATATACATGGACTGATTATACAACTCAGACTGATGCTTTAGTATTTCAAGTAAGTGATAACAATATAAATAACCCTTTATTCAGCGATATGACAACAATGACAATAAATATTAATGCTACTGTTAATTTACCACCTTCTCAAACAGGTGTATTAACATTAAACATTGATAATTCATCTACGCATATATTTACTCAAGCTAATTTTACAACAGAGACAGTTCCTGTTTATTTAGATCCTGAAGGTGATAATGCAAATAATATAAAAATAACACAATTAACTACAAATGGTGTTTTACAAAAAAATGGTATACCAGTTAATACAAATGATAACATATCTTTTGTAGATATAAATGCTGGTAATTTTGCATATGTTACAAATGCAGCTGATCAAACTTTACATGTAGATACTTTTAATTTTAGTATATCAGATGAAGGTAGTGATCAGTTTACACCAGGTGGGAGTGGTGTAATTAATGTAGCTGCATATGTAAATCAAGCTCCTACTACAGGGGATGGTTCTACAAATGTTGATGAAGGTAGTATATTAACATTTACTAGAGAAATGTTTACATCTTCTACTACACCCCCATATGCTGATCCTGAAGGTGATGTGGCTACTAATTGGAGAGCTGCAACTCTTCCTGCAACAGGTTTAATAAAATTAAATAATGTAAATATTAATGCATTACAAGTTATTACTTTTGCTGATATAGATTTAGGATTACTTACATATGTTCAAGCAGTTAGTGCTGGTGGTACTATGCCAGCGTTTAATTTTAATATACAAGATTCAGAAGGTAACTGGTCAAGTTAATATATATGGCAGAATTTAATATTAATATAAATGCGGAAGGGGGTGTTAAAGCACCTCTTTTAGATACAGCTATAGCAGGTGAAGATTTGTTTAGAGGTACATTATGTTATTTACATACAGATGGTAAATACTACAAGAGTGATGCTAGTGATATGGCTAAGGTTTCTACTGAGTTAAGGATAGCTCAAGTAGATGTTCTTGCTGATGCTGAAAGTACTTTTATTGAACAAGGTACATATGAAACATTAGGTTTAACAATAGGTGTTAGGTATTATGCATCAATTACTCCTGGTGAATTTACTACAACTAAATACGATCCACCTAATATAATTAGATATATTGGAACAGCTAGTTCAGCTACAGAGTTACAATTTAATCCAATGGATATAGCTCAAGATTCTGTATTTAATAGTTCTTTAAGTCCTACTTTAGCTATACCAGTTGATTGGGAGGAAAATAATGAAGGTATTACTATAGCTCAATTACAACTTAAAAATACTACGGAATTAATAGAAACCCTATTCTTCCCTGATGTTGCTGCATATATAGCTACAAATGCTTCTACAGGTATATCAGGGCAGAATACTTCTAATTTAGAAGTAGGTACTTCATCTGTTCAGAGCATAACGGTTACTTTAAATTTAGGTCAAATTAACAATGGAGATAATTCAACAGCAGGTGATGTTGTTGGAAATATGACATCTCTAACTGTTAATGATCCAGATTCAGCACAAGCTTATTTAGATGCTTCACCCGCTTCTAATTCTGAAGCTATTGTATTACCAGGGTTTAATGTAAACCATTCAACTAATACATGGACTATAATTGTAACTAACGCAGCAGGTACTACTACATATGTTAATAATAAAGGGGATGCTACACCTGTAACATCTATAGAAAATGCTAAAGCTGATTTAACAAGAGATAATGTAACATTTAGTTTAACCGGATTATATAATAGGTGGCATTACTTAGGTAATCAAAATACATCACCTACTACTTCTGGAGGTGTTAGAGCTTTAGGAACAAATGCTTTTTTATCTACTAGTAATACAGGTAATTTTAATGTATTAATACCCACAGCAACACAAGAGTTTACTTTTTATTGTCCAGCAGGAAAAACAATTAATGTAATAGATTTAGGAAACTTAAATAATGATATAACTAGTAGTTTTGTTACTTCTGCCATTACTGTTAATGATGCTGAAGCTATACCTACTAATTATGAAAAACACACAATATTTTTAGGGTTAGGAGGATTCTTATCTGATACTAACTTTCAAATAACAATATCGTAATATGGCGCAATTAAATTTACCTTTTGGTATATATAGATCAACTAGAGGAGACTTAGATGAAAAATTTAGAGTAGTAGATAATACTGCTAGGGATTTGTTGATTACATTAGATTTAGTAGATAAGGGTCATATAATATATAATGAGTCTACATCTACACATGAATACTTAAAAGAGTATCCTACATTTGGTTCTTTAACAGGTGTATTATGGGAAGCTGCTGGTACAAGTCAAGTTAAAATATCATCTAATGATACTACGCAAGGTTTTTTAGAAGATAAAATAACTGCTGGGGATGGTATAATTAAAACCATTAATAATGAAGGTGGTAATGAAAATGTTAATCTAGAAATAGGTCCTCATTATTTATCATTAGCTTCAACAGGTATAAATACTGGTGGAGGGTTGAGTATTGGTGTTACTACTGGTACTTTTGATATAACAGAAGGAGAAGGTTTTTTTATAGATGCTAATGCAGATTTTAATAATATTGAATTGAATTCAGTAACAATTGCAGCTAGAACTAATATAGCTATTACTAATATTCTAACAAATCCTGTATCATATATATCTGTAGATAAAAATGATAATATAATACAATCAACAACATTTCCTACAGCTATAGAAAGAAGGGCTGCTATATTCTTAGGTGTAGTGGTTCATTCAGATAATGTAACTGTAAATGCTACTAATAATTTACCTATTATAGCTAATAACCCAATGTCCCAGATGTATGATAGATGGATGTCACAAGGGGATTATTTTAATATAAAAGGTAATTTATTTTCATTTAATGGAAATAATTTAAATATAAATAAATCAATAGGGGATGTTTTTAAAACTAGTATTAATTATGATACAGATAAAAATAATCCTCATATAAAAACATTTAGTGCAGATAATGCATTAACATTTAGATATAGGCTTCAAAATTCAAATGAAGATGCTGATACAATTGTAATAGATCCTAATAATTATGATGTAGGCGGTATTAAAACAACAGTGCCATCAAATAAATATACTATACAAAGAATAGATATATTTCCATCAGGGCTTGTTAGAATACAATATGGTCAAAATTTATATGATAGCTTAGAAGATGCTGAAGCAAACGTTGCTTTAGAACCTTTTGTAATTGAGCCTAATATTAATGAAAATGGCTTACTTAGATGTCATTTAATTATTGAAGAAGGTTCTACTGATTTATCAGACCCATTACGTGTTAAATTTATTGAAGCTTCTAGAAGTGGTGTAGCTAAAGAAACTAATGTTGGTGGAGCTATATTTAGAACACAACTTTTAAATGATGCTTCTACTGGGGTTAGAGAAGGTGGTGTATTGTCTGTAAATGGAGGTAACCCTTCTTTATTAGATATAACTTCTGGTACAGGTAGAGTAATAGATAATACAACAGATTCAAACAACCCTACTTTAAAAGAAGTTAGATGGAGTTCTTTTACAGCAGAAGCTCTTCCTAATATTGCCACTAATGTAATTACTTATATTGCTATAGATGAAAATGACACTTTAATTAAACAAAGTTCTGATTTTACACCACAAGAATATAGAGAATTAGTTGTTTTAGGTAGAGTTGGGCATATTGATAATGTAAATATAACTAGTATAACTAATTTATCAGTACCTTTTGTAGATCCATTACTTACTACTGTAGATTTATCTAACGCTGTAGGTAATATTAATACAAGTGGTAATATTTTTACAGCCCAAGGAGGAAATTTAATTTTAAATAAATCTGTAGGTACTCAATTTAGATTAGGTTCTAATAAACATATTGATGGTAAAAATCCCCATTCATCGACACAAGCTTCTTTAACAAGTGTTACTTTTGTACCAGTATATAGAGACGGCTCTGGAGGTGTTAATATTGAGGCACCAACAACCTTAATTGATCCAGATCAATGGGATGATGGAAGTGGTATATTACAAACTGTACCTAATAATAAATTTACAGCACAAAGAATTGTACATTTTTCTTCTAATGTTGTAGTTATTGCATACGGGCAAACAATTTATAATAATATTGAAGAAGCTATTGCTGGGGTATCAGCAGATCCTTTTGAAACACCAGGGGGTGTAACTGGGGGTATAACTAGAGCTTCTATTGTTATTAAAAAAGGAACAAGTGATTTATCTAATTCCACAACTACTAAAATAATACAAGGTAGTAAGTTTGGAGAATTTACTGGTGGTGGTGGTGGAGGTGGAACTACTTCTAATCTTCAAACTATTTATAATAATTCAACACCTAATCCTGAAATACAAACTAATGCAACTAACGGGTCATTTACTTTAAGAGTTGGATCAGGTTCGGATTTAGATAATGTTTTTGAATCTCAAAACACAGCAGGAACACCTACATTTCAAATAAATGGTGATGGTGATGTTATTATTAGTGGGGATTTAACCATACAGGGTGATAGTACTACAGTTAATTCAGAAATAACAACATCTGATGCAGTATTAGATATGAATTTTGGAGAAACTGGACCTGGTGTTACATTAGGTTATTCTGGTTTAAATATTGAAAGAGGTACTGTTAATAACTTCTGGTTTGGTTTTGATGAAGTAAGAGATAAGTTTACAGTTGGTACTATAACAGCATTAAATCAAGTTCAAATTGCAACAACGCAAGTTTTAGCAACAAGAGCTGATTCATTAACTGACCAATCTATTGTTAAATGGGATAATTCATTAAATCAATTTATAGATAGTGGAAAATTAATAAGTGATTTGGATAATGTTGCATATACTAATATCAACAACAATTTCTCAATTACTCAAACATTTGGGGGAATAGTAACACTAGGTTCTGGAGCTAATGGAGGTACTTTAAACTGGAGTGGAACAGACTTTTGGGTTCGCTCAAAAACTGGTAAAGGACTTATATTAGGAGCTAACGAATCTCAGCATTACACTATTGACGTAAATGGTCACAACACTTGGGTTGGTAATGGTCAATTTGGTGGAACAGTTAAAATAGATACAACATCTGGGTTACCTTTTCACTCTAAGACAAATCAAGCAAATGCACAATTTAGAATAGAAACTACACATCCAAGCGGTATTCCTAATTTAGAGCTTAAAGGTTTAAGTAGCGCAACTATAAGATATATAGATGAAACAGACACAATTCAAGCAAGAATTGACTTATCTGATTCTGGATTCAATTTCTTTGATGGAGCGAGTTCAATATATAGTATTGTAAATGGACACAATACATGGACAGGTGGAGGTCAATTTGGTGGGTCATTATTAGTAAATTCTGGAATAACAAATACGGCATTAACTTTAATAAGTACTGATACTGGAACTACTTTAAGGTTACAGGACTCAATAGGTAATGGAGGTTTGGAATATAATTCTAATACACTGTATATAGATTCAGATAAAGATGAAACTGTAGCTAATTCTCAAATTAAAATGAGAGTAGATGGTTCAACTAAATTTACTCTTGATTCAAATGGAGTTATTTTTGGAGGGATATTATACACTAAAGGAGGTTTCAGTGAGCCTAATATAGAGACAGGGTATCAGATAAAATTCTCTGATAATGGCGGAACTCATAATGATGTAGGAATAGGTTTAGCGGGTACATTAGGTAGCGAGCAAATATGGTACAACACAACTCCGACAGGGAAACATAGATTTATGTTTGGTACTGCTGGTGAAAAAATGTCAATCAACAGTACAGGATTAACTGTAGTAGATGGAGCTACTTTTGGAGGTCAAACTAACTATACTAAACCTGCGGTATTAAATACAGATGTTGTAATGTCTCAGTGGGGGGATTCAACCAATGGTATTCAAATGGTTCAGCATTGGCATGCAGGTGGTATTGATTGGAAATTAAAGAAAGGTAATGGAATTGAATTTGTAACGTTTAATCAAAATGGCTCAACTTATTTTGGAGGTAATATTTCAATTGCATCAACAAAAGAGATTAGATTTTTAGGGAATGGATTATTAACTACTAGTAACAACGTGTTTGATATTCATGCAGACGATAATGCAAACGGTATCGGTCAAATTAGATTAAGAACTAGTGGAGGAGATTCAGCCCACTTTTTATCTACAGGTATAAATTTCTATAAAGAATTAACATCTACATTAGGTGCTACTTTTGGAGGTCAGACTATACATAATGGAGGTATTCAATTGAATGGTCAATCATTGAGATTTGACGAGTCTGGTATTAGGTCGTGGTTAATACAAGTTAGTGGAGGTAATCTACTTTATAATTCTGGTGATGGATTAGGTAAATCAATTTTCAATCATGAAGTTCAAGCAGATAAGTTTATTGGTGATGGTTCTCAGTTAACTAATATAGCATCTGGAGCATTGCCAAGTAATGTAGCTTATACTAATGTCAATAACAACTTCTCAGTAGACCAAGTGTTTCAAGCAGCAATATCTACAAAAAGTGGATTTGCAGTACTTAATAAAGCAGAAACAGGATATATAACTTGGGCTACAAGAAATACAACTGGAAGTGAGGCTGTTTATGATTTAACTAATATGGGTTCAGCTACTTTTAAGGGTATAATAAAGTCTGAATCAACAAGTCCTCAAGTGCGAGTTAATACTTCTTCGGGGACTGGAACAGGTTATTACATATTTGGAGATGTTTTAGATGATGATGTAGCGTGGATTTCATATCAACATTCAGACAACTCTATGAGATTTAGAGTTAATGCTAATGAAAAAATGTCAATCAACAGTACAGGATTAACTGTAGTAGATGGAGCTACTTTTGGTGGAAATACCGATATTAACGGTAGATTATCTATAAATAAGGATTTAGCATTATCTAGTTCTAGGATAGACTTTTACGACAATAATACAGCAATGGCGTATCTAGGTTACGGGACACAAGCTAATGGTTCATTATCTTGGGTTAGAGACGGTAGTGAACTATTTAGATCAAGCACATCTGTATTTAACATAAATACAGCATTAAATGTTGGAGGTGTCGCTACATTAGCAAATGCTTTAAGTTTTGAAACTGGGAATACAGATTTCCAAATATATAATGTAGGTACTAACTTATGGATTAGGGATAATACAAATACCCAAGATTTATTTAGATTTAGTAATACTGGGGTTCAGAGCTATAAGGACTTAACAGCTCCTAATTTTATAGGTAATTGGAATGGAAATACAGAAGCTCAGTTTGATGCTAAGTATGATTCAAGTAATTTTATAGCTGGTATAGATTATAATCCTACAATAGGTACTAATACAGATATATTACCAACTGGAACAGAGATTATAAGTTCAATAATTTTGACAAATGGGGTAGTTACTGGTTCATCTAAATTTAATTTAACTTTAGCGCATTTAGGATATACTGGTGATACAAATGCTAATTATATAACTAATAATAATCAATTAATAAACGGAGCTGGATACACATCTAATATAGGTACAATAACAAGTATAGCTACAGGAACTGGTTTAGATGGGGGTACTGTTACATCAGGAGGTATAACTATATCTTTAGATTTAAACGAATTAGGTAACGGCGGTACATTATTAGGCACTGATTATTTAGTTTCTGTAAACGGTACAGTGTCTCAAAAACAACTAATCTCATCAATTCCTTTATCAGTATTTAATAACGATGCTGGGTTTATCACATCAGTAAGTTCTGATTATGTTAAGAAAAATGAAATTACTGATTATACAAAACAACATTACTTTACCCCTCAAACATTAACTTACGGGGCTAATATAACGTGGGATTTAGATAATAAACAAAAAGCTAAAGTATTATTAACAGGTAATGCTACAATAGATAACCCTGGAAGTGGGGATATTAAACCAGGCGCCACTTATACATTAATAGTTGAACAAGATATAACAGGTGGTAGGACTTTAACTTGGGGTAGTTATTTTGATTTTGGAAATGATGGAACACCTACTTTAAGTATATCAGGAAATGAGTATGATATCCTTGTTTTTGAAGGTAGTCATTACACTAATGTTTTATGTTTCATAGGAATTAAAAAAGGATTTACATCAGCAGTATAATGTTTAGCGTACCAATACATATAATAGCAGGGGATGTTGAAGCCCCAACAACACCTATTAATTTAGTTGTTACTGATCAAACTACTCATTTTAATATAACTTGGAGTGCATCTACAGATAATATTGGGGTGACAGGATATGTTCTTGAAAGAAGAAAAGGTTTAGCAGGTTTATGGGAATTAACATTATACACTGGATTAAGTAGAGATTATGACGATACTCCTATAGAAAATGATACTTATTATTATAGAACTAAAGCGTTTGATGATAGCGATAATTTTTCTGCTTATAGTAATATAGATTCAGAAGTTTGGACAGGAAGTTAAAAATAAATAAAATATACAATGAAAAAAATATACAAATGGATAGCTGAAAAAGCTAAATGGACTACAAGAAATACACCTAGATCAGATTATTTAGCTCATTCTTTTTGGGGTGATATATTATGGTCTAATATAGGATATTTACCATCTATAATATTAACATTATTCATACCTAGTTATTGGTTGATAATATTACCTATTATATCAAATGTAGTTCCAGCAGGATTAAAAGAATTAAGTGATGGTAATGGTAATGGTAATAAAGATAAATATGATTTCTTTTATACATTAACATCGTTACCTTTAAAAATAATAACATTATTAATAATAACATATTTAAAACTAAATGGCTAATTTTATAATAAATATTGATCATAATGATATTAATTATACTAATAAATTGTCGTATAATTTATATGAGAGATGCGTTAATGAAATTAATATAAGTGAGGGTATTCAAATATTAAATTTAAATGATATAACATTATCTCTTTTGTCAACTTATAATGGTGATGCTAGAAAAAATTTAGTAATTACTTCAATAGTAACAAATCTTATAAATGTAACATATTTAACTAATGTTATAACCAATATTGATTTACCTATATCAATTAATATTACAGGTTTAAATGATACTACATTAATTCCTGATTTATTATTAGAAGGTGATATTACTATAGAAAATAATCCTGAAGATAATTTAATAAGTAGTGTTAATATAACTTATTATATTGAAGATGAAAATGATCAAAAAGGAGATACTATAACTAGTTCTTTCCAATTTATAACCCAACCATGTAGTTCATTATCATCTATAACAAGTTCTTTACCTATTATATCTAACGGAAGTGGTGTTGTTAATTATCAATTAACAGCAGATAATCAAGTATTATATTATAATATTAGTGGCTTACCAAATGGTATAACTTATAATATAAATACTGGTTTAATAACAGGTACATCAACATTAATAGGTGTTCATAATATTATAATTTCAGTTTATAATGAAAAAGGTGTTAATGAAGTAAATACAACTATTGAAATAATAAACCCTATAATTGTACCACCTGTGATTACAAGCCCTTTACTTTTAACAGTAGAAGAAGATTTTATAGTAACATATAAAATTGAAGCTACTAATAATCCAACTTCATTTCAATACATATTACCCCCTGAATTAGATTTTTTACTTAGGGTTGATCCTATTGATCCTAGTGTATTGAAAGGTAAAGTTAGGAGTAGAGATACCGGTATTTATAATATAACTATAACTGCAACTAATGATGGTGGTATAGATATTGAAACATTAATCTTAGATGTAAGTATACCTACAGATGATTATCTAGATGGTTTTGAATTTGAAGAAAATGGCGGTGGTAGTAATGGTACAGATGGTAATACTTGGGATAATGATGATAGTAATAATAAAGATTATTGGGATTTAAGAAGGGAAAATGATGTATTTTAATAAATAAAATAATGATAAATAAATTTAAATTTTGGAAAAAAAATAAAGCTATTAATAAATTCAAAGAAATTAATAGTACACCTGCTATTAAAACAGATGCATTAATAACTTTTAAACAATTAGAAGATATCCCTATTAATATAGTTAATCAAATTTTACCTGATAAAAAAGGTTCTATTGAAACTACTCGATTATATAATGAAACAGAAGATTTAACTTTTAGAGTTCATATGAAAAAAGATGAAGTATGGAACTTTCATCATCATGATTGTGAAGAAATAATATTAATACATAAAGGTAAGCTTAAAGTATCAATATCTGAAAAAATTTATAATAAAGGGAATATATTTAAAATATATAAAAATATTAACCATAGTGTTAAAGCCCTTGAAGATTCAATATTTTATGTTGAATTCAAAAAACCTTAATAATAAACAATAAAAAATAATCATAATGAAAAATTGGTTTGTTGAAAATCTAAACTTTATAATAATTACTATTATACTACCTTTAATAGGGTGGTTTGGCTCTAAAAAATACTTTCAAGATAGAGAACTTAAAAGTAAAGATATTGAAAATGATTCTGGTATATCAGAGGTTTTACATAAAAACTTAAATTTATATCAAAGAATGTTGGATGATATTGAAGAAAGGTATGAAGATAAGTTAGCTAAAAGAGATATAGATATAGAAAATTTAGAAAACAAAGTTGAAAGTTTAGATACTGAAATAATATTGTTGGAAGAAGAAATTAGTGATTTAGAGACTAAAATTTCTAAATTAAAAGCTAAAATAAAAAAATTAGATAATAATGTTTAATCCGTATACTATAGATGATTTTAATATATCTAAAGAAGAATTATCTGAAGATATAAGTGATAAAATATTAGATTATCATATGATACCCGCATGGGAATTAGCTATTGATTTAAATGCTTACCCATCTATGGATAGTAGTTATAGATCTATTCAGTGGGAGTTAGATCATGGTCGAAATGGTAATAGTCAGCATACTTTTAAAGGTAAAGGAGCTACTGATTGGACATGTGATAAATTTAAAGATAATAAGGATGAATTACTTAAAAGATTAATTAGTGACACTGAATATACTAGATTTGCAGTTTATAATACATTCATACATTGTGATTATAAACCAACTAATAATAATAAAAGGCAACTTTTTGATTCAGATCCTAATAGTAAATGGACATTTAAAAAATTTGTATAATGAATATAATAAAAAATAATTGGAAAAACTTATTAATAAGTGCTGGAATCGTTTTTGGGATGTTATATTTTTTAAATCCTAAAATAGAAGAAGTTGAAGTTCCTGTTAGGATAGAGGTGAAAGTTCCTGTAATAGAGAAAGTACATGATACTATAGAAAAACCTGTGCCTTATAAGGTATTAGTAGACTCTCCTGTTAACGAGCAATTGAGAGATAGCCTTAGTGAAGCTAAATCGGTTATAGACTCTCTAAGGGCTTATAAAGCATTTACTGTTAAAAGACAATACACACAATCATTTGATGATGAAACCCAAACAATAACTGTATTTGCTGAGACTACTGGTACATTAGATAAGTTACAGGCTAGTTATAAGACTAAACCTAAGACTATATTACTTGATACAGTATTAACAATAAAAGTTCCTAAATATAATAAGTTCTTTGGTGGTATTAGTGTAGGTGTCCCTGTTAATAATAATATAAAACCTATATTTAAGGCTGATTTATACTTAAAAACTAAAAATAATAATCTTTGGAACATATCTTTTGATACACAAAGGATAGTGTGGATAGGGCATGCGTGGGAATTTTAATATAAATAATAAAATAAATTAGAAAAAAGTACTAAAATATTAGGATATTAAAGAAATATTTCGTACCTTTGTATTAAATAACTTAATTAAAATAAAATAAATATGGGAGAAACTACAATAAGTAGAGAAGAAATAATAGAATTTTTACTGAATAAAAAAGGATATTTAAAAGAGGGGGCTAAGAGATTAAGAAACCATTTATATAATAAAGGATTTATAACAAGTGTAAAAACATGTAAATTAGCATTAAAAGAAGCTAGAACAAGAGAAAAAGAAAAAAATATTAAATTAAATAGTAAGAGCGCTAGAGTTCTTATATATGATATAGAAACTAGTCCTAACTTAGGTTGGTTTTGGAGATCAGGATATAAATTAAACATTACACCTAATCAAATAACTAAAGAAAGAGCTATTATATGTGTATCATATAAATGGTTAGATGAAGATCAAGTATATAATCTGGCTTGGGATAAAAATCAATGTGATAAATTTTTAATAGAACAATTCACAGAGGTTTTAAATGAAGCTGATTTAATAGTTGCTCATAATGGTGATAGATTTGATATTAAATGGTTAAAAACTAGAGCTTTATTTCATAGAATACCAATGTTACCTAATTATAAACAGTTTGATACATTAAAAGTAGCTAAGAGTAAATTACTACTTAATTCTAATAGATTGGACTATATAGCTAAATTTTTAGGTCATGAAGGTAAGAATAATACATCTATTAATTTATGGTTAGATATTATGTTTAAAAAGTGTAAGACAGCAATGAATACAATGTTAGAATATTGCGATGAAGATGTTAGACAACTAGAAAATATATATAATGAATTAAAATATTTAGATAACCCTAAATTACATTCAGGAGTTATTCAAGGTAAAGTAAAACAAACTTCACCTATTGATGGAGGAGTTAATATTAAAATGATTAAATCTGTTACCACTAATAGAGGAACAATTAAATACATAATGCAAGATTTAGATAATAAGAGATTTTTTGAAATGTCTGAATCAAATTATAAAAAATACATTGAGATTAATAAATAATATATAAACTAAGCCCTAAGAGCGTTTTAAAAATGTTCTAAGGGCTTTTATTTTTAAAAATATGGCAAAGGTTAATGAAATAATATATGACGTTAGAGAAGCTTTAAAACAGTTTTCTGATGATAGTGAGATATCTGATAGATATATTTTATATTTATATAATAATAAAAGATCTAAATATCTACGTCAAGATTTAAATAATTACTTAAAGACTGCTGATAATTCTATACAACAATCATTTTGTATTAGTATAGAAGAAGTATCTGTAAATGAATGTAGTATATCTTTTGATTGTGAGACAATTATGAGGACTACAACAAAGATACCAACACCTTTAGAGTTACATAGTAAGACAGCAATTACAAAAGTTAAACCATCTATTAAGATAGCATTACCTTTTAACTTCATAAGTAAAGAGAAGGCTTATTATTTAGAAGGTTCAAAATTCCCTAATTCAATATATAGTTTTTTAGATGTTGATGGTTATATATACTTATATAGTAAATCACCAGTAGCTAAATTAATGGAATGTATTAATATAACAGGTATATTTGAAAATCCTTCATCATTATCTGATTTTAGAGAGGGTTGTAGTGATACTAGCCCCTCTTGTTTTAATGAAGCTATTTCAGAATATCCTTTACAACCACATTATATTGACTTAATTAGAAAAGAGATTGTTCAAGATCTTATGAATGAGAGTCAAAATAAAGAAGATAAAACTAATAACTCAACTGATTAATGGATAAAAGGATACATAAAAATAAAAAGGATTATGGAATAACAGATTATAGAATTTATTATAATAATAAATATAATAAAGATATATCTAAAAGCTTATATAATAAAATTATAACTGATTTTAATAATGAAATTAAAAATATGATTATAAATAATAATCTTATTTATAAAATGCCTTCTTTAAATTTAGAAATATTAATTAAAAAAGAAAAAAGAATTCCTATAATAAAGAATGGTAAGCTGATTAATAACATACCTCCCGATTGGAAAAAAACTAATGCATTATGGGCTAAAGACCCTGAAGCTAAAGAAAAGAAAATATTAGTAAGATATAATAATTCACATACATCTAATTATATATATAGGATATATTGTAAGAAATTTAATTGTAATATTAAAAATAAGAATTTAATTAAGTTTAAACCTAATAGAACTTTTCAAAGAGATTTAGCTAAAAGAATAAAAGATAAAAATCAAGATAATTTAAATGCTTATCTATTATATTAATATGGAAGATTTAACAACAATTTAAAAATAAAATAAAATGTATAACGGACAAACAGTTTCTTTAAAAGAAATACTATGGAAAACACTAAATCATCCTTTAGCTGCGGATTTAACTTATGAAATAGCAGCTGAGAGTGCAATAGAGTGTCTAAGATTAATAGGAGCACCTTTATTATTTGAGGATAAAGTTACTGATCCTAAACTAATTGTTGAGAATCACAAAGCTTTATTACCAGCAAATATAATTGAATTAAGAGGTGTAAGATTAATACAAAAAGATGATTATCCTGAAAGAAGTGCAATTGCATTACGACATGCTACAGATATATATCATAAATCCAAAAATAAAAATACTTTAGAAGAGTTTACTTATACTACTCAAAATGGAGTTATATATACTTCTTTTCCTGATGGTTGTATTGAAGTTTCTTATAAAGCACTATCATGTGATAAAGATGGTTTTCCACTTATACCAGATAATGTTAAAGTTAAATTAGCAATAAGATATTATATATTATATGAATATTTAGCGCCATTAGCTGATATAGGTAAAATAACAGATAAAGCATTTCATAGAATAGAATATAATTCTAATTGGTATATGGGTGCTGCTCAAACATCTATGCAATTACAAAGTATGGATCATTTAGAATCAGCAATGAATGCTATAAATAGAATAATAGTTAATACTGACTTACATAAGCAATTTTATAAAGGTTCAGGAGAAAAAGAAAGAATTAAAAGATATAACTAATGAATAAACAATCTAAATTTACATATAGTGGGTTAAATCAAGATATTAGTAAATCTAAACACCCTCTTCAATTCTATTACGATGCTAAAAATATTAGAATTGTAAATACAAATGACCAAAGTTCTGAATCAATAAGTAATGATAAAGGTACTTTATTCATATTAGAAATACCTAATGTAACTATTAATAGTGATAACAATAGTATTGATTATAATAATAAACAGTTATCATTTACAAATAGTCCCGGTAATCAAATATTAAATAGTTCTTTACCTTCATCAAGTAATAATCAAAAAATTATAGGTCATACAGTAACTAATAATAGTATTATATTATTATCAACAGACGATAATGGTTTTGATTGTATTTGGGAAGTAAAAGAATTATTTGAAAACATATTTGATTTAGAATTATTATACTGTAGGGATTTAAATTTTTCAATTAATAACCCTATTCAAATACTTTTTAATTATGAAAATGAAAAAATACAGAAAATATATTGGGTTGATGGTGTAAATCAATTAAGATTTGTAAATATAATGCATAGTATAACTAATGGGGATTTAGAGAATTTAATCGATATAAATTCAAATTCTCTAAATATAGTTAGTGATTATACATTATCTCAACCTGTATTGGATAGTATTTCAGGTGGTGGTGACCATACATCTGGTATGATACAGTATTCATATAATTTATATAAATTAAATGGTTCACAAACTACAATTTCACCTTTTAGTGAATTAATATATTTAGATAAAGGAGCTACATTGGGTGGTGGGGACACTAATGAAATAGTTGGTAGTATACCTTTAGTAAAAATTAATGTATTAGATGATAATTATACACATATAAAAGTATATGCTATAAAATATACATCTTATAATGAAATACCTTCTATATCTCTTATTAAAGATGAGGAAATAGATTCTTTTTCTAGTTATAGTTTTACTGATGATGGTAATAAAATTAGTGATTTAAGCACATCTGAATTTATATTTTTAGGATCAAACCCTATTACACCTAAACATATAGAATCTAAAGATAATAGATTATTTGTTTCTAATTATACAGAGACAGCTTATGATTTAAATATAGATATGAGGGCTTATGGTCATGATTCATTAGGTTCATCTAAATTATATACAGGTAATGTTTTATTTGTAAATAATGTATTAACAGGTAACTTTCAATCATTTAGCGCTGGTCAAGAATTATCATCTTATAATTATAGTACTAAATTAGATGCTATTAATCCAAATTATGATACATATAAATATCAGAAGAATGGTTCTATAGTAGGTGGTGAAGGTTTATATGTTACGTATGAATTAGTTCAAAAAGTATCTAGTCAATTACGTGGTAATATAAAATATAATAGATTCTTAAAAGATAATGAAATATATAGAATTGGTATTCAATTTTATAATAAATTAGGTCAAAAAACTGATGTTAAATGGATAGCTGATTTTAAAACTCCTTCTGGAAATTTACAAGGTAATTATAATGTACTTAAAGTTGATATTAAACAAACTGAATTTAATGATTATATTAACTCATTAAACTTAACAGGTAATGATATACCTACTGGATATAAAATAGTAAGGGCAGAAAGGAATATAAAAGATATGACAATACTTTGTCAAGGTTCTTTAACTGGTATGATGCTTCAGACAACACAAGATGCTAAAAATTATAATTATTGGAAAACAGAGGTTAATAGAGCTAATCATTCTAAAAATGAGGTTAAATTACCTATACCATTAAGTAGAGGTTTTGTATTACCTTCTACAGAAACATCTTTATTTCCTACTTCTAATTTAACACAAATGAATGAAGGTAGGTCTGAAAAACTTGATGAAATATATAGAGATAATGATACTGATTATAAAAGACAACAATCTTGGCAATATACTAAAATGATGCAAATGCATTCACCTGATATATTATTCAATACAGGTTTAGTATTTGGTAATGGTTTAAGTTTAAGAGTTAAAGGTATGGTTCAACATACTACAACACATCATAGATATAATAAAATAAATACAGTTAGTAAATCTATTGTAGAAAATGATGTTTATTACAATATAAATAATTTAAGATCTAGAAGAAAAGCTGAATCTTTTGGTACGTTTGGACCAGTATATGATGGTGAAACGGATAATAGGACTGATTTTTTATCATATAATAGAAGATATGGTTATTATATAAATGGTGAGAATGAAGATAATATTATATATGGTAGTCCAGAAATAACTGAGAGAGGACAGGGTACAACTGCTTATAATGGAGATAGTAGATATAATTATACAAATAGTTTAGAATCAGTTATATCAGACCAATATAAAGGTAGTAGTAGAGATGATGCTGCTATGGAAGGTATTAATAGTTTTGGTGAGAGGTGTTTAACTATAGTTCTTGGTGCAGACAATTCTCTTGAAGCAGATAGACCTGCTATGGAAGATATTGTACCATCTAACATTGGTAATATAAACGGATTACTATTAACTGAAGTAGTAAGACCAACATCTTATATTTATACAGGAGATATATATGGTGGTTTATCTGTAGAAGATAAATCTAGAACTACTTATATTGAGATAGGTCCTTATAATGATATTTCTGCTGTAGCTGAAGATATAGAGAACTGTGGTGATATATATGTACAATTATATAGATTTGGTAGACTATTAAAAACAGATACTGAAGTGTATGATCCTACAAAATTACAATTAACTGAAATTATAGAGCACCCTATTGAATCAACAGTTAACCTATTGAATAGAAATGATATTTCTTTATTAGGATGGGATAATAAATTTCAACCTAGATATGATGAGTTTCATAATTATAACAGAGTGTATAGCCAATTGTCTAATTTAATAAAAGCATCTACTGATTCATTTAAATTTAAAAAAATAAATCAGTTTAGCACAAGAATTATATCATCTAAACTTAAAGTTCCTGGTGAATTTATAGATAGTTGGACAGACTTTTTAGAAAATGAGACAATGGATTTAGATGGTAAATATGGTTCAATTAATAGTTTAATTAACGCTAATGATATGATATATGCTTTACAAGATAGTGCTATATCAAAATTAAGTATTAACCCTAGGATTCAAACACAAGGTAGTGATGGCTTAGGTATTGAATTAGGTACAGGTGGTATATTATATGACTATAACTATATATCTACTAAATCAGGTACAGTAAATAAATGGTCTGTTTTTAACACACCTTATGGGTTTTATTACTTTGATTTATTAAATAAGAGTTACAATAGGGTAAGTAAAGGTATAGAAAATTTATCTTCATTAAAAGGTTTACATGCTCATTTTCAAAATAATATAGACTATACGCAATTAATTAAAGATAACCCTTTATTACAACAAGGTGTTGTAGGTGGTTATAATAATATTAATAAAGAATCTTTTTTAACTGTATTACAAGGTAGTGAAAGTTTTACTATTGGATTTAATGATAAAAAAGATTACTTTACTAGTTTTTATGATTTATTACCTAACATGTATATAAATAAAGGTTTTAAATCTTTGCTTATTAATCCTGATAATAATAAGTTATATGATTTAGGTGAGGGTGAATATAGTAATTATTTTGATGTTAAATATCCTTCTTATATAACACTAATACTTAATCCTGAATCAGATTTAGATTGTATATTTGATAATATAGAGTTTAATTCTGAAATTTATTTAAACGATATAGATCAACCTAATAATACATTAACTCATATACAAGCATATAATGAATACCAAAATAGTGGTAAGATACCATTAATATTAGGAAGAAGTACAAATTTAAGAAGGAAATTTAGAAAATGGAGAGCTGATATACCTAGAGAAGGTAGGAATAGAATAAGAAATCCTTGGATATTTTTAAAATTAGAATTAGATAGTGAAACAAATTATAAAATGATATTACATGATATAGTTGTAAATTATACAGTATAATAATATTTATTATAAATAAACTATAAATAAATTTGGTTTATTCAATAATTTTTAGTATATTTGCAGTTCAATTATAGAATTTAAACTCATTTTATAAAATTTAATTAAGTTAGTATAGGGGTATTATAATAAATATCCCTATATTTTTAAAATAAGATATGAAAAATAAATATTTAAATGAATTTAATGAAGGTGGAAAACACTCTCAAAATCCTTTAGGTGGGATACCTCAAGGAATTGGTAGTAATGGTAAGCCTAATTTAGTTGAACAAGGTGAGACATCCTTTGATAGTAAAAATGGTAAATACATTTTTAGCGACAGTTTAGAAACAAATGACATTATGAAAATAGATTTAATTAGCGAGTTTAATTTACCTAAATATATTAAGGGTAAATCTTTTTCTGAAGCTAGCAAAGCTATTAATAATAAGTTTAAAGATAGAAATGATAAAGCGTCTTTAAATACACAAAAAGAATTATTAAATAGACTTACAGAAGCCCAAGAATATACTAAAATGCAGAAAGCATTAAAAAATAATTCACAAGAGGTACCTGATAATATGAATGGGGTTGTTCCGGAAGGGATGAATCAATTCAATGAAGGTGGTTTTTCTAATTTTATAAAAGAAAATGGTGAAGGTATTGCTTCTGCTGGAAGCGGGGCATTAAAGATGATTGGTAATTTAAGTGGCGAGGGTGTTTCAACTAATGCTGCATCTGCTGGATTATCTGGGGCTGCTGAAGGTGCAATGGCTGGAGCTGCTTTAGGTCCATTAGGAGCTATTGGAGGAGGTATATTAGGAGGTGTAACAAGTTTAATTGGATCTGGTAAAGCTAAAAAAGAGCTTTTAGAGAAAAATATGAATGATACACAAGGTTTTAGAAATGACAAATTAAATACATTTAAGTATGGTGGTAGTTTAAGATCTAATAAATATGCATTAGGAGGTCAAATAGATCCTAATGATAGTAGAATTCCTGAATATGCCCAAGGTGATAAAAGATTTGAAGGTGTGCCATTTAGAAGTAATAGGTACGAAAGGTTATTATCTGATATAAAGAAAAAACATAATACTTCAATTGATACAAGTGGTGTAAGTGATTTATATAGAGCGGCACCATTAGCTAAATCAGTACAAGGTGGTTCACCAAGTGCATTAGGAACATATAGAGATTTACTTATGAAAGGTCGTAAAGGTAGACCAGAAACAACCCCTATTACAGAAGCTGATATGAAATTAGATCTTTTAAAGGGTATTAATAGCACAACATCTAATTCATTTAGAAATGGTGGATCTATATCATCATTAAAACCATTAACAACAAAAGAAGATTTACAATTTAGAGCTAATCCTTTAGATAATTTAAATACACCCACTTTACAAGGTAGACCATCCCCTGAATTACCAAAAGAACAAAGTAATTTTAGAAAACTATTAGGTCAAGGAGCTAGTTATTTAAAAGATAATGCACCTAAATTAGCAAGGTTAGCTCCTGTAGCTACGAATGCATTACAATTATCTAACTTAAAAAGACCTCAACATGAATCTTTAAATAGATTAAATACTAGATATAAAAGAGATTTAGTAGATGAGAAGACTTTACAAAATTTAGTTAATGAACAATACGGCGGTACAGCTGAAAAACTTGCTAATGCAGCAGGTGGCTCAACAAGTGGGTTGAGAGCTAGTTTATTAGGAGCTCAATTAAACAAATCAAAAGCTTTATCAGATGCTTTTTCAAGAGCTGATCAAAATAATAGATCTGAAAATGAATTATCTCAAAAATTTAATTTAGGTGTTGATAAAATTAATTTACAACAAGATAATTTAGAAGGTGATATAAATGCTAAGAATAGAGGATCATTTGAAAGTAATAAGTCTAAATTAATATCCCAACTTGGTACTGATGTGGGTCGTATTGGTAAAGAAGCTAGTCAAATGGCATCAGTAGCTAAAATGTTTGGTTATACTTGGGATGGTAAATTCATGAGAGATAAGAAAGGTAAAATAATTAACCTTAATAAAGGAACTAAATAATGGCTAATAGATATACAAATATAACAACTTCTCAATATGATCCTATGTCGTTACAGGAATTAATGGCTGCTCCATCTTATTTAAGGAAGCAACATGATGATTTAGAATCACAAGCTAGTAAATTAGGAATAATTGATTCTAATAGATTGGATGTAGATAATGAGTTAGTTACAGGGGAAATAGGTAAATTTGAAGAAGGTGTAGGTTCTTATGTAGATCAATTAGCTACAGAAGGTTTTAATCCTACTAGCAAAAGAGGTTTATATAAACTAGCTAAACAAAGAAGAGATTTATTATCACCTGAAGGTTCAATAGGTAAAGCAAAAAAAAGTTATGATGCTCATGCTAAAAATAAACAGGTTCTTTCTAAAATGTATCAAAGTGGTAAAATTAGTAAAGATAAATATGAATTAGGTATAGCTAAATCATTACAAGATTATACTAATACTGGTGGTATTGCTAATCAAGGTGTTTATAATGACTTTAATGCAGTTAAGGATACGGATGTTATTGAGAAGGCCAGAAAGGTAGCTTTAGATATACAAAGGAATCCTAAAATATTAGAATCATTTGGTCTTATAAAAAAAGGTGATAGATATTATGATATTAAAACTAGAAAAGAATATACTCAACAAGGAGCTATAAAATTTGGAATTAAAAATACATTAGCGTTAGATCAAGATGTAATGTCTGATTTAAATCAGAGAGAACAATTAGGAATGCTTGGTGATAATACAGCTAGTGATTATTTAAATACATTAGGGTCTTTAGATGAAGTAATATACTCTAAAAATAAACAAACACAAACTAGACGTGGTTTCTTTGATCCTTTGGAAATAGCCGCTAAGAAGAAAGCATTAGATAAAGCATACGAGACTAAAAATGTTGATTTTGAAGGGTTTGTTACTGGAAAACAAGTAATATATGATGAAGATTCAATAAATGATTTACAAAGGATAGTAAGTGGTAAGACACAAATTGATGAAACTAAATATGTAAATCATGGTGATGCATCTTTCTTATCAGCAATAGCAGATATATTTTCAGGTAAAGCACCAAAAAAACCTATAGTATTTAAGGAATTAAGTGGTGAATTAAAAACTAAAACTGAAAATATATTTAATGGTTTAAAAAGAACAGGTGTGCTTAGTGAAAATGCGTTAATAAATGATAAAGCTACACTTAAAGCTGTTGTAAATTATATGCAAAATAACCAAGCTGTTGTAATACAACCAAATCTTATTAAACATGGTGATGTGCTTAAATCTGAAAAAATTGGTAAAGACATTATTAATAATGCTTCTAGTAGAGAGTTTTATAATACTAAAACTGGTAAAATAATGACATATGAAGATATGATAGATAAAGGTTACCTTACTGCTGAGAAAAATGATAATTATAAAGCTACAACATATAGAGGTAGTTTAGGTGCAGATAATATGTATTCATTAAAAGTTCCTGCACATGCAAGAGCTGGTTATATTACACCACATGTACTAAATATAAAAGGTCAAGAGTTTTTAGTTCCTGGTAGTAGATCTCAATTAAATAGTCAGAAACATTTAATGGATTCTAAATTTAATAGAGTATTCCAAAAATTAGCTACTCAACCTGGTTTACCAACCAATTTTCAATGGAAAGATCCACGTAATCAAAAAATTAGAGACGTTGAAATAATGAGATTATCTAAAACGAGTGAAGAATATCAAAAATATGGAGCACCTTACTTAATGAATATAGATGGTGTTTTAAAACCAATTAGCGAAGGTATTTTTAGAAGAATGCAAGCTGATTTAAATATGCAAAACTAATGGAAGATGAATTTGACATAGAAAATTTATACCCTGAATTAGACCCAGCTACATTATCTAACCCAGATAATGTTTCTTCTATTATACAATATAATAGTAAACTTGGGGAATCTCAATATGATGATGGGTTTTTAGCACACTTACATCAAGATGAAGGTGATATAGATACCGCTTTAAATTCATATAGAGCTAGTAAACAATCTGGTTGGGATCAATTAGGTAATTCATTAGGTAGACTTACTAATATTATACCAGAAGCTATTGGTGGGATTGCATCAGCATTTGATTTTGAAGATTATTTTAATTCTAATCAGGAAGTTGGTAACTGGTTAACTACAATGATGGATGAATGGAAAGAAACTACAACTGAAGCTTTACCAATATATAGAGAAAATCCTGGTAAGTCATTAGATTTTGGTGATTCAGGATGGTGGTTTGAAAACGGTTCATCTTTAGTTAATTCTATAGGTGGATTTGCTATATCTGGTGGTGTTATAACCAAAGGGTTAGGTGGTTTAAGTAAACTTTCTAGAGTTGATAAGCTAGCTAAAATGATAGGGGGAGTAAATAAAGCTAATAAAGTAGGTCAAGTTGCTCAAACAGCTACTACAGCTACAATGCTTAACCAAGCTGAATCTATAATGGAAGCTACCCAAGTATTTGATTCAACATATAAATTTGAATTTGATAAATTAAGTGCTGCTAATGATCCAGATGCTGAATCTAAAGCTAAACAAAAAGCTGCTGATGCCGCTAAATTAACTATTAATGCTAATAGAGCTAATATAATTTTAAATTTATCATCTGCTAATTTATTTTTAAAAGCACCTAAATTAACAAGCAATATACTTAAAAAGGAAACATTTAGAAGTAATTTAACTAGAGGTGGTGTTGAAGGTGTTCAAGAATCAGCTGAGGAAGTTATAAATTTAATAGCTGGTGATATAGGTAGAGCTTTTGGTGAAGATAAAGATTATAGTTTAAGTGCGGTATTAAATAATTTAAATGCAGCTGAAGCTACTGAAGCAGCCTTATTAGGTTTTATAGGTGGTATGGGTCAAACTGTTATCACAAAAGAAGGTGTTAATAGACTTAATAAAACTATTGATCCTGATACAGGTGAAAAAATATCAGTTAGAGATTATAATAAAAAACAATATGATCAACAACAAGAAATAATACAAGAATATGATGATAATGCTAAGGAAAATAATATTAAAACATTTACAAATGCATTTGATAGTATAAAAGATAATTTGATATTACAAAAAGCTTATAAAAAAGCTATTAAAAATGAAGATAATGAAGAGGCTCAGAGACTAGCTAATTTAACATTAGGTGTCCAATCATTTCATGCTTTTAAAAATGGTACTACTGAAAACCTTATTAAATTATACGAAGAATTAAAAAAAGGCCCTCAGAAAGAGGGAATGGGTGAAGATTATAAAGAAAAAGCTTCTGCTGCTATTTCTAATATTAAAAAATTAGAAAAATACTATAATTTTTCACAAGAATTTGCTAATAATAAAGAGGTATATCTTAATAGGAACATAGATGTAGAATTAACTAATGAACTTAATAATTATAATAATTTATTAACAGAAAAAGAAGGTGATTTAAATAGTAAAATAGAGCATAAGTTAAAATATAAGAGATATGCTAAATTAAACTTTCATCCTCAAGATAGACCTAAAATAAGCCCAACTCCTGTTACTGCTAGTGATTTAGATACTGAAACAGAAAATGTTTTAAAAAATAAGTTTAAATCTACTATAAAGAAGTTACCTGAGTATAAAGCCTATGTTGATACTCAAAATAAGATTGATGATATATTATCTAAAATTGATAAAAATGACAATGATTTTAATAAAATAACATCTGATAAGTATCAAACATCTTACAAAAAGAAGATTGAATCTATTGATAAAGCTATTAAAAATTCTATTGATAAACAACAAGCTAAAGTAGAAAAAGAAATTAAAACAGAAGAAGCGGAAGCAATTAAAGAGGAAGAAAAAGCTGTTAGAGCAGAAAAAGTTACTACCCAAGCAGTTGATGCTGAAACAGAAAATATTACAAATGATGTGCATAAAGCAGTCTCTAACTTAAAACCATATGATATTTTTACTATACCTGAAAGCCTTAGTGCTACACATGCAGGTAAACAATTTTATTTAGATGGTAGTTCATCAACAGATGATATAAAAGTATTAAAAGATACTAATACTGGAAGTAATATTATTATTGAAGTACCTACTTATAAGAAAACTCAAGCTAATAATTATGATATAGATGATTATGCTACATCTGAAGGTGGTGATATTAATAGAGTAGTTACAAATAATGAAAATACTTTAGATACTAATCCTGATAAAATAGGTAATGGTTCTAAATTAATAAGTACTGATAATAAAGGTAAAGCGTTTGATTTTATCAAAAAAGATTATGCAGCTTATTTAGATTATGAAAAAGAACCTATTGATAAGATTGGAACTATTGTAAAGTTCAGTTTAAATACAAACGATTTAAAGAATCCTAAATGGACAAAGGCTACGGCATTATATAAAAAAGGTATTAATACCTTAAATGATACTGAAATTGAATATTTAATAGATTATTTACCAATTGATGCTGTACTTACAGATAAAATTAAGGCTCCTATTGAAACTATACCTACTACTGAACAAGATCCAGTTAGATATATCAACAGTTCTAGAATATTAAGAAAGAATATTATTAACGAATTAATGAATGGTAAATCTCTTAATGAGCTTAATACAACTATTGAAGGTCAATATGAAGGTGTTTTAAAAGTTGATGAAAAAGTTGATGGTAAGGTTCTTGAAAACTCCATAATGGACTTACATTTCTTAAAAGGTAAAAGTAAGGCTGATAAAATTAAAACAATTAAAGAAAATATAGGTGTTGTTAATGATAATGGTGATATTACATTTGTAAATGGTGCAAAAGTACCAATGAAAGTTAGTTCTAAAGGTGAATTTTACTTAAGAATGCCAATGGCAAACGGTAAACCTTTCTATTTAAAACTAAATAGTAAGAAAATATCTATTGATCATGCTTCATTATTACATGATTTATATTCTGTTAGAATAAATGATACTGACTTAACTAAATCTACAAGAATTAATGAGTTAGAACCATCACTAGCATCTAAAATTAATAATGTTTTAAAAGATGAGGTTAATCTTATAGGGACTAAAGGTGATTTAACAATAAAAGATGTTATTGACTTTTTAGTATGGGATGGGGCTAAGTCAATTAAATCTAGAATTAAATTAGAAGGTACTGGAACTGAAGGAGGAAGGCAATTTATATATGGTAATCCTGGTTTAAATGGTGCTATAGTTAATAAAGGTGAGGTTATTAATAAAGAAAATTTTACTAATTGGCTAACTTCTGATAAAAGATATTCAATATCATTTAAACCTAAGAAAGGTCAACAATCTAAAGCTAGTATATCTATAAATGATAAATATTTAGAATACTTATTAGATAATAAAATATTAAATACAAACGCTGTTGTTGGTGAGAATAATCCAACTTTTCAAGGTTTTACAACAATTTACTTAAATAGTAATGGTATAGAGAAATCCAAAGTATCGCCAAAGTTTGATTCTAAAGTAGATGGTGATTCTGATGATTTAGTTAGTAGAATTGTAGGTTCAAATACTTATCTTGCATCTATTAAAAGTGGTAGGCTGTTTTCAGTAAATAAAAATATTGAATCTCTTCATACTAGAATAATGAGTAATGCAGAACTAGTTAGTAGTGTAGTTAAAGATAATAAGATAATAGATCAATTTGAAAAAGAAAATAATGCGGATGACTCATTTGATTTATTTCAAGATAGAGTTCTTGTAAGTTTAACTAGATATAGTGCACCAACTCCTAATTTAAAAGAAAAACTTGAAATTAAAGAAGTACAAAAAAAGAAAGAGAAAATAATACCTAAAGATGAAGTTAATGTTTCTGATAGATTAATACAAGATTTAACAATACATTTAGCAACAGCAGGATTACTTAGATTAGATAAACAGTTTGAAAAAACATCTAAGAAAGGTAATAAAGCATTATTTGAATATTTAAAAAATATAGCTGATTCTAATAAAGAAGATATAGCTGCAATTATTAAAAAATGCCAATAAAATATGGGAAAAATATGTAATAGACTTGCTGTAACTAATAACCAGCATTCAGAACTATTTAATACTTTACTTAGTATTGCTAATAACAATGAAGAGTTAGCAGATGAGTATTATGCTTTTTTTAAGAGTGAAAGATTTATTAATGATTTTGGTGATTATCAAGATCAATATACTAATTTTGATGCTGCTAATTTAAAAATTAGTGAAAAAAGATTAGATATTAATCATGAACCTAAGTTATTTCTTGATAAAAAATATAATAGTTATTACTATAAGAATAAACATCATAAAAAAGTATATTACCCTAGTAGTACTAGAAATTTAAATGTATATTATTCAAGTGAAGCTATTGACTCTATATCTAAAATTTTAGCATTAGACTTTTTAAAACCAAGAATAGGTGATGATTTTAATGATTTAAATCTAAATAAAGAAAAAGGTAGATTAATAGATAGTATTAAAAATAAATTAGAGTCTAAAATTAAAGAACTTAAATCAGGCCCTAGTATTATAGAAAAAACTAAAGGTGGGGTATTAGAATTAACATTACCTCACTTAAATGAATGGGTTAAGAATGTTGAAGATTATTATAAATCTATTAATTTAAACTACGTTGAAACAACTGAACAAGATGATGTTGATGAAGATACATCAGCCCCTGGTCATGCATATGGGTTATCTTCTTTTGAAAAGAATTCAAAAGATAATGTTACGAGTAATATAAAACTTAGACTTTCTTTATTGCAACATGGGACAGAGGTGGATTATTTATTTTATGAACCTATATTAATATCTTTTGATGAAGTCAATAGTTCTTTACAGAAAACTTTAACTAATAGTATTGCTTTAATGAAAAATGGTCAACAAGAAGACTTGTTTGAAATATATAAGCAAGAGATACATACATTATCATTAAAAAAACCTTATTTAAAATCTTTAACAGCTCAATTAGATAATATTACTGATATTAATTTAAAGTCTCAATTTGTAAGAGCATTTAATCTAGATAAAAATAATTTTATAGGTACAATATATGATATAACTAAAGACAATATTATTGTAGATGTATTAAATTTATCTGATGTTGGCTCTAAAACCAATATGGTTAAAAATAACTGGACATATTCTTTTATTAAAACTGTATCAAATTCTAATCTTGAGATTGATGAGGCATCTATTACTAAGATAAATGATATAGAATCTGCTTTTAAAGGATTTTATGGTGATAAAAATAGTGGTTTTAGAAAAGATGTATATAAAGGTACTGTAAACCTAGAAAGGGCTAGTGATGAAATTAGAAATATATTAAATGACTTAGGTATAAATACAACTGAAAATGGATTTAATCATTATTTAGATGGTTTAGAAACTAGTACAGCTGATAAAGATTTAAGAATAGAAAACTTAAGTAATTTATTATCTAGTGTTAATTATTTATTTAAGAGTTTAAAAACTATAACTACTAAGAATTATAAAGATATTTTAAATAGTCAGAATGAAATAACAAACTTAGCTAAGGCTGAGTCATTCTTTATTTCAGAAGGTTCTGACGCATCTATATTTTCAGTAGGTAAATCTAAATGGGTTTATTCTAACCCTTCTTACTTATCTAATAAGGTAAAAGAATGGAATAAGGATATTACATATTTAGATAATCATTTCAATGCTAGTGAATTTAATAAAGGTTCTCATTATATGTCTACCATGTTAAACACTCCTAGTTTAGTTAAAAATCTTACTTTAAATGTATTTAATTCACTGCAAGTAAAAAATGACGCTGTCAATGCTAGTGATGGTAAAACATTATCTAAGAATGATGCACTTGCAGATTCATATAATAAAATATTAGGTTATAAAAAACCAGGTGGGAAGTCTTATTTTAATACTCCTACACCAGCAGATAAATCAACTCAATATCAAATAGGTATTCCTAATGAGCTAATGGTGGAAACTAATGCTTCATTTGATAGAGATACTAATCAAGTTGTTATAAATGATTCAGCTTATGAAATATTAGTAAGCTATATTGTATCTGAACATAATAGAATGAGAAAAGTTCAGAAGGAGATTGATTCTGGTACAACTACAATGATAGAGCATTACCATATAGGTAGAAAGAATGGTATTAAGTTTCAAAGTATTCCTGAATTAAACCATGATAATTTTAAAAACTTAGGTTTTAATTTTGAACTATATGGTGAGAGTGGAGAAGTTTTAGATATTGATTTAACTGTTGAAGCTAAAGCTCAAATTAAAGAATATATTAAAGATATAGTATCTAAAAACATTAAAGTTTTTTATGATACATTATTTGATAAGAAGTTGTTATCATATAATGCAGATGGTGTGATTATCAATAAAGGTATTGACAGTAGTATATGGTCTTCATATGATTCTAGATTTAGACCATTAAAGGTTGCGTCAGATATATTTATAAATGGTTTAATATCTCAGATAGAATATTCTAAAATGTTCTCTGGTGATGTAGCTTATTATAAAAATGCAGATGATTATAAGAAAAGAATACCTGCTACATATACAGATGGGTTGCAGTTATACACGCAATCATATGATAACCCTGTTGATCAAAATAAAGAAAATTATTTTAACATTGCTGTTATCAATAATGTAGTAGTAAAAACACCTTATTATGAAGAATTAGTAAAATTAGTAGGTGAAGATATAGCTAGTAAATATTCTGACATTAACTCTACTGATGCACAAGCATGGATTACTCCTGAAAGATGGAAGTTTTTAATGGTAAGGTTAGGTAAATGGTCAAATGTACATGATTCAATTTATGACAAGTTTAATAACCCAAATGCTGAATATACTTCTACTGAATTAAAACAAGTAGCACAACCCTTAAAAGGTGTGTATTTTGAGATTAATAATGGTGTACCTGTTTACTTAAAGTATTCACAAGCTGTATTAGTTCCTAATATGGTTAGAAATAATAAAGGGTTGCAGACATTAGTTAATAAAATGAAGGATGCTGATATACAAGAACTTATTACAATTGATGGTGTAAAAGTTGGTGCAGCAAAACCTGTTAAAACTCATACTGATGAAGGTATTGTTTTAAATAACTTTGAATTAACACCATATCAATTAAAGAATAGTGGTTGGAAACTTCAACAAGATTTACCTATTAAGACATTCAAGTTAACTGAAGTAGGTTCTCAGATTCAAAAGAATATATATGCTGGTTTATCAAGTAATTTAGATAAAACATTTGATGTTAATGATATTGAAATGAGTGGTTCTGAATTAATAGAATACATTAATAATATAGTAGCTCAATTATCTAATAAAGGTAAGGATAGATTCACAAAGGAATTTGATGTTGATGATAATAATAAAATCAATAATATAGACGCTCTTACTGATACACTATTAGATGAATTAAAAACTAGAGGTGCTTCTAAAAATGTCATACAAGCATTAGAAAGTGGTATTACCCCTTATGCTATACCTGGATATCAGCAAAAAATACAGAATGTATTTGCATCTATTGTATTAAAGAGATTAGTTAAAATTAAGACTAATGGTGGTTCATTTATTCAGATGTCTAACTATGGTTTAAATAAAGATGAAGCTGATAATAAAGGTGTTATATGGACTCCATGGGCTAAGGAAACTACACATGAATATGAGGTTATAGGTGAAAAGAATGGTAGACAGATAATTAGACCTGCTGGTATGTTAATCAGTGGTAGTTTAATAGCTAAATATATACCTAACTATAAGAAATATAGTACTGCTCAATTATTTGGAACAAAAGAGAATGATTATAAAGATGCAATGATAGATAAGAGAATTCTAGATTCAATAATAGGATATAGAATACCTAATCAGCATTTAGCGTCTAATGATGCATTAGAGGTTGTTGGTATATTACCAGAAGAAATGGGTGATACTGTTATTGCTTATACAGGTATTACAACTAAGACTGGTAGTGATTTTGATATTGATAAGATGTATCTAATGATTCCTTCAATTAAAGCTATAAGAAAAGATGGTGACGTATCTAAATTAAAGTATGTAGAAGATGAAGGTCTTAGTTTGGAAGATCAATCATTAGCTCAGTTACAAAATAGTTTAATTCAAGCTTATAAGGCTGTTATATTAAATGAAAATGTGATTGAAGATGTAATGACACCCATTGATTTTGATTTTATTAAAGATGATATATTAGATTTATTTCCTAAAGATCCTATTGAAGCATATGATACATTTAATATCAATAAAGATGTAGATTTAAAATATGAATTTATGGCTGGAAACGCTGGTATTGGTCAAACTGCAAATATGCTAGTTGATCATAACAGAGGGTTAATGGCTGATATATATTTAAATGATACTGATATTGGAATGGGTTTTAAAAATGATAAAGGTTTCACTACATTTGACACAGAATACTCTGAAGTATTAAATGAAATAAAAGACCCTAAATTAAAAAGTATTAAAGTAGCACATTCTTTATCTGCAATAATGAATGGTTACGTTGATATAGCTAAAGATTCATATATAACAAGAGGTAACTGGACTACACAAACAGCTAATGTTGGATTTATGTTAATAAGAGCTGGTGTACATCCATTTAAGGTGAATGCTTTATTAGGACAACCTATTATTAGAGAGTATGTTGATTTTATAACTAACTCAGAATCTAAGATAATTAATGAAACTAGTAATATTAAAGATAAGTTTAAACAAGAACAAATAAGAAAATTATTAGAAAACGATACATCAATAATTACAATTAATGGTATATCATTAACTAAACGTAAGATATATAAATTAGTAGATAGTAAACCAACCCTTAATAAATTAGCTACAATATTTAAATTAAAAGAAGCTGATGAAGAAGTGTTAGATTTATATAAGCATTTAAAGTCATTAGATAAATTATTTGAAGATACTAAATCTGCTAATGCTAGTAACTTATCATTAAAAGATCTTAGATACAATGTAAAGAATCCTAAGTCTGCTAAGTTACAACCTGAGATATTAAATTGGTTCTATGAATTAGTAGATAACTCTAAGAAACTAGTGGAGAACATTAATGCATCTAAAGTTGATGTGAATGGTTACGGTAAGAATATTGGATCTTTAATTGTTACAACTAATCTAATAAATAAATTATTAAATGAGAAAGAAAGTGGTAGTTTTATGGGGTATGCTTCAAAGCTTCATTATAATAATGAACCAACAATACTAGGGGCTTATACTGAGAATTCAGTTAATTATATTAAAGATGTAATGCAAGCTAATCCATTATTTTTTGCTACGGCTAATCAGTCAATAATTAATACATTTAATGATATTTCTAAGAGTATTACTAATGAAAATTTAATGAATCCTAAACTAGCTGATAAATTAGAAAAAGATTTTTATTCATATTTATTAAGTGGTTTTGAACCATTAAAAACTAGCCAAGAAGAGAAAGAAGATTTAATAAATAATTTACCTGATAGATTAATGGCTTATTCTAAAGAAAATGAAAACTTATTCATAAAAGAATTAGATATTAAATTAGGGGATGATAGTATTTTTTATATTACAATGAATAATAAGAAAAAAACTCCTGAATATCAAACTGAATTAACAAATGCATGGTTAGATTTAATAGTTGAAAATAAAAAATTAGGTAATGATTTAATTAAATATTCTTATTTAACATCTGGATTTAAAATGAATATAAATCAGTTTTATACTTATATACCATATCAATTCTTTGCTGAAGGGCATATAGATGAGTATATTAATGAAACATTATTTGAGTTGAGTAATTCAGATATATCAGATAAACAATTTAGTACACAATTCTTTTCTCATAATATTACTGATTACCAACTTGTAGGTAAAATACATGGTAGTCAATTGAATAAAAAAGGATTATCTAATCCAGCAGGTGTTATTTTAGAACCTAATGAAAACTTCAAAGGTGTTAAAGAATATTATGTATATGAAGTTAGTAGTGAAGTTGAAGGTAAAATAAAGAAAAGAACATTATTATTTAAACTATTAGGTTATGATAAAGATAATGCAGCTATTTTAAAAAGAGTACCTGTTCATGGTAAGAAAGATTCAAAAGGACATAGGATAGTAGAATGGTCATTTGGTAATGAAATAACTACAAAAGACAATGATATATTAATACAACCTACCACTGAAAATTTACTTGAATTAGAAAACCAAATAGATGAAAGATATAATCCTGATAAAACCAAAGAAGATGATTTTGAAAATATGTCTGATTTAGATGAGAATATAACACAAGAAGTAAAAGAATTATGGGCTTTTCATTCCAAAGTAATATTAGAGAAACATAGTAATGTTACTATACAAGATTTCGCTGATATTGTAAATAAGAATGATAAGGAAGAAGTAGAAAACTGGATAAAAAATTGTTATGAGTAAGATAAGTTGTATAAATATAAATAATAAGGAATATAAGGCTTTAGTAGAGGATAGTAATCTATCACCTATTGTAGTTGAATTTAAGATTGCTAAATGGCAAAGTGAGACAGGTTTAGACAGGTTTCCTTCTAAAGATGAATTAATGTCTTTTGATGGGGTTAGTTATAATTTAAAAGCTGTAGATATATTATCTTCTGATAAGGCTATACAAGTCTTTAAAAAGGGTAATAAGAACAACTGGGAGTTATCTAAAATTCTTACAGAGCTTCAAATACCTAAAGAGCAGAAACAACTTATATTAGATAAGGGTTTGACTAATAAAGATGAAATCATATTAGCTTTATTAGCTGATAATAGTTTTGCTGTTGAAATTAATATTGCTACTACTAAATCAGCTAATAGTGTGGATGATTATGATACAGCCTATGAGCAGCAGTATGGTCAAGGAGATATTGTAGGAAGTAATACACAGCATTACTCAAATTTAACAGTTCCAGGTGGTATTAATTATACAGAAAATGAAATATCTACACCTGCTATAACACCTAATATTAAAGGTCATGCTCAATTTAGTACTAATCAAGGTATCGGATGGTTTAGGAGCGATGAACAAAAAGAAGATTCTAATTTAAGTATAGAAAAAGGACGTTTAATAGATAATAAAATTTATACTAAAACTCGTAGAATACTAGAATTACAATCTGATTTATTTCAGAAAGGTAGAGATTCTAAGTTATTAGTTGGTGAGAGGTCAATAGATGGAGGTGGTACATTTAATATAAAAGATCATGAATACAAAAGAAGTATAAATGGTGAATTTAGTGTAAGATCACCTGAAGATGGTTCTGATACTGTTGAAGATGGTGGTATTGTAGTAATAAAAAATATTTCAGAATCAGAATATTTTGATGCATTAAGAACATTAAATAATACTAATGAAGATAATCAATTTCTACAACTTTTAAATAAAAAAGGTAATTGGGTTAATTTCTTTATTCAATCTATAGTACAAGATAGTATTAAGAAAGGTTATAAAAAAGTATTATTTCCTACAGGTAATACTGCTGCTACTGTTGAAGGTCATACTACTATAGCTGATGATATAAAGAATACAAATAAAATAATAAAGATATTAGAAGATAATAAAGTAGAAAAAAATCCTGATGTTGAATCACCTAGGCAAGCTTATAGATTTAAAATAAGTGAACATAATGATTATAACTATGCCGCAACACAATCTGAAGCTGAAGGAGATAGAAAAGCTAAAATTGATTACTTAAAATATAGAAATAAAGAAAGAAAAGAACAAGGTGTTGAAAAACTTGCTCCAATTGAAGCTTTTTATAATAATAAAGTAACGAGAACACTTGATAAACTATATGCAGTAAATAAAATTACTGATAAATATGGTAACACTTGGAATGAAATAGATTTATCTCAAGATATAAGTCAAACGATATTATTAAAAGATTTATTAAATGAGAATATAAAAGATAGAGTATTTGAAAATAACGTTACAACCCCTACATTTAATAATGATCCTAATTTAAGAGGTGATTTTGTAAAGACTATGAGGTTATTATTTAACAATAAGACATCTAATGTAATGGCTACAGATGTTTTAGAGAACATATTGAATAATTTTGAGGATATATCTGATATATCTAAACCAGTATTGGAAAAGGTCTTAAAAAAACTACAGGTAACTAATGCTAAGGTTCTATTTGTTGGTCAAAGTAAAATGGCTACTGAAGGAGCTGTAATGCAATATAACCCTCATGATAAGACAATTAGAGTTTCTAAGAAGTTTTTAACAGGATTAGATCCTAAATTTTTAAGTAGAGTGTTTATACATGAGGTAGTGCATAGTGTAACCCACCATGTAATAACCAAACCTACCACAATGGAAGATAAGATATTTGGTGATTTCATCAAGAAGTCTTATGACTACTATAAATCTAAAATAGACAATGCGGATTCATATAACGGTTTCAAAAATATTGATGAGTTTATGGCTGATTTCTTTACTGATAAGGATTTTGCTAATAAAATTAAAGAAGTTGATAAGAAAAATAAAAATAAATCGTTTTTATCAAAATTAATATCATATCTTAAAACATTATTTGGTATAAATAAAAATGAAACTCCTGCTTATAATAAAGTAATGGATTCTATTTTATCTAATGCTAAAGTTGATGTATTAAACAAGAATTGGAATGATGTTGTTTTTGAAAAGAACATAACTGAAATTCCTGCTTACTACAAGTTAGGTAGTATTGATAAAAAATTAAATTATTTTATTGATGGTATTAAAGATAATTTAGAAGAAAATATTAGAAATTATGATAATCTTATAAAGAAAGTTAAAAAACCTCAATCAATTAAATTATATAACGATAAACTAAAAGAATTATTATTTCATATTAATGAATTGGATGAAGGTAATAAATGGCAAGGTATTTCTTTATTTGTAAATCAAATGAATAATAGTATTAATTCTCTTAAAGCAAAACTTCATACTGAAAACTTTCAAAATAAAGATGTAGTAACTACTATTAATCTATATAATAAGTATTTAGAATCATATGATATTATTGAAGATATAAGACAATTTCTATCCGACACTAAAGCAGAAATTAAAACTGGTAAAGAAAATATTCCAGTTACTCTTGAAGATATTATAGCAATAAATGATGTATTAGAAGAAGCTAGTGGTCAATATAATGGTTTAAAAGGTGATGTATTTTCATATCTTAAAAAAGCATTCATTGAAAAGTATAATAAAAAAGAATATGCTACTGAAGTATTATATAAATATAGAAAGAAGCTAGGTAAACAATATAAAGATTTAAAGATTACAGAATCTAAAAAATCTTGGGTTGCTAAACAAATGAATGGTCCTTATAAAGAAGAGATTGCTCAAAAAGTAAAAGAACATGTAACTGGTATTGTAGAAGATCATGCATTTGATATAACAACAGCTACTGCTGTAATGAATACTAGTATTAATACTAATTCAAAGTTAGTTCAGATGTTACATAATTTAATTGCTAAAACTAGAGATGTAATTATAACAAAAACTAGAAAGAAGGATTTAGATTTAATTTCATTACATGATAAATTTATTAAAGATAAAGGTAATAAAAAACCTTCTGCTTTATATAGTGAATTAATTGAGTATGATAAGGTTAGCGATAATTATTATCTAAAAGGTGAATATTCAATTAAGTTTAAACAAGAACATGATAAACAATTTAATAAATATATTGAAGAACTTAAAGAAATTGCAACCAATAAAGGTACTAATTCTGATGAATATAAATATTACTTTGATAATTCTAATTTTAACAAATGGTTAAAAGATAATGTTGTTAAACAAGGTGATGTAGAAAGACCTTCTAATAAATGGAAAAATGATTTATCTAAGTTGTCTAATATAGAAAAACAAGTATTAAATGAATTTACAAGTATTATTAAAGATACACAAAAGAAAACATTTAAAATAAATAGTTTAATTTCTAGACCTTTAAAAGGTGCTGTATATATGAAGTTACCATCTATTACTAAGAAGGATTTAGAAAGAGCTCTAGAAGGTAATATAAAGGGTTTTTATAAAGACAAAATAAAAGATTTAACAAAAGTTAGAGTTGATGATATTGGTTATGAAACTAAACTAGTTAAAATGAATAATAAACCACTTAATAATGTTAAGATTAATTTTAGAGGTGATTTATCTAGTGACCAACAATCTTTAGACCTATTTACTATAATGGCTTTGGAATATAAAAATGGTATTAATTATGAAGAAAAACATAAACTTGAAAATGATGCCCATATATTAAAAGAAATAGCTAAAAATAAGAAATATTATGTTACATCTGCCGCTAGTAGGGTTCCAATTTTAGGAGCTCATATAAAGAGAAATAAAAGACTTATACAAGATGGTTCTACGAGTAATACTTATAAAAGAATTAATAGCCTTATAGAGTCTAATGTATATGATATTTTACATAAAAATTCTGGTAAAATAGGTAAATACGATGTAAATAAAATTATTGGATTTGTAAATGGATGGACGGGTGCTGTTGGTATGACATTAAATGAAGTTACAGCTACAGCCAATGTATTAAATGGTAAAGCTCAATTATTTTTAGAAGCTATATCAGGTTCACATATTAAAGCTAAATCTATTGCTAAAGCTGAGAAATTATATTTTAGTAATTTAGGAGAAATCGTAAAGGATATAAAATCACCAGTTAAAAGATCATTTACTAATCAACTTACTGAAATGTTTGATACATTTGGTACAGTTAGTGTAGGTCAAAAACAAGCATTTATTAAAAACACAATGATAAAAGCTATTGGAAACTTTGGGTCTGGTCAATTTATGCAAGATTCAGGTGAACATTGGATGCAATCTGTATTAACAATGGGTGTTTTAGATAGTGTAAAAGTAATGAATTCAGATCATAACTTTATTGATAAAAATGGTAAAGTGGTTAAAACTGAAAAAGAAGCTGCTTCATTATTAGATATGATATCATTAGTAAATGGTGAATTAAAAGTTAGTAAAAAATTCTTATATACATCTCATACACCTAATGTAGCATATAATGAAGGTGGTAAAGAATTAATAGATAAGTTTCTTAAAAAGAAAATATTTGATACAATGGGAGCGTATGATGTTAATATGCAACCTGAAGCTCAAAGACATGCTTTTGGTAAATTAACTTTAATGTATCGTAAATTCTTAGTTCCAATGGGTGTAGCTAGATATAGAGGGTTTAGTACATTTAATAAATCATATGATGAGTTAAGACCAGAACAAAAATTTTTCTCAGAAGCATTACAAGAATATGAAGAAGGTTATTATACTTCAGCATTAAGATTTGTAAGTACAACTGCTTTACCTGCTCTAAAAGAACTTAATTATAAAATAATAAAAGAAAACTGGAGTGAACTTACTGATTATCAGAAGAAGAATATTCATAAAGCAGTTACAGAAGTAGTTATTACAGCTGTCTTATTACCTTTATTATCTATAATATTACAATCAATGGCAGATGATACTGAAGATGATGAATTTTTATATTTTTTATTATTAGAATTTAGAAGATTAGAATCTGAATTGTCATCATATAGAAATTTAAGTGAGCAATGGAGAATATTAGAGTCACCAATTCCTTCAGCAAGAATGGTTCAAAACTCAAGTAAACTTATACTTAGATTAATCAATCCTAGTCAATGGGGTGAAAGGTATAAATCAGGTACAAATAAAAATATGTTTAGAATAAAAAGGGAAGTTGAAAGATTAACACCAATTTTAAATTCAAGAAGTATTACTTATAAAGATAAATATAATTATATGTTAAAAATGGTGCAATAGGCATCGTTCATAGTTAAAGGGTCTAAAAAAAAGGATAGTGTCAATTAAGATGCTATCCTTTTTTATGTTTAATATAATTACAATTATTAAACTCTGCGTATTCTTTTTCTTTTTTTACAATTCTCCCTGTGTGCGATTTTTTTCTTTTCTAACATGTGTTTTATACAATGTATAAAAATTTCCTGTATAATATTGTTTAATATTTTTATAATTCTCAATCATGAATTTACAGAATAATGGATGTTTATTATAGTTACTAACTAAATTCATAAACGCATTCATAAAGAACATTTTTACTTTATATTTATCAAGTTTTATATGGTCTGGATGACCTATAATATATTTTGTTAATGTATCTATATATAATCTATCTGTAACAGCTCTTAACTTATCTACAAAATCTAGTTGTAAAAAATTATCATCAATTATATTATAAAAAGTTATCTCCCATACATAATTATATTCTGAGTTATCACCACTTTTAATAATATTCATTAATTGATAATGACTTTTAATATATCCCCAATTTGGTACAGGGCTTTTATATTTTATGTCACCAAGTTCTAATTTCCATTTAACTAAATTTTTAGATACTATAGCTAAATCTTCTTCAATACCATCTTTTCTATCAATAAGTTCATTTGTACAATGTTTTCTTAATATATTGTAACCTTTTACATCATGACACCATTTAACCATGTTAATATGGTTATAAACAATTGGTATTCTTTGTATTGCAAATTGTAATCTTGATGGTATATGTTTAAACGTTTTATTATTACTTGCAGTATATAATAATAAATCATGTAATGTGTCTTGTGCTGAAGCATTGTGAATTACTACCTCTTTAGTTCCTTTATAAAATCTAGATGATATATCACTTAATGGTTTCCCATAACCACGTAAGCCTAAATATGTTTTAATATAAGGTATATCACTGTGATTAGCTATTATTTCTAGCCTTTTTACAGGAAAATTAGGATCAATATTATTTATTACTGCGTCTCCTATTATTAACATTTTTTTTCAATTTGTTTAAGTTTTTTATATATTTCTTTTTTAATTTGTTTTTTAGAATAAATACTTTTTAAGTATAACATTCTAATTTCTACATGAGCTATCTCTTGTTCAACTTTAGTTGATAAATCTTTAGTAGGTTTATTCATCTGTTGTGTTAAAATAAGGGCTAACTCTTGAAGTTCCTCAATTGTTTTTGACATATTAAATTCTTTTGAATTTTTATCAAAAATACTCTCTGTTCTTTCTAACAAGTTTTTTCCAAACATTCGTCAATATTTTTATAATATATAATTTCTCCTATCATTTGATAATATGATATCATAGCATCAAACCATATTTTTTCTTGTGTATCTTCAGTTACTATAATATATACATGACCTACTTTATTATTATCTCTAAGTCTACCAATTCTTTGTAATAAATCTTCACTATTACTATAATAAGACATTACTATACAATTATCTAAATTATTTAAATTAGCACCTTGTTTTAATTTCTTAAAACTACCTATCGTATCAATTAATCCACTATTAAACTTATTTTTAATATATTCATTTTGTGATTCAGTATTAATATGAGATACTACATTTGGAGTAACATTTAATAATGATTGTATAGAATTACTAAATATAATAGATTTAGTATCTAATTTATACAATAATTTACTAACTATATCAATTTTAGATGGTAAATCATATAATAATCTAGCCCTTTCATTTCTAGATTTATTAAATTCCCTTAATCTATCTGGTTCTGTTGGAGCAAAAAAACTTTTATTATATCTATCTTGCCAATATTGATAAGACCTAGCTTCTGTAATTGAAAAATTTCTATTACCTTTTTTAACATCAATTGTTTTAGTAGTTGTATCTAATTTATGCCTTATAACATGTATTTTTAAATCTCTAGTTGTTTCATCCTTTAAAGAATCTTTTAAAGTATAATTAAAACAAATTGGTGCTATTCTTTTTAATAAACCACCTTTTGTTACTACTTTATCACCTATTATATAACTAGTTGATTGTTTAACCTTGGCAGTTAAACCAATTATAGCTTTATATTTATTATTAAAGAAAAACTGAGAATAACTAGGTGTTAAACCATCTGGTATTTCATCACATATAACTAAACCTAACTCTCTATTATGAATTTTATAAGCTTTTTGATAACAAGCAAATTGTAAATTATAGTCTTTTAACACATCTCTTTTAAATATTAGATTATATTTAGCTATTTCTCTTAATAAATCTTCTTTTCTATCTTTTACTTCAGCTAAGAATAAATGAGTGATAGATTTATCAAATGGCATTGTATATAACGCATGTAATGCAATAAATGTTTTACCTAACCCTGTTACTATTTGACATGTGCCTTTTTTTCCAGCTTTTAACCAACACGCTAGAGCTTTTCTTTGAACTTTTTCTTTTTTGTGTATACTTTTCATAATTAATGTATAATAATGGTATTGCTATACCTATTAATATGTATATGCAAGGTATGATTAATATTAGTATTTCTTTTATAATATTCATAATAATTCTTTTTTTAATAATAAGGGGTAAATAAAAATACCCCTTATTATATCATAAAATAAAATTTTTAAGCTTCACAGCTTACACACTCATTAATTTCTCTAGCAAAAGATTGTGCGGAACTTTGACTAAATTGATAATAGAGTGTTTTAATACCTTCTTCCCAAGCATAAAGATATAATTTGTTTATTTCTTTAGCTGATACAGAAGGATGTATCATTAAATTTAAGGATTGAGACTGATCAATGTATTTTTGTCTCTGTGCTCCTTGAAGTATAAGCTCTTTCGGGCTAATCTCTATAAAAGATTTAAATACTTCTTTGGTAGGAAAATCCAAGTGTTGAACTGAACCATCATTTTTAAGTATAGTTTCCCATACTTTTGGTGTATTTAAGTCATACTTTTCTAGTTCTTCAACTAACTTTGTATTTCTATATACTGTCTTAATTTTTGCTAAATCCTTAACAAAATAATTAGACTTAATTGGTTCAATACCCATAGATACTTGACCTAGTATAAATGAGCTTGATTTAGTTGGAGCTACTGCTATTAAAGTTGTGTTTGCAAAACCTTCACGGATTGACTTATAACCTAAATATTCAGTACACCATTTAGATGTATTATCAGTTTTTTCTTTCAATGTTGAAAACACATCATGATTAAACTGTTTAGCTGCTAAATCTTCAAAACCTATAAGGTTTTCCTGTAAATAAGAATGATATCCTAAGACACCTATACCTATTGCTCTATGATTCTTAGCGAATCTCCAAGCTCTTTTCATCCCTGGCATATGTTCAGATTTTTTAATAAAATCTTCAATAACCGCGTTTAAAAATAAAGTATATGTTTCTATAGCATCGCATTTCTTAATATTCTCCCAATGCAATAAATTTAATGAACCTAGACAGCACACGAACGAATTGTAACTATCAGTAGGTAATTGTATTTCACTGCAAAGATTACTCGCAGTAATATCTAACCCTAATTCCTTATAAGGGGAATTATTATTAGAATTATCTTTAAACATGATATAAGGGAATCCAAATTCACTACGTCTTTGAATAACCTTAGCCCATATTTTTCTTTTATTTTTATCACCATTTTTCATGGATTGCATCCATTCATCTGTGACTGTTACACCATATTGTAAATTTTGAATAGGGTTACCTTCTGTACCTATATCTAAAAAGTCTAGTATGTCAGCATGTTCAACTGGTAAATATACAGCACAAGCTCCTCTACGGGCTTCTGCTTGTTTACACACGTCAATTATACTATCATATATTTTAGCATAGTGGATTGGGCCATCAGCTTTACCACCTATAGATATTGAAGACCCCCTTGGTCTAATATTACCTAAATACATAGATGTACCACCACCATATTTAGACATCATTCCTATTTCTCTACCAGCGTTTAATATACTATCCATTGTATCATCTACATTAGAACCATAACAACTAATTGGTAAAGCTTTTTCATATCCAAAATTACACCAAACTGGTGTTGATAATGAGTAATATCCTTTGGACATATAATATTCAAATTTTTCAGCAAAACCCTTTATATTTAAAATCCTTTCAGCATATACTGCTATATCTTTAATTCTTTGTTCTGGAGAGATACCACCTTTTAGGTAACCTCTAGATAAGAATTTTCTACTTTCATCATTTAACCAATAATATTTTTTATATTCTTTCTTCATTAATCTCTCTACATTTATCAATTATATCTTCTTTTAATTCATCTGTCAATGTTTGTAAAGGAAGATTAATAATCCATTCTTCAAAATTTTCCATATTAAAATAAGTCATCTTCTGTTATACTTTTAGATTTCTTATTATAATCAATAGATTTTTTATAAAAGAAATCCCCTTCTTTTGTTGATTTAATTTCTACATCAAACCATAGTGTAGGTTCAAGTAGTTCTACATTTATTTCAAAAATTGGTTTCATTCCAATCTTAGCCAAAGAATTATTAAATCTATTTTTAATAAATTCTTTAATAACATCTTTTGATAAGAATTCTAATTCACCTTTTTCAAATATCCAGTCTAAGATACCACATTCTGCAATATATGCTTTATTACATGCTGAATAAACTAACTTATCAAAATCATCATCAAACCATTCAGGGTTTTCTTTTTTAATAATATTAATTATTTCTGCACCAAAATTACCATGGATATCTTCTTCTTTTGAAGTAGCTTCAACAACGTTACTAATACCTTTAAATAAATTTTTTTCTTTATTAAAAGACATCATTATTAGAAATTGACTAAATAAAGAAACATGTTCTATAAATAAACTAAATAATAATACACTTTTAGTGTACATTTTATCTGATTTACTTCTAGTACCGTCTAAATATTTGGCTAAATACTTAATCCTACCTTGAATAGCAGGTTCATTTATTACATCTTTAAATTTATCTTCTAAACCTAATATACGTAATAGACGAGCATAAGCATCTTTATGTCTTACTTCTGATTCAGCAAATGTCATTCCAACATCGCCAATCTCAGTAATAGGCATTCTTTTATACATATCTGCCCAAAATGTTTTAACGTTAACTTCTATCTGTGCGATAGCTAGCATAGATTTTTCTATAGCTGATCTTTCAACGTCATTAATATTAACTTTAAAGTCATTTATATCAGATGTGAAATTAAATTCATCATCTATCCAATATGAATGTCTGATTGCATCTTTATATTTTAGCAAATCAGGATATTCATATGGTAATATATTAACTCTCTTTTTAAATATACTCATTCTTATTTTTGTTTTTACAAAAACAATTTCTTACCTCTTTTCAGAAATTTTATTTTCCTGTACTTCCAAAACCACCATCATCTCTAATACTGGGTCTTAAAGTTTCAACTTCTTCCCAATAAGCATTTTGTGTTTTCTCAAAAAATATTTGGGCAACTCTATCCCCCTCTTTATAAGGGAAAGGGGATAATATTAATTCACTATTTACTTCCTCCTCTATATAAGAGACTACATCTCTAGGGATAGCTTCAAATTTAATCATCCATTCCCCTCTGTAATCAGAGTCTATTTGCCCTGGGCTATTTTGCATAACCCATCCTTTTTGTGTAAAACTGCTTCTTGGTACTATAACACCTTTATAACCAATAGGAATCTCTGTAGAGAACCCTAATTTTATAGTAGCTAAATTATCTTTAACAATAACTTCTCTAGCAACAACGTCATAACAAGCTGCTTGTTTTGTACTTTTTTTTGGTAATACAGAATTAAGATCTAATTTCTTTATCTTTATCTTTATCATCTTTTGTGTATATATATTTTGATATATTAAAAGTTTCATTTTCTTCTTTCATAATGTCTGTTAATTCAGCATCATTAGATATAGAAACTTTTAAATCTTTTTCTATTTTTCTTTTTAATTTTTCATCTTTAAATAAAATTTGTTTAACTTCCAATAGAAAATTTATTGCATTTGGATTATACTTATATATATTAGAATAAAAATCTAATATTAATTCTTTACCATCTTTTTTATATTTTGAATATTTACCAAGTTTAAATTGGTTATATTCATGCATATATTCTTCTGGGAATTTAAAAATATAAAGGACTTGGTCATTCATATCTATTAAATCAACAAAATATTCATTATTGGTAATTTCATGTTCATATTTAGTGTATTCAGGAGTCTTAAATGAAAAATCATGTTGTATCATTATACAATCTTTGTATTTTCCTAAATCGTCAAATATGTAAGTATTAACTAAATTCTTGTAAAATTTCTTTTGGAAACCAACTAATTCTGATAATAACGGTAATAAATATGTTTTAGATTTATTATATCTAACTTTTCCCATTTATTACTTATCTATCTTGATGTACTCATCATACATATTAATAACACCATCACTTTCATAAATATTTTTTTTCATATTAAATATTTTATTATCGTAATGCCATTTAATTTCTTCAATTAATGTATCTAAACCTTTATAAGAGTATCCAAAATTTGTTGTAAAACCTTTTAAAGCAGCTTTATGCCACTTATCACTAATAATAAATACACATGGTATTCTTTCATAGCGTGATATATATAAAAATTTAAATGGTAGTAATTTATAACCTTTTAATTTAAACTTTTTTTTAATATGATTAAATGCTTTTTGATATATTGCTTCTTGCAAATAATATCTCCATTTTAAATAACTTGTTGTAAATTCTGAAATATCACCTTGTCCGGTTTTTAAATCAATAATTTGTACAGTTTTGTTATCATGATCTATTAATAGTTTATCAATTATACCTCTAAATTTCATATTATTATATGTTAAGGTAAATTTATATTGGTTATGATTCTCTAAATCATTAATTAAAATATGTTTTGAGTGTTTATGTGTTAACAGTATATCTGCTAGTTCATTCCCTTTAGCTAATTCTTCTGTAGTTAATAAAATTTTTGTTTTAGATTTATACTGAGCTTTAATATAATTTATAAACTCTTTATTTTCTATATAACCTATCAAGGTTTCTTCTTTAGCTCTTTTCCAGAAATTATTAGCTTCAATTATGTTTAAAATTTGTTTTTTACTAGGTATTTTATTATAGTTCTCAAGTAACAAATCGGCTAACTTTCCTAAAGTTGCGGTTGGTTTCTTACCATCAAATACAAAATACTTAGTTTTAAAAGCTGACTTATCCAATAATAAATCATCTACTAATGCGCCCATAAAAACAGCATTAGATTTAACTTTTGTTTTGTGTATTAATGCTCTAGGTCCATTTCTGTCGTAATCAGAAGCTCTACTATAACTTAATACTAATTCATCTACTTCATTTGAGCTTGTATAAAGCTCGTCCAATTCTTTATTCATATATTGTTGTTTTATACAGCAGTTAATTTTGCAATGTATAAATCTGTAAAAATATCTTCTAATTTATTAGAACATTTTAATTGTGTTTCAATTACAGAATCATTAGATGTAAAATTCTCTATTGCATTATAATAATCTACTTTTTCAGAACATTTAATTCTTAGTAAATTATATTCATGTTTCTGGGTTAATAAAACCACTTGTTTATATTCCATATCGTTAAATACAGTCATTGATAAATTTAATATTTCTTGATATAATTCTTTATTCATATTTAAAATAATTTTATATAGACACCTGGATTATCTTTATCTACAGAGTAAAAAGGTTTTTCCCTTATATTTTCTGCAGTTGGTAATTCACCATCTATTGTCATGGGTACAGGAAATACATATTTAACATTATCATCTTCAATAAAATCATGTGCTGTAAATAAATCTTGTATAATTTCAACACTATTACTAAAATCAAATAATCTTTTACTATTTCTTACCTGATGATATCCTATAAATATAGGATCACCCTTATCTTTTTTCATTTCCATAAAAGAATTTCTCAATTCTTCTATTTGATTAGGTCTGCTTTTATCTACATAACCTTTTATAATTTTTTTACCAGAATTAAAATGTTGTATACCTTTACTTCTAATATATTTAGACACAGTAGGGGAATGAAATATCCCCCTTCCGGTCTTAATTTTAGAATTTTTTAAACTTGGCACATTTCCTGATATGAAAATCATACTATTAAAAATTTCTCATAAACTTTGTTTTTAAAAACGTGGTTTTGCATAATCTGCAAAGTCACCAGATTCAATGACTTTAACGGCATCTTTGTCGCCAAAATAAATCTGAGCTTCAATTTCTTCACCATTATCCAATATTACTGGAATAGTTGTTCTTTTATACCATGAACCATCATGATTTTCAGGATCATATCCTTCTAATCTATCTACTCTTGGTAACTGAGATTCAGATACATTATACACTTCCACGCGTACGTTACTAATTTCTTCATTTTTGGTAACAAAAGGTATACCACTTGCTGTAAGTTTATACTTTTCTTTTGTTAATCCACTACTAATAAGTTTTGAATCACCTAAAACAGGGTTATTTGAATAACCCTTTCTTAATGTTCCATAAACTGCTATTTTAGCCATAATTATTTATTTTTTATAAAAATTTTCATTGTTCTATTATTATCCTGTAATTGAATTTCATCAATTTCCATAGACATATTAATATATTGACGACCTTTTTCATCAATTATTTCTATTCTAGTTACTTTTGTTGTGTTTACCATTTTATACAAAAATCTGAACCATTATTTTCTGTTATTATTTCATTAATTTCTTTAAAATGATTACAATCCCACTTATTTATTTTTTTTATATTTTGTGGGTTAGATGCTTCTAATATATAATTAGAATCCTCATTTATAAATTGTTTGAAATATTGAGCTTCTTCACCCCATAAACAATATATTATTCCGGTTCTATTAGTACTTAATGCTTTTATAATTTCTCTCGTAAAGTTTCTCCAATGTAATAAATTAGAGCCACTTTTATCCTTCTCTACAGTCATTGCTGCATATAGAGGTAGTACACCTTGGTTTGTCCAATTTTCTAAAGTAGTATCAATATTTAATCTAAAACCATTATATTGAGTTTCCTCAATCGTTTTTTCTATTTGATATGTTGCATTTTCAAAACCAACAAATATATTATCCCTTTGTGCAAATGGTATCCCTGTATTAACATTATCATTATAAGGTTCTTTTCCTAATATAACCACTCTAACTTTATAAAAATTAACCAATTGAAATGGTTTAAATATAACGTTTTTTTTTTGTGGATATAACATTCTAGATTTATAACTTTCATTAAGGAATACCATTAAATTATGCATATAAGTGGATGTTAATAATATATTTAAATAATGAGTCCATTCTTTAAAAATATCTCTATAATCTATGTCTAATTTATAAATACTTTTATTCATTATATTATAGTTCTATTATTATAGTTTTCAACAAATATATTAATTGCTGTTTGTGAGCGAGCATGTGAAGTAGACCATGTTAATATATTATCTAAAGTCCTTGTAGCTTCTCTTGAAATAGGTCTATTTAAAGTGAATCTATATATACCACCATTGTTTTCTAACTCATATTCATTTTCCCCTCCACGTACAGAACGTAATATAATTCTTCTTCTAGTAGCTCGAGTTGAAGTATTTGTTGGTTCACGCCTACTAGTTCCATAACCACGCGCAGTACCTCTTAGCATTCGTTGCACCGCTGATGGGTTTTCTGCACCAAATGATTCAAAAGTAAAACTTGGAGGTTCACCTACTAAATCATTTATAACACCTTTTTTTTTAATATAATCATTATTTATACCTTTTAAAGTTTTAAGTTCATCCTTAGTATATAATCCCTTATTAATATAAGGTTTTACTTTTTGTAATGAGCTATTACCCCATGGTATACGAGATTTATATTTAAAATCATTTTCTTCAGCTATTAAATCTCCAGAAGCTGTTTTTCTAAAAAAATATTTTTTTCTTATATCCATGTAATTAGTAATATCTCTATATAGACCAGAGCCACCATTTATATTATAAACATTACTAATAATATCATGTAATGATAATGTTGTAAATGTTTGAGGGGTTGTTAATATATCTGTTTGATGTTTAATTGTAAAATTAACAATACCTGCACAAATATACATATAGTTCATTACTTTATTTATATCAGTAGTAGGTGTATGAATTCTAAATTCAACAGTTTGTTTATTACCAAATAATAAAGGTATTAAATTAACCCAATAATACCTACTTCTAATATTCCATTTACTTCTTCCTTCTGGGTCAGATGGGTGAGAATGAACATTTTTTAATTGAGAATCTACATCTGAATAATTTTGACCCATAGATAAATATTTATATAAAATGGAAAAATTTTTACGTATATCATCTACGTTATCCATTATTGGGTCCATTAATAAAATTGTAGATTTAACATCTAAAGGTTTAGTATAATGTTTTCTTTTTATACCATAGTTATATTTTTTATGTAAAGGAAACATTTCAAAAATATTATCCTGTAAAATATATAACATTTTATATAATGCTAAAAAGAATTTTTCTGTTCTAGGTATATTACCTAAATGTAAATGAAGAGAACAATTATTATCATACTCTGTTTTATTATTTAATTCTTCTACACAATCTATAACGGTTTGTAAACCTTTATTACCTTGTAATGGTATTGTAACATACTCTAAACCTCTAATACTCCCATCTCTTAAAGGTATTAAACCTAAATTATTAGTTATAGATGGTGATATAGTACCACGCACTGTTTCAAATTCTAAACCAAAAGTTAAATCCCCTATTAAAGGACCATACTTACTAACATTATTAGTTATAGTAGGTTTATAATTTTGTTTATACATTTTAATATAATCAGTCATTATATTTCGTGAATCATAACTTAATCCACGTTTATAATCTTGATTACACTCTCCAATTTTGTAAAATTGAATAGAATCTACTTTGTTTCTATCATAATACATATTGTCATACATACTTATCATAAATCTTGTATTACTTTTCAGTAAATCATCATTTACAATATTATATGTATTTCCGTCATATCTAACTCTAGTATCATAATTGTTGCTATCCAACAAAGAAAAAGAACCTAAAATAGGCTCTTGTTCTTCATTAAATGCTACAATACCTTTGATAACATAAACGTTAGCGCTAATAACATATCTTTTTACACTATGATCATATACTAAACGACCACTATTTAATCTAATATGTTTATTTTCTTCTGGTATTAAATAGCAATCTCCAGAATTTTCAATTGTAATATCCCCTATTAAATAATAAAGATCTTTTACTTTTTTACATTCTTTTTTACTAACTTCTTTACCAGAAACTGTTGTTACTAATTTTTTCATTATCATCTTTATAACTAATCTGTTTGTTCTACTCCCATTATTTCTTGAGTCCCTATCATGAAAATATTCAATACTTCAATAGCTTTTTTAGCTTTTGGATTATCTTCAAATTTCTGTAGTTTTTCTAAATACATAGGTGTAGCTTGGAAAGATTCATTAAATATATTTTCTAATAAATTATCTAATAACTTATCCTGTTCTTTTTTAGTTTTCATTTTTTCTTCATTGACTATAGATTCCTCAACATTCTTTAATATATTACTATCTTCAAATTTAACGAGATCAATAACTTTAGGATTCTTTTTAGTACGTTGATCATTTCCATTTTCGTCAAGAAGATCTTTACATATAGACATGTTAATACAATTACCTTTATCTATAGTATATATTCTATCAGCACCCAATGGTGAAATAGTACCATTATATATTTCATTATTATAATATATAAGTTGTTTATTATTAGCTGCATCCATTATATCTATATTTATAACAGGATGTTTAGCACAAGCAGATAAAGCCATAAAATCAAATTCTCTACCTATTTTTTTCATATCTAAACATGCGTAATAATCAAAAGGTGTTTTAATATGAACACCTTTATGTAAATATTGTATATAATCTCTAATACTAACATTAAAAGGATCTCCAAATAATAAAGGTATATAATCTTTTCTTATAAACTCTTTTGAAATTGCTGGAAAATTTTTCTTAGTAAACGCCTTATTAATTAATGATTTGAAATACTGTTCAGAAGCAGTATAATCATCACCTAATTTATAGAATCCATAACCTTTAATATAAATAAACATACCATCAAGAAGAGTACCATTTCTTCTATACCGAAAGTTTTTAAAGACACTACGTTCTTTAATATCTCCAGATTTAAATACAGGTTTTTCTTTATGTATGTTAGATTCATTTTTAATCTTAACACTTGAATTTTGAGAGTTTATTTCACTGTCTAAATTCATTTGGTGTTGTGTTCCAGCAGCCTCCATAAGCCTATTATTATGATGATTACAATTACGAGGACGCGCATTTCTCCCATAGTTAGTATGTGATCTAGTATTGGGATTAGAGGCATGATTTTGCCAACGCTCCTCTCTTTTAATAACAGACGTTGTTGTCTTTTTTATAGTACCGTTTACAACTTTATAAACTCTATTATGAGGAACTGTTTCAATATCTTTTTCTATACCACCTATAGTTATTAAACTATCTTTTATTGATGAAATATACATACTGTGTTTATTCTCTTTCCAAATAAATAATGGTCTTTCTTCAAAAACACCGTCCTGTGTATAATTTTTTAATAATGATGCTCCGTGATACATATATAATGCATTAGGTTCATTAGTGTTAGTAAACATTAAAGCAGCAGCACCATTATAATCATTTAATGGTTCAAATCCTTTACTTTTATAAATACATTCTAATAATAATTCACTATCAATTTTCTCCCTTGTACTATGAACAGTAGTATGTTTATTTTCAACAACTGTTGGTGCACGCAATTCAACTTTATATTTAGGGGCTAATTCTTTATGATTTAATAATGTTCCATTGTGAACACCAATAAATTCATAACCTTCTTTTCCCCCACCAAAGCCAAAAGGATGAGCATTATCTTCGCTTTTACTACCAACACTACTTGCTCTTGTGTGCCCTATTACAACAGGATATTTTTCAGGTAAAGGATAACCTTTATTTACTACAAAATCTCTATATACTTTGTTTGCATAAGCACCTATATAAACCTCACCGTCAACAGTAACCCCACAAGAGTCAGTTCCACGCTTTTCATTTAATACACCTAGCATATCAAATTTCATTTTATTAAACTTTTTAGGGTCTTTACCAGCCCATCCGAATATTCCACACATGTTTTAATTATTTATTTATTAAACTTTCTTTTTTGATAATTTCTATTTCTTTTAATAACGATATAGATTCTTCTTTATCATTATTATCAATACAATTTTTTATTCTACTTTCCAATCTAGACAGTATACTGTTTACAGTACCTGAATTAACTAATTCAATAGCTTCCATTGTTTTATCAAAGGCCCATTTCATTAACTCGTCACTACCAATCCAGAAATTAGATAATGTTCTATATTCAACACCATATTCTTTTATTCTGAAACAACCAGCTTTACCATACATTTCTCTACGCCTATCATCAGGATCTAATGTGATAGATTCTAAACCTAAAGTCATGTCCATAGCATATATGATTTTCTCACTAATTTCTAAGTCTGGGTTTTCAAATCCAATATGGATATGACCACCCGCAGTTCTTAAACTACTTTTAGGAGAAGGCGGGTTATTAGGCTCTTTCAAATATACATTAAAATCTGGGTCACATCCAAACATTTTTGCTTGTTTTGTATTTAAATACTTTTTATCAAGCTCATTAGATGCTGATATATCTAATGTACAGTCAAATTGCTTTGCATGTAATGTAAGATAATCTAACACATAATTAATGTTATCTGTAAATTCTAAACGAGTCGCAGAAGGTGGTATATTAAACTCAACCATTACATTATCTTCTTGAACAGCATGTCCATCTACACTAATTGATTTAGGGGTATGTTTAGTACCTCCTATTAATCCTTCAGCAGAGATAATTTCATCACCTCGTTTTAAGAATATTTCTGGGTCACAACCTAATGTAACTTTGTTTACTAATTTTTTCATTTTTTTTGTGAAATTTTTGTGAAAATTTTTACTATAATAAATATGATTGTAACAATTTAGTTATAAATGTTACTGTTTCCTCTGGGCAATCATCATGTTCTGGATGACCCTGTATACACATTTGTCCTCTGCTAAATAATATTATTTCAGGTTCTAAAAATCCATGTGGTAATTTAACATCTTTATTTGCACCATTTAAATAAACATTACTGTTAAAAACTTTAGACCATGCTAATAAATCCCAATTACTAGAAGGTACATTAAAAGGAAACATCATTTGATGATGCGTTGATGATATCTCAAAATTTGCAATAATATGACTTTCTAACTTAGAACTTATTAAATGTTTTTTTTTATGATTTTCAACATGTTGAATTAATTTACCACCATTCATAACTGTTATAAATTGAGCACCTCTACAAATACCTAACATTCTAACACCTGAACCATTAAAAGAATGATATATTCTTTCTTCTTTTTTATCTCTATTAATATCAGTAACAGTATGAGCACCTTGTTGTTCTCCATATAATTTAGGGTTTACATCAGCACCCCCTGTAAAAACAATAAGATTAAATGCTCTATAAGGCATACCATCACTTGCTTTTTCTTCTGCTATATATTCAGAAAATGTAGTAACTCTAGTAATTTTATAAATTTTATTTAAAAAATCTATATATGCTTTTGATTCACCATCACTAATTAGAATTTTAATTGATTTTTTTTTTCTTGTGATTATTTCTTTCTTACTCATTATTAAACTTTTTTAACAACATTTTTGGAATCTCTTCAATATATTTTTGTTTAGTTACATCACCAAATGAAGGCGCTGAATTAATTTCAACAATAATAAATTGAGGATCACTACGTAAATTCCCTTCTTTATTTCTAGAGCCCTGGATTCTTAAATCTACAGCTCCAAAATCTAAACCTACAGAGTTTAATGCTTTTACTGATTCTTTTACAACTGTTTTCCAATTAGTTGGTCTATCAAAATCAGAGTTACTTTCTAAAATCCAAACAGAATTAGAATCATTTCTAAACCATTTAGCATTTTCAGGAGTATCCTTTTTCATCATTTTTCTACAAGTATAAAAACAACCGTCTTTATTTACATGCAATCTATATTCTCTGTTATAATTATGAAATTTTTCAAAAACATAATTTGTTAACGTTTTACCTTTACTCCAATTTTCTAAAGATTCAAGGTTATCGTGTTTTATATTACCTCGTCCTCTACTTCCAAAATTACTTTTTGAAATTATTGGAAAAGGTGTTTTATCAGTACCTACTTGTGATTGTAACTCTTGTACAATTTGAGTAATATTATTACCCCTTGTCCATATTGCAGTTACAACTTTATTATCTTTGAAACATTCTTTCATTAATAATTTACTACTACTATTTTTAATAGCAGTTACGGTATTTAACTCTACTCTTTTACCACCATTATTGATGGTATCAGGTATTTTAGTAGTTGAACCGAATCTAACTACTGATTTAAAAGGTAATAAGGGCAACTGTTTACCATTTTTACTTCTTAAATCTGAGTGAGAAGGGTGTCTACTTCTAATTTGTGGTCTAAATGCTGTTATTTTTTGCATGATAGTTATATATAATTTTTAATTCCTGTTCTTAATGAATGTTCTTTCCAATCTCCATAAATTAATTTTTTAAGTTTTGAAGTATTTTTATTATACACATATACTAATGTTCTACCAAAAGGTGTTTGTATAATTTTTCTATTGAATGTATTTTTATCAAGGTCTTTTTTACTAATGCAACCTTTTTGTGCATTTATAACCTGTTTTATAATTGAAGGTTTAACTTCATATACATCCATCACAATAGATGTTCTTCCATCTAATGTTATAGCTGGTTCATCTGATTTTAATTTAAACATAGAAAATTCAGGTTCAGTAGTATAACTACCAATATGTTTAGATTCCCCTAATTCTTTATTTAATTTTAATCCTTTCATAAAAGGACCATAAAAAGCTATTTTTGTCATTTTTTTCTAAAGAGACATGTTTATAACATTATCCCATAATTTTTTTGATTCGTATATACCATTTTTTTTTATTAGATCACTAAAATCTTTACACTTATATTGTGAAGGTATTTCTACCTGATAAAAACCAAATTCTATAGCTAATTCTTTTCCAAATTTTCTACCCCAATTTATTTCTTTATCATAATCATTATCATAAAATATTAAAATTTCATCAAATCTTGATTTTAGTTCTGTAATAATTTGTTTTTTGGGTTTTACACCCTCTGCTTGTAATGATATAGCTGGTATCCCCAACACTTCATTTATAGCCATTACATCTTTTAATGATTTAGTAATTATTAATTGACTACCTTTTTTAGGTAATTGTGCCCAACCTTGCCATACAGAACTATCATGGTTATTTAACCATTTATAATTTTTACTAAAAGGTTGATAAATTTTATATGTAGGTTTTCCATCTTTATATTCTGGAAAACAATACGCATGTTTAGATGCTAGTATTGGTTTACCATTTATAAAAATATAAGATATTTTTTCTACATTATATTTAATTAAAGTTTTTTTTGATATTCCAAAATTGTACCAGTATACATAATCTTTTAATGTAAACCCTGTTGTTTTTCTACCAATTTTGAAACTTTTAGCTGTATCTAATAAATCATCTCTGTTTTCTTTGTCAATTAAGGATATATCTCTAACAGTTTTTTTATTAATATTTCTTACAATAAATTTATGATCTATACCAAAATCTATAGCAATTTTACTCATTGCATCAAAAAAACTTAATCCAAATTTAATTTGTACAAATTTAATACAATCCCCACCACCTAATCTAAAATCATTAAAGCATACTTCACCATGTCTACTTAAAAAGTATCCAAAAGAAGGTTTCTTATCATCTAATAGAGGTGATTTTAATGCTGTATTTAATATAACATCCTTTTTTGAATAAAGTTTATATATATCAATATCAGAAATTTCTTTTAATAAACCATCTTTGCTTACATATGTAGCATTTAAATTTATTGTCATAATATTATTTTTTAATAAAAAAACAGGGGAATAATCCCCTGTCTTATTAATTATTATTATAGTGTTGTCCAATCAGTAGTTGTACCAGCAGCGGTTGGACTTGTTATATCCATTCCTGAAGCAGGTAAACTATCATCATCTGCAACAACTCTAATCATTAAATCATTAGCACCTTCCCTTAATTTAGTAGAACCGTCTTCACTAGCTCGTTCAATAAAGTTAAAATATCTAAGATTTAAATAACCTTTTTTACTTGGATAATCTTTAGTTCCATAAGTAACAAATACGTTAAATTTGGAATCACCAGCATTATCACCAATTATTTTAAAAAGTATATCGACAATACTTTTTGGAGTCATCCCAGCTGTATCAGGGTATTTGTATGTAGGTCCTACTACAGCTCGTGCTATATGTAAAACCCTACTTATTTCCCTTTTTGCAGCTACTTTAACTTGCTCCTCAGTTTGTCCATCTCTTTTTGTTGGATAATTAAACCAACCTGTTAATAATCCACCATCATTATCTTTTACAATTAATTTATAAGGTGAATTTGTTTCTGGCTCACCAGGTTTTCTAACATCAACTGATATAGTGACATTTTTTGCTACCCCTGCTGCTCCGTTATTAAAAATTGTAGTTTCCTTGAAATCTTTCCCATTTAAATCAAACATCCGTCATCATTCCGTCCATAAACCATCCTCGTTTTAATTCTTCCTACTTTATATATCCTATAAATTCTTTATAGTGATTATATAAATATTTTTGACCAATCTACTGTAATCTTACCTGATTGATCAGATTCTGCAACCACTAACTCTTTATCTTTTAAATGTTCACTTCTTGAACCTGATAATAAGTTTTGTGATGCTGCAAAATTAATTATTGTTTTATTCTCTTTTCTATAGAGATACCCAACACTGTCTACTTTTGAACAAAGAATTGAAGACATTCTACCTGTTAAGGCTAAACCTCTTTCATTCATTTCTTTGCCATTTTCTTCAACTAATTTATCTTTAACATGACCCATTATTAATAATGTATCACATATTGATTCTAAATCATTTATTGTTTGGGATAAAGCTAGTCTAGTATATCTATAACCTGCACCGTTAGGTAAATCTGTTACATCTAGACCTTTCCAATTTCGTCCCATTGTTGTATCTCTATACATCTTATTAGCTAATGGTAATACTATATCTTCTAATGCTGTTACTGTATCTATTGCTATGTATTTATAAACATAACCTTTTTTTTTCATGTTAGCATCGTTAATACTATTAATTAACTTTTTTAATGTAATAATAGGTAAACATTTGTCTATATTAGATTGATGAATCACATCATATTTTAAGGCATCAACAAAGTTGGTTCCTTCTTCTAAATCTATAATAAGACAATTGTCTAATCCTGCTAAAGCCGTAGTCTTACCCATTTTAGGTTGACTAAAGATAATCATACTTTTAGGATTAACTCTATTAGCTTTAATTTTTACTTGTGGTAATTCCATCTACATCATCATCCGTCCATCTCCATCCACTATTTTTATGTGGTTATAAATTCAGAGTATCTTATATTACAATTAACAAAACCTTGACCTTTAAAAGTACGACTAGGTCTAGTTGTAATTATATCTTTAAATCCAAATGAATAAAAGTTTTCACCATGAAAATTATCTTTCCTTATGTTTGGGCAATATATAAAACTTAATGATCTATTTTTAGTTTTTAATGTATCTTCCAATTCAATAATTTTAGTAAATATGGTATTTATTTTTGTTTCTGGATAATAGAATTTAACTAGTTTAATTATATCATCTAGTGAACGATATCTTCTTGCACCACAATGTCTACCTCCTCTAGTGTATACTGTTGTATTCTCACCTGTGGTAAATATTGTTTCTTTTATAATCTGTTCAATACTAGATACTTCAATATCTCTAAATTTAATTTTCCTACATTGAGAGTAATATTGTTCAACATCCTCTCGTGTTATTACTTCTCTTTTTGTCATTTTTTTATAATATGATTAAATTATACAAATAACCATTTCTTTTTATTTTTATTAGTAAAACGTGTTACTTTACGTTTTTTTTTACTATATATTTTTCTCTTTATCAATCCAATTGTTGTAATATGTAAATATAGTTGTCTTCTTGTGTTACTCATTTTTGTGAAATTTTTACGTTTATATTAATGTTGATAAATAAGCTCCTAGCACAAACCCAATTGTACTAGGTATAGGAAAAATATAATTCTTTCCTAAATTACTTACATATTTATTTCTATTTAGTATTCTGCTTTCTACTTGTTTGTATACAAAATACATACCTGATAATTTTAAAGCATTAGACATACTAATATCTTTTAAAAATAAAGCTACAAATGCAATTACAATACCACTAGTAACCCCAAATAAGAAGTTTACTATAACATGTTGTAATATTTCTGTCCAAGATACATCTTTAGCATCTAAAACATTTCTCTTTTTACTTAAAAATTTATTTTTCATTATAATTTTTTATATTTTCCTATTGGGAATATTTTTCTAAAATGTTTTTTGTGCATAGGATTAAACGATATTATAGGATGACCTTCTGCCATCCCTATCCAATTAGGAAACATCATTATAATCACTATAGGATTACCTTTATATTTATCATATAATTTTCTATTTAATATTGTCATTATAAATATGTTATTAATCCAAATAATATACATAAATGTAATATTTGGTCTATTGCTGTCCAATTAATCATTTGCCTTTCATTCTTACCTTTAGGTAATAACATATCTATTAAGAAATGACTAGTACCATTAAGTGTTATAATAGCTAATATTGAACCATATTCATAATTAAAATACAATAAAAGACATGTGAAAAATATAGTAAAGGGTAATATATTAATTAACATATGCTCCATTACAGCACTTAATCCCTCTATATCTCTACCCTTTCTTCTAGCAACATGTCTTGGTTGTAATACCCAATCAAATAAGAAATGAAGTATTACTAATAATATATATATCATTTTATTTGTTTTACAAAATTAATTAATTTATTTTGATTACAGTATGATGATTCATTATACTTCCATATTGAAATTACATCATTAACAGACAAGCATCTTTTATTCATTAATAAATAATTTTCAGCATTTTCTTTTTTACCAAAAATATATTTTTTATCACATAATAAACTATTAGTATTAGCTGTACTTGTGTAATAACTAGTTGCTTTATTAGCGATAACATAATACTTATTACCTTTAAACATAGGTACACCATCATTTGTTATAAATAATGGTTTTAATACTCTTTTAGCATATTTTATTAGTAAACCAGCATTTTCTTTAGTTGAATTATTCTCTCCTAACCATAACCTAATTGAATTTTTTATAATTTCAAATCTTTTTATTACTTGAGTATAACTTGGTCTATTTTTTAATACATCACCAATAGTAAATACTTCACCATCACTAAGTCTTTTAATTGAATAAATTTTCATACCAGATTTAATAAGTTTATCAACAAATTCATCTGTATAACCTTCCATTATATTTTCAATAATAGATGGTGATGTTTTTCTATTTAATGATAATATTTCATAATCTTTTTCAATCACTTCTTCCCAAAATTCTGGATGATCACTACATATTAATGTTTTATCTGGTGTGGACCAAGCAATAATATTTATATCATTTATATACCCTAGCTGCGGAGAACCAGGGTATATTTTAATTAATCTATATTTTTTCATGATTCTTTTATTTAAGCCTTCACCATTACTTCAATTGGATTTTTAACACCTATTAAATTAATTATTTGGGTTATAGCAAAAGGGCAGTTAAACTCTTCGGGGTGATATTGAAATGCTAAAATTGGTAAACTTTCATGTCTGAAAGCTTCAACAATAGTTAATACCTCACCATTTTTTTTAAATTTTTTAGCAACTAAATGTTTATGATCATGTAATGAATTACAACCTTGATATACAGCAGTGTGACCAATACCAATTAATCCATCTCCTAACTTTTTAACAGCTTGATGATGTATTGTATTAATTTTAATCTCTTCATTATCTTCTGTAATCATAGTTTGATTAGTAGATACTCTATCATCTCTATCTTGTTGATGACCAATAATATGTTGGTATAATGACCCACCAAACATTACATTTAATGATTGCATACCTCTACATATCCCTATAATAGGCTTTTTAGCATCAATAAATGCTTTTGCTATAGTCATGTCCATAAATTCATAATGGGCATTAGAACGACCTGTTGCAGGATGAGGTGCCTCCCCATATCTAATAGGGTTTACATCTGCCCCACCAGGTATTAATAATACATCACAAGTATCTACTATTTCTTTAGGATTATCACTAGGTGTTATTAATCTAGGTATTCCAAAAAGACCTACAAAATTCATATAAGCTGTTGATTGACCTACTTTTCCATTAAAACTGTCTGCGTAAATTGCTATTATTTTCATGTTTATTTTATTTATTTTATATTTTAATACTGTTTAAGCTGAATATTTAATAATTTCTCTGGTAAAAATTTTTCAGGGCATGTCAAAAAGAGTGTTTTACCCCAATCGATATATTCTGTAGCATCTTCATTACTTTTTTTACCATAATCTTTATATTGAATTTGGACATAAGGTTTTTTAATAGAATCATCTATTTTAATTCTTATGTTTTCTATATCACACTCAATATATTTATAATAATCATTAACTTTGGCAAACATTTTTACCTTGTTTTCTTTCTTTGTTGAACTATTCCAACTTGCAGCTATTAAGAAATAACTACCATTTGAAGATGTTGTTTTATGTTGATCATTTACCAATTGTCTTAATTCAAATGATTCTGTTATATAAATATCTTTTGTTGAATAATGACAAGATGTAAATAATCCTAATATTAATATTAATTTAAATAATGTTTTCATAATATTTATCTTTTAATTCCTAACTCCTCTAATGTTTTTGGTATATAATCTATTTGTTCACATGATACACCAATATACCTATCATCTTTAGTACCTTTATGTGTATCTCTAGTATTAGATATTGTTTCTTTAACTACACTATATTCATGTAAATGAGCATGTATATTTTTAGAAACCCTATATTCTAATTCTTGAGGATGTATTGGGCAATGTGTTAAGAATACACCTTTATAACGAACCATTGAAGCTACTGACTTAACATATTTTAATAATTCTGGTATATGTTTAGCTTCATCATGATTACCCAGTATTACTTTTTTAATACCATTCATTTGATCTAGATAAAAATACCACTTATCTGTGTGCATTGTTATATCCCCCATTAAATAAGTTACATCTTTTTTATGAACTACTGAATTATGTTTTTTGATTATATATTCAGCCATCTCAAAAGAATCTTTAAAACCTCTTCTTTTAGCACATGATTCATGTCCAAAATGATGATCTCCTATAAATCTTACAATACTCATTTTTTTATTTTTTTAGTTGTTTTTTTCTTTCTTTCATTAATCCCATATAAGTACCAAAAGCACCACCTCCTATGTGTCCTATAAGAGGTAGTATTTTTAGTTCTAATATTGAATCAACACCAATTGCAACAGCCACTAACCATGATACACCTATACCTATACCTGTAAGTATAGATGGTAGTACCAATAATTTACTAGTATATATTACATTTAAGGTTCTTAACCATAAAAATGCACTTTGACTAATAAATACAATTACTGCTAGTTCCAAATTTGATAAATTTTCAAACATAGTTTTAATTATTTTTTATTCTATCTCTAATTTCAAAGAGACTTACTTGATTATATAATTGTCCATCTTGGAATATTACTTTAAGTTCACCTTTAGCTTCAGATTCCCAATCTTGTTCATTTAATAGAACATACTTACCATCTGTTTCAATAACTGATAATAAACCTTTAGCTGATTTCTTAGAACCATCTCCAGTTTTAGGGTCTTTAAATATAGATTTACCTACTTTGATAATATCTGGCATTCCTGATGAACATACATTTTTAAAACATTCCTTTTTAAATTCTACATATGTAGCTTTAAAAGCTTGACCATGGCTATCTCTAGTATTAAATTGATAAGTAAAACTACCAATTCCAGCTACCCAATTAATAGAAGCAAAACCTTTATCCATTAATCTTTGGCAGATTTGATTAGCTCTATCATAAGTAATAGCATCACCATATATTAATCCTACATGTTCATCTAAAAGTTTAAAACCTTTTTCTGTTTCTGTAGTACCAAATATTTCAGATAATATTTCAATAGCACCTTTATGTTCAGGTGTATCAGGTATATTTTTATAATCACCACAAATAATATCTACTGGATTACCACTATCAGGTCTAAATACTACTTTACCATTTCTAGCCATAATAGCTTCTTTTCTCTGAGGAACTACTTCTGTTAAAAATTTCCAGAAATCAAATCCATCACAAACTATTGAAACAATACCTGTTGGAAACTTTTCTAAAATAGCATCTAAATAAGCTAATTCTTCTCCATCTTTAGGATTAAAATAAGCACATTGAACTGAATGTTCTGTTGCAGGGACACTAGTTTGTACTAAATTAAATTTATCCCAATCGTTCTGACCTGAATCATAATAATATTGAGCATCTAAATAAGATGAAACTGTATCTCCACCACTAAATGATGTATCGTGCCCTAAACCTATTGAACTTGATGCTTCCCAACCAAAGTCTCCTCTGGCACTAAAATCATGTCCTTGAAATTGAACAAAATCAGTATTACCTACTGTTTTTATTGCATAATCTTCAAATAATAATCTATAATCATTAGCTATAGTAGCTGTAGTAACTTGATGCCATATTTCAGATGACATATAAGTTTCTAAGTAATTGGTTAACCAATAACATTTTGGATCAGTATTATACATTGTCATGTATGGTACTCCAAATGGCACTTTAGAACCCTCTGGTAAACCTTTGATAACTAATGGTAAATAACCTAATTTATGTAAATAAGATAAATGATCTACAGCATATTCAGCACCAGTGAATGATGTTAATTGCTTTTTAATAAAATTCATTACATCATCATGTGGTAAGTCAAAGAAATCTTGAAATTTATCTTTCAATAATCTCACTAGTCTTTGTTGACCAAATGATATTACATAATCTTTATTAGGTCCTTTATAATGTTTACAATGTCTTGCTGTTGCATTACTATACACAGTTACTGTATTAGATGGATACATTTGTCTATGAAACAATTTATATGCGTCTAATAATAATACTATTAATCTTAAGTGTTCTCTTTTCATGTTAAAAATTATAAATTAGAAATTCAGATATATGCATTGGTTTCATCATTAAATGTTTTACATTCTCTAATGTAGCATGTGTATCATCTATTAATGTTACTTGATGTTTTTTTAATTTGTAAAATTGACGCAAATTTTCAAGCATTTCTGCTTTATGTCTACCAGAATTTACAAAATGTCTACGATCTTTTGGTATATTATAATGTTTATCTAACCATTTCATTTTTTCAATATAAGAAAATGAATTTGGTATAGCTGATAAAATATACAATTTATGTTTTGCTGGGTCTAAAGCATTTAATTTATCTATCACCATTTGTACAGGTGGTAAATATTTAAATAATTGACTGTTAACAAAATCTATTTTACCATTTATTTTAGGTAAAGTAGTTAATGCAGCTAATACACCATCCATATCTATAAAAATATGTTCATGTGTAAAAAATTCTATAACTGATATTTTATTAACTAAATTAGATAATATTTGAAATTGGGCATTTTCTTTTGCAGATTTTTCTATAATAGCTTCAACAGGAACTTTTCTTTCCCTAATTGAATTTCTTTTTAAACACACTTCAATAGGTGTTTTAATATGTATTAATTCTACATAATAACCTTTTTCTTGAAGCATTTTTATAATTCTTGTTGTATAAGAATTATTAATACCTCCACCGTCCATTATCAATTGTATTTTTTCATCTGATAATAAATTCATAACTTTTTCAGCTTTCTTAACACTCCATTCATGAAGTAAAAAAGCTTTATTTGGGTTATAATCTTTATGAGATTCCTTATATGCATCTGCTGACACAATCTTATAATCTCTTACATTATCTTCCACATTAAGCCAGGAACTTTTACCTGCTAATGGAAGACCCATTAAAATTTTTGCTTTCATTTTTTATTTATTTTTTAATCCATTTATTAAAAACTACGGGATAATTCTTAACATTATCAACACTTTTTGGTGTTTTACCACATTTACATTTTGGTATTGACATTGCAAATCGTTCTATTTTTATTATTTGTTTACAACAAGTATATAATCTTGGTTTACCATACATATTAAAACATTTTTATAATTTCTAAATTTTTAGGCATACCTTTAATTATATCAGAACCACCTTTTTCTCTAACTTCTTGATAATGATAAGTATCAAATTTACTATTAGTTGTAAATACTTTATCAAAATAATTAGTAACTGGATCATTACCTAAATCTTGTACAGTCATATGACTTACAGCTAAATAGAGTTTGCCCACGTTACAATCTTTTAACATAGTAGCTAATCCTTTAAAAGTACCACCATATACAGATATATCATCTATAATAAGGATATCTTTACCTCCAAAATTAATTCTTGGTAAATTTTGACTTAATTTAGTTTTACCATCTTTATCATAAGTACGTGACTTACTTGCAGAAGCTGTTTCCCCCTTCCAATCTAACTTTTCACAAAGTTTCATTAAAGGTTTAAATCCACCCGCATCAGAAGACATTAATATTAAACTTTCTACAAAATCTTTTTTTGAACCTTTAATATCTTTAGCACGTTTAATCATTACTCTTTTAATAAAATCACTGTTATCAATAATCTCTACATTATCCATCATAGCTTCTACTACTTCAGGATTATGTGGATGAAATATCTTGAAATTAGCGTTTATCCCATTAAGAAATTTACATACTAATTTTAAACCACTTGATTCTCCTGTATTAAATCTTCTATCTGCTTGAGCATCTAATAAATTTGGTATGATTATAGTAGGTTTATTTTTATGTACATTCCAATAAGCATCCACTGCTTGATTTAAGTGCCATAAACTTTCATAACCATTTATTCTAAATGAATTATTATGTAATCCAACAGATATATTATTTACATAACTACTCCCATCTGGGTATTTGTTTATTTCCATATTAATTTATTGTTTTATTTACCATTCTTATAAATCCTCTTATAAAACATAAGAGACTTAATATTTTCATATCAGCTCCATAAAATATAATTCCTAATGTATAAAAAGGCATTATAACAAACGATACCGCTGTTATTACTATCCAAGCTAATATTTCATATATATTCATCTTAAGTCATTTTAATTCTTAATTTTTTAATTGTTTTATGACAATACTTTATTTGGTGAATACAATCATGTATTGCATTATGTTTCTCACCAACAAATTTCATATTCTTCTTTATTTCTGGTATCATACAGCTTGTAGTTCTAACATCACGTTCTAACCAAGTATTCCAAAAGGCATTGAATGTGTATCCAATACTTTTTCTATACCAACCGTTTAATATACCAATGTCAAATCTGTTTGAATTACCCCACACTTTAATTTTTTTATTGTCTTTAAGACTATTAAAATATTTTTGGAATTCTATACCAACTTCAACATATGTATTTTTACTTTTAGATAGCTTTTGGAACAAAGTTTCATTTGTTCTGTGCCACCATGCTAATGTACCTTTATCAAATTTATACCCATTTTTTATTTGATGGTCTAAATTAATAGACATCTCAAACACATTCTTAGATATATCACCTGTATTTATATTAAAAGGTACAGCTGCTATTTGGATTATAGCACAACCAGGCTCTCTACCTGCTGTTTCTATATCCAGCATTAAATCTGTATACTTCATCTCCTACTTCAAATTTTTATCAATATATCTGTCATCCATATCTTTTCTGAATAGATGCATATATGATAGGAACATTGCATTACATAATATATGTCCAACATGTTCTATTTTACTCTCTGGGTCATTGTCTTCACCGTCTATAAACGCATTTAAATGCCTTTGTAGGCTCTCACACGTTTCAGTGATACTAACCCCTTTCTTCCAATTATTTGGGCTGTATTTCTTAGCTCCAAACATTAGTACTTTAATCATTGGTTCCATAGCTTTCCAGCTTATCAATGACCATTTTAACTTACCTTCATTAAATCTATCTCCTTGCTCCATTGTTAAAATTTATAAAAAATATGCAAAGGCTACTTAAAACCCTTGCATATTATATATTTATCTAGTAATTGTATCTACTAGCTCTTTTCCAAATCATTCTAGGGGTATTTCTATATAACCCAACGATTCTGTTTTTAAAATAATTATCTCTAATTTGCGGTGTTACCATTTATTTATCTTATTGTATTTACAAAATCATAAACTTGTTTCATATTTACTTCATCTTTTGGTAAAGGTAGCTCTTTAAAGTAATTCACTGCACCATCAAAATATAATGGGCAGATAGTACCAGCACCGCCTTCTCTACCACCTAAAATTTCTAAGAATCTAATATTATCTTTAAAAAATCTAATATCATAATCTTTGTATTCAGGTATTTCATGTCTAAAAGGATTAAATAATCCTAATATAACATCAGCATCTCTCTGGGTAAGTTTACAATCCCCTAATCCATCTAAACTAGGTTTAAGCTTGTTAGCTTTAAAATTATCTAAACTCTCTTGAGAAGATGCTTGCTGTTGTATTACTACAAGTGAATATTTATATTTGTTACGTAGTCTAATTAAATAATCTGACGATAATTTAACAATAGATGCATGTAAACCCATTTGTTTACCATCTATACTCTCCGTGGAGATTAAACTAATATGGTCAATAAAAACCATAACATATTCATCTGGATCATTTGGTTCATAATAATCATCAATCTCTTTTTCAAAGAGCTCACCTGTTTTATTATTTACAAATTCAACTTTCTTAGTATGTTGTGTTCCATTATTAACCGCATATTCTCTAACAAATTTATATATACCTGTTGGATTTCTAATATCATCAATGAATTCAACTATTTCTTCAATTTTCTCAAAATAAGGTTTATATTTCTCAATAACTTCTAATACGTTATCTGGTAATACATTATCTTCCTTGGTACTTCTTAAATCTTTAGGTGCTATTCTTATTCCCTCTTTTACATAAAGTATATTAGAGAATGCTGATAACATTTTTTGTTCTTTAGACATCTCTAAAGTAAAATAAAATATTTTTAATCTTATGTTTAAGTCGTTATCTACGACTTGTTGAATAGTATTATACAGATAAAGCCAATCAGCTATCTGCGTTTTCAATTTGTTACTTATTAAATATAGAATTGTATAGATTTTCTAAATACTCTGGTGTATATTTACCATAATTTGAAAATCTAAAGGTGTTTTTATACCTATTAGTTACTCGTTCTTCAGATACACACCAAAATTTATGTTTATGAGTATATTTGAAAAACACTATATTTTTAATATCAGGGCATCTATATGCTCTAAATTGTTGTGATACTAAGCATTCCATTAATAATGCTTCACTCACACCTTTAAATCTATATAATTTAAATAAATCTCCAAAAGTTCTTCTTGCATATATTTTATCATCATTTTTAAAAAGTTTAAATTTAAAATAATCTAAAACTACATTTCTAGGTCTACTTGGGCATTTATTATTTAAGTCCTTTATTAATTCTTCTTTATTCATTTTTTTCTATATTTAATTGGTTCAGTCATTTCTGCTGAACTCTATAATTTATAATAAAAAAATATAAAAATTAATTAATCAACACAATTTAATAACCATGTTTTAATAGTATTACCACTGTTGCTATTTATAGCTGTTTCATGAGAGTCTGTTAACTCTTCTAACCCAGTATCAACAATACTAAAACGATTATGATTTGTATTTGTAGATAACACTGCCATACAACTAGTGTTCTCTTTAATTAATTCAAAACAAGTTTTAGATATATGTGTTGTTAATTCACGTCTTTCCTCTGCATTTATAGTATTAAACCTTTGACCAAAGTTATAAATAGATGTAGAAAAAGCATTTAAATTATATATTTGATTTACACCACAACTAATCTCTGAACCACTTAAAGATAAACTGGGGCTAGCATTATAATTTCTTCTACCAACATTATATGTGATATCAAAATCATATGCACGACCTACATCCATATTAATAACAAGCGCTTCTTTAATAGAATCTAATGTTGGATTAACAACAGGTTCTTCTACTACTTCCTCAACAATTGCTTGTCTAATTTCTTCAAATAATTTCTTTGAATAAGAAGCTATTTTATTCTTATCATTTTCTATATTATACATATCTCTTGTACTCCCTAATATAATATAAGGATTACCTTTTGTTAATGCATAATTTTTAGCATTAATACAAGTTACTTGTTTTGCCATTTTAATTAATTTTTTAAATTTTTATTGTTTATATTTATAGTTCGGACTGTCTCATCAACCTAACTACACATACATGTATTGTCTCCTCCACATTTACATTCATTAGGTTGCTCATTGTCAGTCTCTACACCGTTTTGTAATTTTTTTAATATTAAATATTTAATATCCTTAAAAGGAGTATCTTTTTCAATATCCTTTTTTACTAGAGATATTAAATAACCAATATCTTTATTATCAATTGACGGCACGGGATTGTCTTTAATTTTGTCATTTTTTATGACACTTTTAACTTGCTCACTATTTTTATCGCTAGTCATTTTATTCTAGGTATTAATAAATTTCTTTGTAATTCTGCATATTTTTCAGATTTACTTACCATTAATTTAATAGTACTTATCGTTAACTTATTTTTAGAAACAGGTTTAAATAAATTATTTATATAACCATTTGTATTCAATTTGTCAATAAATTGATTCCAGCTTCTATATGTATAAAAATGATTTAGTCTATTATTTACAGGTACAACATCCATACTATTACGAATACTTGAACCACCACTTGAATAATGGGCTAATAAAATAGCATTATATGGTTTCACACCATTATCTATCAAATCAACCATTTTAACTAATATTTTCTTTAATGTTCTAGTTCTAACATACCTACATAATTTAAAAAAGATTCTTTGATTTTTATTTTTAAATTTAATTTTACTTTCAAATATAAAACTTTCTTCTTTAATATTATGCAATTGCATTATTTTATCAAATTTCTTAAATAAAGTAATTAATAAAGTACATTCTTCTTTACTACCTGTAAATTTATGAATATGGTGATTTTGATAACCATCACTACAATTCATATACATATGTATACTATATACATTACCACTACGCCATTTATTATTACACGATGATGGTATTCTAGTCATTTTTGTTAAACTTGTTGCCATTTTTTATTTTTTTAAAGAGTTTCCCCGTTAGCTAATATTTATAAATTTAATTGATCATTTCGTATATCAATTAATTGATTATACGAAATACCATCCACTCCTACTTTCTCACCAAAGTATTTTTTACTATAATTGGTGATGAAATTTTTTCTACAAGGATTATCCTTACTAAACCCACCTACAACAACAAACTTATTTACTTGGGTACACCATACTAAATAGCATCTATTATCATGATTTAATTCTGCTACTATTCTGATTACTGCGTCAATAGTTGTTATTGGAAACCTACTTCTAACGATAGAAGTTAATTCAGATATAGACCTACTTGATGATCTATTACATTGAATATTACCATTCTTGTGATATGTGTTTGGTCTTTTTTCTAAAAATTGTCTTAAGAAACTTTTTCTTGTCTTTGTTAATGGAATATCTGTTTCATTAACATAAATTATTTTCGTGATAGTTTTCATTCTTATTATTAATATTAACCTCCAAAAATATCTAATAACTTTTTTCATGTTATTTATTTAAAAGTTAGATTGTTTATTTATTTTTTTATTGATGCATATGCTTCTGGCATCACACTTCTTTCTGCAAAATTTATAAATGGTTCTACTGCTTCCGATTTTGTTTTAGATAAATCAGCTATAGCTTCTTCCATTAATCTTCCTTTTTTTTCTTCTTTGGAATTCTGAGTTTTAAGATTATTTTCTTTTGATACTTCTTTTTCTATTTTTTTTTCATTTAATACATGTTCTCCAGGATTAAAATGATATACATTTATTGTATTTTTGGAATTATTATTAACATACGAGTATTGCAATTGAAATCCTAATCTTTCAACAAAATCTTTTGCGGTACTTTGGTTATCTGTAATATGTGCAATTTTTGCAGCTCTATCAACATTTAAATGATCAAAGATAATTTTATAATCACTTATTATTAAATTTTTATATCTACAATATACACCACTACTATTCTCAAAGTTAAATAATATTTGACAACCACAACAATCTGAATGTGGTGTTTGTTTAAATAAACTTATACCCGGTCCATTATTTTTAAATATTGATAGTTTACCATTAGAATCTTTTATACGAACAAATGAGGTATCACTAATACTTATTTGACTACTTCGTGAATTTGAATTTGTTACTTTTAAATGTCTTTGATACCACGGTTCATTTAATACCATATCATTTTCATTTATTATTCTATTTATTATAACGCCATCAGATAGTTTTAAACCTTCTCGTATATGAAATGCCCATGAATATGTATATAATTCAGTTATAGGATGTTTAGAATTAGCAGGCCGACTACCTTTTTTATTATTTTGAAAAAAATAATATAGATTATTTAATTTAATTACATGACCTATTGTATATGTGCCATTAATACTTCCTTCTACATGTATCTGATCATTATCTGATAATTTTTCTAGTTCTTTCATTTTTTATAATCTTTTTTCCATATATATTACTATATACAGGGGCAAAATCTACCCACTTTACTATTCGCTGTTATAAGATAATATTTACCTTTTTCTATACCAGGTAATTCATTTTCAAATCTTGGTAAACCCCATGGTATACAATTTACCTTTCCAGATAGAATTCTATTTTTTCTATCTACTAAATTTTCATAAACTCTACTATATAATGTCTTTTTCATATATTTTTTCATACAATATTTTAAGATATTCATTTTGTGCATGAATATCATATTTTCCTTTATTGTTAATAAATTGTGCTTTATTAACTTTTCTTCTACTTAACGACGGTATAACTATATATTTTTCAGTATGATATACCGTTTTTATAAATTCTTCTAATGTTAACATAATATTAATTTATTTGAGATGTCCAATCCTTACTATTATCCATACCTATTTCATCTATATATGCTGATAATCTAGAAGATTCTTCTTTATTAATATTTTGTTTAAATATAAAATATTCTGCGTTTTGTAAAAATGTTGTATTACTATTAAATTCAAGCAAATATAAATCTGCTGCTTTTAATATATCATTAAAACTATAGCTAGGATTTTCTTTCATCCATCTAGTAAGCTTTTGCTTACATGTTTTTGGAGTACCCATAGAACCTGCTTTTAGACCTTTCCATTTATGTCTATATTCATCAATTCTATCATCTATTTCCTGGTTTATTACTCTTTTAGATTTTTTTATAATCTTCTTTTTTTTATTAAAAGATATATCAATATCAGTAATAAGAAATTCTAATAAATCCATAGATTTACTTCTAAGTATTATTATTTCTTCTGAATCTTTTTTAATTATTTTGATAAATTTATTTTCTTCTAATTTTTTTATACTTATATTTATATTTCCATTATCTTTCTTCATATAAAGATTAATAAGAAATATGAATTCTTCAACTGAAAGTTCAAATTCTTTTAATATATTAAAATTTAATATAAAACTTTCTTTCATGTTGTTATTTATATTTTTATGCTTAATATAAAGGTTCATCAATATCTTCTTCAAGCGGGACTAGACCTGTTGGTTTACCATCAGCATCTACTTCACAATATTTACACTCTGAAGATTTAAAATAACCTTTCTTTTGTGAAATAACTTCTTTACTACCAAAGCATTTCGGGCATAATTCTTTATTTTTATTCATATTAAAATATATCACTCATTTTAAGAGTGAATTTTTCTGACTCAAGTATTTTGAATTCCTTAGTATAGGCTAGTATTTCTTCAATACTAACATCTATATTAAAATATATTTTTATTTTTTGTGAAACTAAAAACGGGTTAAGGCTATCACAACTTGAGATTACTAAATTAATAATAAATTTTCTTTCTGAATATGTTATTTTATCCATTTACGATTGGATTTATTAATTTGTTAGTTTCATTATAATAATAATTATAATGTAAATCATATTCTTTTATTTTGTGAACATTATGTAATTCACATTTATAACCAGCTTCAATATTACTCTCTCTATCTTTAGGTTCAACTTGCACATCTTCAATACCATACATAAATATGTTTGTTTGAAGAGGGCTTAACAATGCTAATTTAGCAGTGTCAGTCATCATATTCTTTTCAAGAGGTGGTAATTTTTTAATTAACTGATTACCTGTTTTAGATATATAGTATCTATTTACTCTACCTAAAGGATTATCTATTATCTTTATACCATTTATAACTCGTTCATATAATTTATTGCGACCTTTTGACTTGTTACCAATACAGAAATCAAATATTCCGTAATTTTTACAATCTTTTCCAAAATTATAGTCGCCCTTGAGAGTTAAATGGTTGTTAATAGTATTTTCAATAGGTATACCATTAATAAAATAATTAGCCGCAGCTAATGATACAATTCTTTTACTATGGTTTTTATGATAGTCTCTATCTATCTCATAAGCACCTTTAAATTTAACATCACTATCAGATATAACGTTAATATAATTATTAACATCACGCATTATTAATTTTTTACATTCTTGTGCTTCCAATGCAATACCTGATAATTTTTCCATTTTTTTACATACTTCATCAACTAAGTGTTTTTCACTTCGTTTAATAATATATGCTGCACCATCTGTATTTTCAAATATTGGTTTGCAATACGATGTAGCATCTACTACCCATTCTGTTAACATAGTTAATAATAACTGACCATTGATTGTAATAGCTAATTGCCATTTAGGGTCATATAAATAAGCATATTTATCTTTACTCAAACCATATGCACTATTAAGAATAATCTTTAATACATAATTTCTAGGGTCTGATTTAGGATAAGTCTTTCTTTCTTTATAAAATCCTTCATACTTTTCACTAAATACCTTTTCTGGTATATGTTCTGGATGTAATTTGTTTTTAAATGATAAATGAGGGTAATATGAAGCAAAATCCAAATCGTAAATCATATATTCATCGTTAGATTCATATATACCTGGTTTACTAAATGAATGAAGCCCACCTTCACCATATTCTCTTTTAACACTTAAATATTCTGTTGAATATTCTAATTTGGTTGAAAAACCTTCACTGTTTTTTTTCCAAACAACATTTTTAAAATAATCTAATACTTCTATATTTTGTTTATGCTTAAAGCTAATATATGGAAATATAATATCATTGATTGGTATACGATATCTATCTGTACGCATTTTACGTAGATTTTTATAACTTACACCCATATCTTTTGATAAATATTTACCAAATACTTCTTTAGCAATCTTTGTCTCTGAAGCATTAATTAAATTAAGACCTTCTAGATTAGAATAGAATTGTCTAATAGCAATGTGTTTAGTACTTAACATAAAAAATTTATGTGTAGCATCTAAATCATTACGACAATAACTTCTTACAACGTCCATCTCTGATTCTTTGAGAATACTACCTACTGCATAAGGCAGGTCTTCTATATTGTGCATTCTCATGGCAAATTCAAGCCATTTAAGAGAGGTTCTCTTATTTTTGTTATCATAGTGCCATATTCTATACAAATCAAGCTGAGGTATTTTAACTAAATTATCCCATATACTACTATATTCTGCTTCAATAACATTTTGAACTTCCTTATAAATATCGTAAGAACTCCAATTTTTATTGTTTTTTAATATAGTATTATGTAATACTGGATAATCAAAGTTAACATTGTTAAAACCTATCAACTGTAACTTATCTTGTTCAAGGAACATCCTAAGCTCCTCAATTTCATTCATTCTATCACTAATTTCATATTCAATATACTTATTAGTACTCAAATCTTTAAAACTAGCTAAGAAAAAATTAGGATACGTTTCTAAATCGTATATATACATCATCTTCTTTCTTCATCTTCTATAATTTTAATAAAAAGCATGGGAATACTATGACTCCCATGCTAAAATAAACAATTACTATTGCAAATTACTCTTCCCCATCGGTTGAAGGTTCTTGGCTAGTACCTTCAGGATTTAAAGCATTTGCATAGTGCTGTGGTAATTCACTAATTTGTGCTATTAAACCAACTAGTTTATTAGCTTCTTGAGTGAATTCTTTCATTTTTTTGTTCTTAGCTTTTTGCATCTCAGCTTCTTGTTGTTTAATACAACGATCATAAGCTATTTTTGCTACCATTAATGCTTTAGCACCGTCTTTAAAACGTTTAGCTAATGCCTCTTCTTCTTCTTTGTAAACTTCCTGCATTAATGTAGGAACACTACTAGAATTTAATTGTTTAACAGGTTTAATGTTACCTTCTCCTTGGAAAATAGTACTTAAACCTTCCATTGCTTTACTAAAAGCATCTACAATTTTCTTTGTTTCTTTACTTTGATTGTTTTGAGAACTGTTTTCTCCTTGCACATTTTCTTTAACTTCTGACATGTTTACTAAATTTTAAATTATGATTATTAACTGTACTTACTATTGATTTCATTTGAGCTTCAAAACATAATTGTTTAAAGTCAAAATTAAGTTCATCTATACATTCATTGTATAAATCTATCTTCGCATTAGAATAATTACCACCATATTGCGATCTATTTAATTCTAATGATTCAATTACACCATCTATTACTAAACATTCAATGTTTTTCATATTTATACCTGCGCCACTAGGTTTAAATAAATTATGTTTAGCGTGACGTCTTAATAATGTGTAAAATTCACCTTTTGTTATTTCACTAACATTAAATGATAGTCTATTTTTATATGCAAATAAGCATAATGCTGGTATGACTACTCTTAATTCTATTTTAATTGCTTGTTTATTCATTGTTTATTTTTTTAGTGGACCCAGAGAGATTTGAACTCCCGACCCTCTGATTATGAGTCAGATGCTCTAACCAACTGAGCTATGGGTCCTTGATTATTAACTAACCACGCCGTTTTTAGGTGATAAACCAAAATCATGAACTAATTCTCTTTTATTTTTAGCAGCTATTGCATTAAAGATAGTAGTGATTGATTCTCTTAAATTAACATTTTTGTCTATAACAAAATTTCTAATACCTCTTTTATTCTTTCCAATTCTAGCTTCAGTAATAATTCTACCTCTAGCTTTATTAAATTGATTTTTTTTACTACATAAAGCTATTGATACTGTAGCAGTACTTTCATCTTTACTTGTTACTAACCCCATAGTAAATTTATGATTACTTCTTGTTGTTCCGTGTTTAAAAATTACATCACTCATGATATTTCTATTTTAATTGTTTAATTTAATTTATGTTCCGTATTCAAGTTTTAAATGTTCATCTAATGCAATATCTAATTGGTTATCTAAATGAGCATATTCTACATCTGTAAAAGGTTCTTTTTTATGAAGTATTGTAAAATCTTCAACCAGTATCATTACATCATCTGATGACATTGTACTCATTATTAAACGTTCTATTAATAATAAATTTGATAAATCATCAGTAGTATAATCAATATCTTTTATATAACTCATAATTATGTATTCTTTTTTTTAATGTTTTTAAAGCATTATAATATATTACATTATACATACATATTAAAACAATATTAACTTTCTTTAAAGCTTATTTAAAATGTCTTATAAGGGTATGTGAAAGCTCCTCAGCTTAACCTGTTAGGAGCACGTTCACAAAAATATTTTTAAATAGCTATACAAATAAATATATATATAATATTATATAATATATATACTATTTCTTTTGTTACTTTTCTTTGTTGGTGTTATTAGTATAAAAATAATTATACATTATAACTAAATATATTATATTACATCACGTAATAAATTGTGCCTAATATGAGCACCTAATTCATTATCATTTGGAAACTTTTTAGCTATTTGCTTTAAGCGACTTAATGATATATCTTCCTTTACTTTTGAATGAGTCTGGTGTATTTTATTTTTCTCCATTTCTTAATTATTAATTGTTTATTTTTATAAAAAATAAGGGGATAGAATTACCCCCTTATTCTACGACAGCTAAAAACACAGGTGTTTAACACCCATTATTTAAATTTATACGTTTAAAGTTATTGTTGGATCTTTTTTTTCAGGATTTAAAATATTTCTAAAATCATCAAGAACCATTGCAATTATTATTTCTCTATACTCAGGTGTCATTTCTGACCAATGAATACAATGTATTGCTCTATATATATCTAATCTATCTTGCGGTATAATAATATTAGATACTTTTGCACATTCATTAACAGTACATAAACTAAACCATTTATCTACTTTTAACATATTTTGCAAAGCATGTGCTGTAGTTTGTTTTTGTATATTAATACTATTTTGTTTTAATATATTATCTACATTATTGTATAATCTATCAAAACTATTAGATTTTATTAATTGTAATCCAAATGCTTTCATTATTAATATCTTTTAGTTCTATGTTCAAATATATTTAACTTAATTGTATTTTTAATTAATTTTGGCCTATAGTTACTTCTTGGTGCATACATTGCTTGAATACCATGTGGTAGACTATATGTAAATTTAATTGTTAACTTGTCTAAATCAATTGTAGTTATTATACCATCTTTAACATCCTTAATGAATTGTTGTGGTATAGCAGGTAAACCTCCCATTCTATCATCATTAGTGGCAACTACTTTATGTAATTGTTTATTTGACATGAATGTATTTAATCTAGATATATCTTTAGAGTTTTTAACACATTGACATAACTGATTGTTATTTTTCCAAATATAGTAATCTTTATCTATTAGTTTAGATGTAATTAAAATATAATGCAATCCGTTAATTGTTAATAACTTACAAGGTCTATTTAATTTAGTTGATTCCATTATTTTTATTTTTTAAAGGGTGAAAAAAAGTCTTAATACTAATAATATTAAGACTTTTTATAATTTGATCTTATTTTATTTTTTTTAATTATTATATATAATTACTTATACTGGATCTTTATTCCTGTACATATTGGCTAGATTTAAAAATTTATAATAAATGTTGATATTTTTTAAGGTTTTTAAAAAAATAAAGGGTAAATTACTCTACCCCTTATTATACTACTAATAAGTAGTTTTTTGCCGACCCACTTACCTCCCTTATATTATTCTGATACCGCAATACTAAGTATTATTACTAATACTAAAAGTATAATTACAAATATCATAACAGTGTAAAAAATACCACTATAATTATCTATTTTATATTCTATTTTATTAGTGGTGGGGTTTATTAATAATATATCTTTATACTTTGTTATATATGTTTTATATACAATAGTATCTTTCTGAATATAATTTAGATCTTTTCTTGATAATACATCACTATAACTTTTTACTTCTTTTGTAATTACTTGTAAATTTTTATTAACACTTTTTGTCGTTATCACATTATCAGATACTATATTACTATTTGAACATGATAATGTTGTTAATGATATAATAATAATTAATATATATTTTTTCATTGTTTATTTAATTAAAGTTCTTATTCTACTATCATCAGCTACTTTATCCCAAGCTGTTACCACAACACCATATACTTTACCACCAAAATTAAATGGTGCTATAATAATAGGATCTAATGGTTCAGGTCTTGGTGATTTAAGTTCTGGCATGTCTTTTTTTGTCTCTACAGGTTTAGCTTCATTTCCAATTTTAACAATTGATTTACCTTTAAAATCAAAATGACTTAATGGTGCTACAATATTAAAATAATTAGCTAAATTAACATCCATTATAGCTTCATGTTTACTATTTTTATCAAACATAAAATTATTTGCTTTTGGGAATGTAACACGTTCAGTCATATTTTCAGCTATTGTGCCTAAATGTGACTTAAATGATTCTAATTCATTAATGTTTTCTTCTTCAATCGCTTTATCATAAAATGATAATGATGATATAATTAAATTATATTCATTACAAATATCATTTAATACATTATAATTTACAACTACAAATGGAAAGAATAACTCAGTCAACATTGATAATGCTTGTTTCATAGCAAATGCACGTTGAGACTTTTCATTCTTTTCTTGAATCTCAGCGTTATTATACCTAACTTTCTCAATTGCTTTTTTAGTAACATTTTTAATACCAAAACTATCTAGTTTATCTTCAAAATTTGTAACTTCTTCAACTATAACAGTCTTTTTCTCTGTAACTGGTCCATTTAATAATAATACATCAGGTTTAATTTTTTGTTTTTTTACTTTATCTACGATATTCATGATAATTGTTTTTTATGTTGTTTTTTTAAATTCTTTATTCTAGTATTATATTCATTATTAATATAACAATATTTAACAATACTTTTTCTTATATTTAAAGCACCGTTCCATCCATTTCTGGCACTATAATCTTCTACGGCATTAAAATTTAACAAAACCAGTCCTATAAATCCTATTATACCAAAGACTATAACACTTGTATCTATCCAACCCTTACTAATTTCAGTTGTTGGAAGCCATGCTAAATAGTTATAATATGCAAAAAATATTATTAAATGTATTAATACATGTATAATAACAGAAACAACTGTTCCTTTTTGTAAAGCATTTAACATATCTTGGCTAAAACTATAATTTCTAGAATTTTGACTTTCTATTTTACAACAATTAAGTGAGTCAACTATTGTACATATACCAACGAATGTAAATATCCCACTAAATACATATAATATTATTTTTAACCCTTCTAAGTTTTCTACTGTCATAATTATATAGTTTAAATTAAATTCATTATTTCTTTAATAGCATACCATTCTGGTACAAATATATGTGTTAACGCAGTAGATAACGTTAATAAACCAATTATAAATATAATTCCGCCCACTATTAAATATATAAAACCATATGTATTATTTTCAGTAATGTATTCTTTTGGTAATTCTTTTACGTATCTTATTTTTTTAAAACGTATTGTAGATAATATTAATAATATAATACCTATTATAAATGGTAATAAATATGCAACACCTTCAATGAATTTTAATTTAACTATAATAGCAAATCCTTCTTCTGCCATTGGTGTTACTTTATCAATAGTATTATTAAAACCATCGATTATTTTATCGGAATATTTATCTATAATCCTTTCAGTTTGTGTTGTTGTAATATCGTTTTTCTTTTCTTGAGCATTTAATGTTAACCCAAGTATTACAAATATTGTAAATAGTAATTGTTTCATTTTTTTTAATTTAAATTTATACTGTCTCTTAAAATAATTATAATAATCCATATATTAAATATAGGGATTATACTAAATATAATAGCAAAGATAAATGTTTTTTTATCATATCCATATTGGAACTTTTTTATTGTACACATTAATAATATTTATC